TATGACCCTAAACCTGATGGTGATGCTACTAATACAGCTGATACATCAGTTGCTACATCAGCTGTTGCTGCTGAGTTAAATGCTTCTAACTTGAAAGAAGGGGTTGAACCAGTTATTCAGGTTGCTCGTCATGTTCCTCCACCACCTCCTCCATTTGCTGCTCCACAGATGAAATATGACCCTAAACCTGATGGTGATGCTACTAATACAGCTGATACATCAGTTGCTACATCAGCTGTTGCTGCTGAGTTAAATGCTTCTAACTTGAAAGAAGGGGTTGAACCAGTTATTCAGGTTGCTCATCATGTTCCTCCACCACCTCCTCCATTTGCTGCTCCACAGATGAAATATGATCCTAAACCTGATGCTGATGCTACTAAATTGAAAGAAGGGGTTGAACCAGTTATTCAGGTTGCTCGTCATGTTCCTCCACCACCTCCTCCATTTGCTGCTCCACAGATGAAATATGACCCTAAACCTGATGTTGATAAAAAGAATCCAATAGAATATAGTTCTGTTCCTTCTGTTGTTCGTCATGTTCCTCCGGCACCATTTGCTGCTCCACAGATGAAATATGACCCTAAACCTGATGCTGATAAAAAGAATCCAATAGAATATAGTTCTGTTCCTTCTGTTGTTCGTCATGTTCCTCCGGCACCATTTGCTGCTCCACAGATGAAATATGACCCTAAACCGGATTCTGATAAAAAGAATCCAATAGAATATAGTTCTGTTCCTTCTGTTGTTCGTCATGTTCCTCCAGCACCATTTGCTGCTCCACAGATGAAATATGACCCTAAACCGGATAGTGGTATACCAAAAACTAAAGCAAGTGATGAAATTCCGGGTTTTCCAGTTGCTCAACATGTTACTCCGCCACCACCTCCTTTCGCTCCTCCATCTCAAATAAATATTTCTGCGAGTCAAGAGAAGGCTGCTGCTGCTGCTGCTTCTGCTGCTGCTGCTTCTGCTGCTTCTGCTGCTGCTGCTCCCCCTCATCCCCCCCCTCCTCCTCCTTCCGCTGCTGCTGCGAAGGCTTCTGCTAAGAATAACATGGATTCTTTGAATGAAGCTTTTGATTCCGCTGTAGCTGTTCTTACTAATGCAACTGAGTTTCAGCTACTTATGATACTTATTGAAAGTGCTCATTCTAACGAAAAAAATGCTGAAGAACAAATGAGGCTGTATCAAGAACAAAAAGAGAAATTTGATTTAGCGGTTAAAGATTTAGATGTTACTGCTGCTCATGATGCCACTGATGCTGCTCAGAGGCCGGTTATAGAAATGAAAAAAAATCTAGATGATCTGAAATTAAAAATACAACAATCACAGGAATTGTTTAATAAGGTTAACAAAAACAAAGAAGCAGTAATGACTGCTGCTACTAATCTTGTTAATGCTGTTAATCCTCTCATTGATTCGGCAGAAACGGAGTCTGATTTGAAAGATGAAGCAAACGGTTATAAAGATAAAGTTACAAAATGGATTGAATCTGCAGTTGATCTTCCTGGTGTCGAGAATACCCGATTGAGCCCAATGCGTGATGTTCTAGAAAAGATTACAAGTCAATACAGTATTGTTTCTGGGGAAAATCAAGCCATTTTGTATAAGTTACAGGAAGTAGAAGCTGCTGAAGCCAAGGCCGCTGCTGAAGCCAATGCTGCTGCTGAAGCAAAAGCTGCGGCAGAGGCAAAAGCCGCTGCTGAAAATAATGAATTTTTAGAAAAACTCAAAAAATCACTAACTGACGCTGTTGATTTGTTTACACCTATCATGAATGAAAATCCAAATTTCGAAAGACTAGAACCAGTACCAGATTTTGTTTTATATGGATCTCCTCCTACTGCGAATTTAAAAAGGACGGTACAAACTGTAATTGAACCACTGATTAACTCGGTGGCTACGTTAATCACAAATAATATGGAAGAGAAAATCATAGCACAAGATAAAATGTTCAATGATACTAAAACCAAAGCAACTGCCATGGGGCCTAAAATAGATCTTTGTGATGATGAATCAATAAAAGATAATGTAAATGATCAAATTCAAAAACAAATGAAAAATATTGATGAATGCAAACAACAATCAAAGAATTTGATTTTGCTTAAAAGTAGAAAGTTAGATGAAGTCAAAAAGCTTATAAAATATACTACAGATCTTATACCTGATGAATCTCATGACATTTCAAAACGAGAATCTATATTAACTCAATTTAAGTTAATAAACACTTCATGTGAAAGTCTTTTGCAAGAATATCATAGTAGCATAACAGAAATAGATAAAACGTTTAAAAAATGTGAAGAATTGTGTAAAATATTTGTGGAAAATAATATACCCGAAATTGAACAACAAATTATAATATGTATTCGCGCCAAGATAAAAATCAAACTGGACAATGCGACAATTAAAATAGTTCCGATTAAACATAAATTAACTATGCCAGATGAAGAGTTTCCAACGCAGATTAATAAAGGTACTGAATTTATAAAAGAAATAAAATCATTATTACTCCCCTCCTAACGTATTGATCACGATAAGTATTCATTTAGGTCGTATGAAATTCTTATATTTATATCCTTGATAAATATAAGTAAATAGTCGATGGACATTATACACCTAGGCCCGACATTTGATCGGGATGTATTTAATAGAGAATTAGATCCATTATCGAAAATACATGAAACAATAAATACTGTTGATTTTGAAAGTTTAAAAAAAACGGTTGAATTATTAAATGAATTGTATAATAGGTTGAGTAATAAAAATAGTACACTAGATGAAGAAATTAAACGTCTTAAGAAGGTAAATGAATTTGAAAGTGAAATCGACAAATTTATATTGGACTACAATACTGCTTACACTAGTATAAATGAAAATAATATATTTCTCGAAGAGCTGCTTGGAAAAATAAATACTCAAAGGTTCGCGGTTGAAGCATTCGAAAAAAAGAAACAAGCTGAACAGGCTAGACTGGCGGAGGAACAACTAAGATTAAAACGAGAGGCTGCTGAAGCATTGGCTTCTGCAAAAATACAACTAAGAGGCAATATTGTTTCATTAGAACAACTAAAAGATCAAATAAATCAAAAAAATAGAATTAATTATAATGAATTGTTTAATAGTCAAAGGGATCTTATAAATGAAATATTGAAACGCATAAAAAAAATACCGGATAGTCTAGAAAAAAAAATCAAGGATAGTGTACAAGAAAAATTCGATAGTATTGAGAAAGATACAACAGTTTTTCTTAATGAACGTAAGATTGAACTTGATGATATAAATAGGGCTCGTGATCAAAAAAAAGGTGAGTTAACAAACCAAATTGACGACAAAATCGATAAACTACAAGCGCTAGTTGATAATGATGCGGTCGAAATCAGCGCAATCACTGACGTTCTTGACCATAACTTCGATACAAGTGAAATTGATAGTTTAGATAAACAAGAAAATGCATTAATGGGTTCAATGACTGCAATGATTCGTAGTTTGAATGAACAAGAAGACGGACTGAAACGTAAAATCCAAGAAGAAATTATAAAAAAGGCTATCGATGAAAAAAATACAAGTTTTGATAAAGAAGGACAAAAAATAAAATATAAATTAGAACAGTTACAAAAAATTAAAGTTATTATTGATGACAGTCGCTCTACGTCAGACCAAATAATTAATGCTTTCAAACAGATAACCCCTACAACACCCGAATATTGCAAAGGTATATTGGTACAATTAAAACGTATTATAGATAATCTAGAACTTTTAAAACAGGAACAGATTGAAAATAGAATTAGTACTACTGAATTAGATGAAAATATTAGTAATAAACGTGAAGAATTGTTAATTTTCGAGACGAATGTTAGTGACATATTGAGCATATACGAGCAAGTAAAGGCTGCTGCGGGTAAGGCAGAGGCTGTGGCTAAGGCAGCTGCTGCGGGTAAGGCAGAGGCTGTGGCTAAGGCAGATGCTGTGGCTAAGGCAGAGGCTGTGGCTAAGGCAGAGGCTGTGGCTGCTGCGAATGGCGATGCTGGTGCCAGTAAATCTCCCCCTATTCAAGCATTTATAAATCAAAAAGAACCTGATAAACTAGAACAGATCGAAACCCCAAGAAGTGAAGCAGACGAAGTATCGGAAATATTATCAGAAATTTATATTCCAACTACAGATGGTAAACATATTGTAATTGTTACCATTCCAGATTCACCGGCCGAGCAAAAGGAAGAGAGTTATGATAATTTACTATTGGATAGTGCATCCGGCGATGAATTTAAAGGTGCATCCGGCGATGAAGTTGGAGGTGGATCTCGTAGAATACAGCGTGGCGGTGCGGGTTTACCAAAAGGCGCTAAAATGTATCAACTTAAAGGAGATAATCCAGAATTGGTTCCATTTTTAACTGGTATGGATGTTAGTACATTATTTGAGTCATTAAAAAAACCAGAGGTTTTTAAGAAATTAAAAATAAATGCAACAGTCGTGAAAGAAACAAAATTACAAGAAGAATATACAGCGATCAAAGGTGAATTAATTCGTAATAATGGTGAACGACTACAAATTAGTAGGAAAGCGGTTTATCAACCATCGATGGGGTATCTGATGTTTATACTTGATGAGTTGTTACCACAAAGACAGACTATATCTCATGTTAACATGCAACGAGATTTATGGAATTGGATGACGCAGGCCTCTTGTAGTACAGTCGTGCCCAAGTTGCCGCAGACGCTTACACCGGCGGATTTTCAGACGATAGTTGGATGGTCAATTCAAAGTCAAAATCATTTTTTAACTAATTTCTTTACTAAAATTTCTACTCTTGCGACAGAAACGAAGCGAAAAAAAGGGTCAGGTAGTGATTGGGTATATAAAAAATGTAATTTTATTTTCGATAATAAAAATGTTCCCATCGGCAAAACAAATATATATCAATTTCAACTCAACTGGATTATTTTAATTGCTTTTAATTGTGCTGATGTAGAATTTTTAGACACACGTGCGATTGAAATTGAAAAATTACAAAATGTCAGTAATTTCATTAAAAAACTTTACATATTCTTTATATCTTGGTTTAAGAACCCGCAATCAGAAGAGTATAAATCGTTATTTACAACAAATGTTGGTAAAGGAACAACATATTTTAAAGAATATTATAAAAAACATACTGTCGACAATTTGATTATTAATGACCGTTTTATAGAATTAATACAAAAGAAGATATTTGAGTTGGGTGATAGCATCCATTTACCTATTGAAATAATCAAATCTGATAGAAAGAAAGCTACATTTTCCGTAGTTCTTCAACAACAATCATCATCGGACAGTGAAGAACAATCAGAATCAGAATTATCAGGATCAGATTTAGATTTTGTACCATCAGGTTCATCCTTATTGTCATTGGATAGTACACCAAATAGTCCAACGACACCGCGACCTGCGTCTGCAGTTAAATTACTGCCACCAACAACACCACGAACTTCAACGGCCCAACAACTAGAAATGGTGAAACAAGAAGTTTTATCACCAACGTCACCGCCACCTATTTCTGCTGCAAACCGAAGGCCAGTATCATCATCAGATCAATTGGCATCATTGAAACCCTCATTACCTCCACTTAAATTACCACCATCAGGTTCACCATCAGGTTCACCGCCGGTTTCACCGCCAAGTAAACCACGAGACGACAATCTGATTTCACAACGAAGACCAAAAACATCAGTTTCACCATCACCGCCAGATTCATCACTATCATCATTATTAGCAGTAGCGCCACTTTCACCACGAGACAACACTGCACCACGAAAAATAGCAACACTACGACCATTTACATCAGAAACCACGCCAAAATTAATACCAAGAGGAAACAAAGTTGCACCTGCACCACAGTCTACAGATTCATTCCCACCAATAGATCCTTATGATACTTCCAATGTAAGTAGCGATAACCCGGCAAACCAGAGAGAACAACGACTACCGACAAGGGGTGATATATTACTTGAAAAGATTAGAAGAAATGACAGCAAAATTGAGACACACGGCGACGTAAGGGGGGAGTCTGGTTACACTACGGCAGCAAAAGGCATACTAGAAGAACGACGCATACCCGCCACTTCTGTTCAGTCAAAACCACCAGTACAAACATCGGGTGTTAGACCATTGTATCCAGCGTCATTTTCTAAAAATTTAAACCGTACATCACGTGACCAATCCTTTATTAGAAGACCGAAAAAATCAGAGTTAGCGGGCGGTGGTTCCCACACCCGAAAGAAACCTCGTATGAAATCCAAAATCAAAAATACCAGACGTAGAATTACAAAAGAAAAACTACGTAAGACAATAAAAAGAAACCGCGGCAGAAGCAAGAGAAATAAAACAGAAATCAAAAAAGCACGACCAGCTTCCGCCCCTGCTTCGGTTGGTTCGAAATCTTCGAATGATAATACTCTTCAATGATCTTACAATAATCAAGTGTTATTGTTGTTGCGTGTGTATTTGTCTCATTATCACTGTCAAACCCTTCTGTTCCACTTTCGCCGTATTCTTCGTTCGATGTTGTTATTACAAGCGCGGGTGCATGTAGAACAGCATGTATCTTTATAACATGCAGTGTCATTTCTTTATGATTGTTCCATAAATCAATGACGCATGATACTTCACGCATCGTTTCGTAGGTGGTATGGCTCGAATGTGGGATGTAATAGCATTCATCCACTCGCGGAAAAAATAATGGCGCAGATGAATCGTTATGATATTTCACGAGATGATTTGCTCGATTAGCTGTATCGGTCAATGATTGTACAACCTTGCTTTCAAGAAGGCCCCGTACCACTTCGATCACTACGTTATTCTTCGCAAGGTTGGTGCGGATAATATCTGCAAGGTACATTGAATTCGATGAAGGTGTCACTGAAACATCCGTAAATACAACCACGACTTTTGATTCCGGTGTCGGGAGCGGGATCGTTGTGCGCCAGACGTCACGTGACCATTCTCGTTCTGGGCGGTCTATGGTGTCGTTTCGCGCCAAGATCGCCGGATATATGTGAGGTTGGACGCCATGTTTGTTCATTTGACAATACAAACTGTGTGTATCTTTTGGGAAACAGGTCCCCCCAAACCCGCGGCGCCCATCCGGGCCTGGGACTTGAAAATGCGACGTTCCCATCCGTTGGTCCTTTTTTGCCAGACCCGCGACAGTATTGTAATCCGTTTGTGTTGCACCGCAAAAATCATAGAATTCATTCATTAGACTTACCTTCGCTGAAAGAAAACAGTTCTTCATGAGTTTCAGCATCTCTGCTTCATTTGTATCGCAAAATGTGATAACTGACGAATCGATTGCGCTGTTCTTATAACTACGATTGATGAGCTTGGTTATGCGTTTCTTAAATTCTTCGCGTCGCAATTCTGATACAGCCATTACCGATGTGTTTGCGGATTCAGATGTCATTGACGCCGTCATTGTTGCGCATGAATTCATAGGTATTCCAACCACCCACTCTTTCGTGCTTCGAAAATCATTTTCCCACTTTGCTTCTGTAAGAAATTCGGGCATAAAATAGCACCCATGTTTTGCCGCGAACCCAACGGGGATCGTACTGCGAATAATCTTGAATGGATTGTTGCATCGGGCAATTGTATCTTCTAGTATTTTCGTATAACATGAACCGTCGTGATGAAGTGGTGTTGGAAGACAAAAGAACAGGAGATCACATTCTCTGTCAAGTTCTTCTAGTGTGATACCTGGTGGTTGACATGCTTCGGGGCGTATATCATAAATATATACAGTGATGGGCTTGAATAAAAATCGTTTGAAAAACGGAAGTGTTATTTTTTCGCCGTTTTGCGTTGTCATGGATATCTTCTCTGACTTTGGTTTCGCTGGAGTGGTGGCTGTATCTGGAAGAATTTCATATCTCTCTGTTTTATCATTTTCGTCTTTTGCAAAATAGTTCTTTGCGAAGATCTGGGTCGCTTTACCAACAAAGCCGTTTCCAACAATTCCAATTTTCATAATGTATTGTATTATTCTGTAATCAATATTAGTAATGGTTATTTAATATTGATTTATATGCGTTATATTTGTGGTATTTCCTCTTCCTCTTCCTCTTCCTCTTCCTCTTCCTCTTCCTCTTCCTCTTCCTCTTCCTCTTCCTCTTCCTCTTCCTCTTCCTCTTCCTCGGCGTCGTCGTCGAGTTCGGATTCACTATCCGGTTCATCCAGTTTGATATTGAATATTTCAACCACCATATCCGTCATATATTGCATATAGCTCATTTTTGTTCCAAGTCGGGTTCCGATCGAATCCATAATCGCCACAGTGATAAACAGGCGGTACAGTGACCTTTTAAACATCAATCCATAGTTATTAAGGATGTAGTTGATTTCATAGATTTCAGATACACCGAAGAACTTTATCTCTGGTGTCGTATATGCAATAAGAACACGTTTCAGTTCTTCATGAAGATTGTCGTATCTCTCCGTATTCTTTTGAGGAACGACCGACAAAGCATCCATATTACCTGTTGAAGCATTCACTATATTTATTGGTTCTGATAGTTCACAACTCACAATAATATCTACGATCTTCTCGAATTTTCTCTGATACATAAGTTTTAATGATCTGAACAATAATTCTTGATCAACGCGGGATAAACGACCAATAATACCGAAATCGAGAATACCGATTTTATAAATGGTTTTAAAGGTGTCATCCGTCGGATTGTGTCGTTGCTCTTTGATGAACAAAATATTACCTGGGTGTAGATCGCCATGATAAATAGAACTGCAGAATGCGGCGTTTGCATTGAATGCCGCTAGCACCTTTCCGAATTGATCATAATCATCCGGGTCAATCTCAGTTATTTTCATTCCATCGAGGTATTCCATAACTACCACATCTGGGTTTATTTGTTCAGTGTAATCATGGTAAGGTTTCGGTATTCTGACAAATTCATAGTTCTTCCAACGGTTGTAATATGTAGTAATGTTCGCTAATTCTTTACGGAAACATACCTGGTCATTCAAGCAAACGATGTTTTGAAGAATCAGATTCTCGACATTCAATGTTCGCAAATATGGAAAATATTTGGTGATCTTTGCAAACATAACAAGGTTATTCATGGATGAATTGAAGTTTTTACTGATGTTTTTTCGAAGGTATTTAATGACAACCGGTGTGTCGTCATTTGGACCAATGTATGCCTTAAAAATAAGTGACATCAATCCTGATTTAATCGGTGTATAATTATTCACGATACGGAGTTGTTTGTAGGGATGACATTCAGTAGATCGATCCTCTAATTCTTTAAGTTCATCAATGTCATATTCATCCGGCGTATATTTCACATTATCTGTATATTCACTGAAGAATTGGTTGAGTTCCGTAGATACAATATTACGATTGGTTGCGAAAGCCTGGAAAATCTTGACATACATCATATTCATTGCTGCAAGACGTTTGCTTACATTGATAATCGCGTTATTTCGGGTTTTCCAGTGAATCTTATATTTTATAAACTCTGAAAAGCAGATATAACATGATGACATTGTAAACCATAATGCGCGGAAGAAGTCGCAAATCGACATTTTGTTATAGTATTCTTTTGTGCGTTCGATGTAATCATCATAGGCAGCTTGGTCAGTTTGGTCGTCTTCAACCTGGTCATTTTGTGTTGTATTCATTTGCTCTTTTTCGCATTGTATATATTCATTTAACAAGTCATCCATGACGCTTGTCTTTTATGCTTGACGTATAAGTATATAATATCTATTATTCTAATACATATTACGCTAAAGATTATTGTTTATTATAATTATTTATTATCGCAAGCTTTCTATCGCGACTTTCAATCTCAAATACATTTTTTTAATTAGAATACCGATTGCATTTTCCATCGCCACAGTCAGTTCCGATTCATTATCGGGTTTAAGTTTGAACATATGGAGTACCTGTATACTCGAAACCGGTGATGAGGTAACACTGGCTTCCTGGTAAATGTATTTTTGAATATAAAGCGGGTATTCTAAAAGTTTGTATTTTTGCTGGACAAGATCGGTATGGTATTCATAGGGTACACTCTTGCTTGTAAAAATGATCTCAGTATTTCCATTAGTTGCGAATCTCTTTGCGATTTTAGTATTGACATACATGTATGTCTTAAGTCCGCCTAAATCCCCGCCAATATCTCGGAATTGGTATAAAATATTATGTTCAGATGGATCTGTGGGGTGAGGATGAATATCAATGACATCAATAATGTCTTTATTCACTTCGTGAAGTAATTTATGAAGATTCACATTGATAAGTGAGACAATATTAAAGTGTTGATTATTATAGTTGTATTCTAGTGTAAATAGTTTCATTTCAGGGTTTTTACCAAGTCTCATGTCATTCTGAGTACATATTGGCTTGAATTGCGTTGGCGTAGACATTATGGCACTTGTGGCACTTGTGTAGGTACTATTATTTATAGTGACATAATGTTTATATGCTTTAGAGGTCCATACTGACAGTATTCTTCTCTGATCTGGGCCTTCGCTTCGATTTATGAGCAGTGGAATCTTGAGGAATATCGCCTAAACTAGATAAATTGATTACCGTTGAATCTAGTGAAATATCATCACCGCCAGAACCCATTGATCCTGTCATTCCAGAGAGAATGTTTTGCAGTGTACTATTTCCTTGATCTTGTTGGGCTGCGCTGCCGCCGCCTCCGCCTGATGCTTGAATATTAATTGTCTTCGTCTTCAGTCTAGACATCATATCCGAAACATCCGTGGATGGTCCTTTCATCTCCGGACGACGTGATTTTGGATCCGACATCGATGGCATCTGCATCGACATTGACATCGACATCGGAGTTGGCATTGCTGTTGCACCTGGTCGAACTGGTGGAGGTTGGGCAACTGGTCCCTTTGTCGCAATCGGTGGAGGAGGAGGACGCTGTTGTGCATAAGGAGGGGGGTCATTATTTCGTCCCATGCTACCATTTCCGCCAATAATATCGCTCATAAAATTACTAAAGCCGGATCCTCTACCGCTGCCCCCACCACCACCGCCTCCGCCTCCGCCTCCTGCTCCACCAGGGCCACCACCCATATTATTCGACATTGACGAAACGGCTGCTTGTGTGAACTGCTGCATGAGTTCTGGGTTCTGTCGCATGATGTCATCCATACCAGGGAGAGCCGACTTGAACATTGTATTCGTCATATGAAGCATGATTGCGCTTCCGCCTAGCTGAAAAAGGAGCTTCAACTCTGGCGACATCTTCGCCTTGGACTTGTATTTCTCGTGAAGTTCACCGAAAATCTCATCGTACTCGGTAAGATTTTCGTTCACTTGTTCTGACCAACCATCCAGTTTAAGATCGAAGGGATCAAACTTGTTATTCAAGAACTCGAGACCAGTAATACAAGCGAGAAGCATCTTTCCTTGGAATTTTGTGCTATTCAGGCGTTCGCGCTCTTCCATCTGAGTATCATATTCACCCTTCATCTCTGCATAAGAAGAGTCCATCGAATACCGTTTGGTAAGTTGCACTCCCTTCTGTTCCAGTTCCTCCAACTTGCGAAGAAGCTTGAACTTCTCTTTCAACATCTCTTCTTTGGAGAGCTGAGGTGTAGGATCAATATTTGCATCAGGATCAAGTGGGATATTATTGAATTTGCCATATCCATCCCATGTTCGATTATCTCCATCAGTGTTTGATGTTGACTGTCCTAAATTGATCCCACCATCATTTCCGCCACTATTGCCATTGTCACCATCTGACTTTGTCAAATTGAAAATTCCACTCAAAAAACCTCCGCCTCCTTCTCTGCCACCGCCGCCACCGTTGTCACCGTCGCTACGCTTTGATACGTTACTCAGGTCGTTTAGTTCATTCTCAAGTGCAGTGAGTTCACTTAAATCAATATCTCCTGCACCACCGCCGCTATTCTTTCGGTCATTATCTTTGAACTTGTTATTCATGAGTAATTCAATCCCGCCGCCAAAACCACCGCTGCCGCCGCCACTGTTGCCACCACCCGATTTACTACCACCAAACGTAAATGTCGGCATCGTATCCAATGCCCCTAAATCAATTTCTTCAGCCATCGTATTCTATGATATGGAGTATAATACAACTACGAAAAGAATCTTTATACTGAAATTGTATGAATAAAAGATATACTTTTATATTTCATTCATACCGCATTAGTTTCCATCTGTCATAGTCGTCTTCAATAAATGAACCCGCCACAAACCTTGTAAAAAGCAATCTGCAAGATCGTCTTTCTTCTTGTGATTTTCGAAAACGGGTATCCATTTTGCATAATCTGAATTACGTTTTCGAGAGATTTCGCCGAGTGATCGGCAAACTGCGATACCCGACTTCTTACGGTCAGCATATGTTGAAGCATCAACACATATGGTGTCATTATTTGTGAGATCTAAGCTCGTATCCGTAAATAGTTTTAGTTTACATGACGCCGAAATGAACTCGATTCTTTGAACATTTTTCATAATGAAATACTGCGTGATCATACCCTGAAGCGTCTTCATCCGTGATGCGAGTGTACTGATTTGATTCTCAATGATCATCATATCGATTGGCGCCGATGCCGACGGCGAGTACAATATCGCGTCAAGATGTTTCATCATATTACGCCCATAGGTAATCAGATCCAGGTCATGTGCATACGTATAATTCGCCTTCTTGGGTTTCTGTGGCGGTACAGTTCCAGCAAGATAACTTGAATACTTACTTTCATCAAACGGCTCCATATAATCTCTCGAAAGCGTTGTTGTAATTTCTTCTATCAGGTCTGCTTTCCGAAGTTTTAGATTGGTTGCGGCTTCTGGTTGTCCGTTGTTGTTGGCGTTTTGATTTGACGACGTCGAGAGATTTGCCTTAATATCCATAAGTTCACCTAGTTTTTTCTTTGTCAAGAGCTCTGGTTTACGCTTAATCGGTAAAATCTCTCGAGTAGGTATTTTATATTTGGATTTTTCAGAACATTTGGAGCAATAAATGAATGGTAGAGTACCGGATCCCGACGTCGGTAAATACATCCATTTCGCTAATTTTCCGTCATTAATACATGTCCGTTTCGGTGCAGGTGGGGCAGAATCTGTAGTTACTGTATCCGAGAGATTGGGTTCAAATCGTAAATCAATCACATCCCATCTCTCGATTTGTATCTCGTGAATCAAATCTGAGGGTGTTACACCAGTGCCAGTGCTATTGACATGATCTGGAATTCGAAACAAACAATACGCTAGATTTTTCATACCTACATCAAAACTGATGATACGCATCTTTGTAATGATTGTGAATATAACAATGATTACAAAGTAAGGTTTATATAGATTCGTTGTGTATTTATTACTGTTTACCGTGAGACTGTTGTTCTCTAGCCTTTTGCTGGCGCTGGAATTCGAGTACTTGTTCTTGTGTGATTTCTGGTGCGATCATTCTGGATTGAAGTGCCTCTCTCGAGAGATACGTGTCTTTAAGATCACTCTGAACATACCCGAATGGTTCTCGTTCATCCATTACAGAAGCATACATGAATGGTACGTTACGCTGATTTTCCTGTTCATATGCATTCACCTCAAATGAACCATGGCCGGATGTATTCACAGCATCAATCTTGTTGAGTGTCATAATTTGGTCAGCATTTGTCGTTAAAAAACGGCGATAATCCCAGTTCGTTTTAATGTTTTCAGCACGACGGATCGATTCATTCACTGCATTTCCAGGTTGCCATCCAGAAAAATTGCGCCCATCATTCATGAGTGGTGGAAAATCAAAGTAAACATTATGACTTGAACTAAAATTCTTGGCCCAATGAGGTTGCGAATAGGACATTATACGTGTTTATTATGTATATATTAGAATAAAAATAAGTGGATACATGTTAAACCGACGCAGTTTGTAATGCATACACTAACTCCGCTTTCTTGAGTTTTTGTATTTCAGTGTGTTTTTCTGGATGCTGTTTGTATTTTTCCTTAAGCAGTTGTCGTAGTTCTGGTACAGACATATTTGTATATGATGTACTTGTAGTGGCTGGTGCTGTGGCTGGTGCTGTGGCTGGTGCTGTGGCTGGTGCTGTGGCTGGTGCTGTGGCTGGTGCTGTGGCTGGTGCTGTGGCTGGTTCTGTGGCTGGTTCTGTGGCTGGTTCTGTGGCTGGTGCTGGGGTCGGTTCTAATGGAGACGCTTCACTTTCAATGATTGTTTCAACTGTTATGGATTGTTCTTGTGTTTTTTTGTACAACATTGATAAAACATCTACAGGACGTTCCGGAGATGATTTTACCGAAGGTGATTCTTGGATCGTTCCTAAATCTACCGTAATTAATTTGATATCTGATGTAGTTTCATCATCACAAAGTATCTCAACAACTTCAGAATTGTTGGTTGATGATGGCTCTATAATAGTTTCAATTATTGGATCTGGGTGTATTTTTCCGATATCACTACCATATTCACTATCCGAATCACTATCCGAATCACTATCCGAATCACTATCACTATCAGTATTAGAGTTACTGCATGTGCTGCTGCTCTCGCTGGCATTATCTTCACTTTCACCGATAGAGTTACTGCATGTGCTGCTGCTGTCATCATTTTCACTTTCGGTTGTGTCTTCGCTATCTGACGAAATCTCAATGAGATTGTTTTTCTTATTTTGATAAAAAGCTGTATCCAAATGAATTATATGAGGCTCATTATAAGCCTGTTGTTTTTGGTTAGAATCATCATTATTCTCGTTCACCAGTTCATTTGCATATTCTAATATAATACTTCCTTGCGGTTGATACTGTCCTCCATTATTTGCAGAAAGTTTATACAATCGATGTATATCTGTAGATGATTCTTCTATAAATTGTTGTAAAATAAGTGCTTGCTCTTTTTGAGATTGTTCTAAAACATTCAATCGCACCTTCATATATTGGAATACAGCATATATCAAAAGCGAACAAACGGCTAAACTAACAACAATGGTCAAAAAACTTAGTTCCATTATCGCGGATATAATGTATAATATAATACGCTAGGATCTTATTTGATAATAATAAACGAAGTTGAATATATTCCATTGATTGGTTTTATGTTGGTTTGAAAAATAAACCTATAAAAGTCCCTGGATCGACCATATGATTTCATTTGAAAAATCATTTCACGGCCGAAAATATTCCGTTTAAAATTAGAAAAATTAGAATTCATATACTTTCATAAAAGTCCCTGTTTGAACCATAGGATTTCATTCGAAAAGAGACTTTTCAGCCGAAAATATTTCGTTTAAATTGGAATATTTCTGTATAAAACCAGGCATGTACCCTTAAATCCTGGACATACCCTCCCATTATATACATTGCGTAAAACGTTGCTTCGTACGCAACATTACGCAACGTTTTACAAAAATGTCCAAAATGGGGGTTGGCCAAAATACTTTTGAAACACGAAAAATATGCGATTTGTGACTGACCAGTCACAACTTTTTTGGATCGGAATGAAAAATTGTGACTGTAATTTTTTGGGACGTCCCGGTGCGTTCAGCCTCCAACATTATAATATTGGACATTTCTATAGACCCCCAAATTTAGGCAACACTTTACGCAAGACTGAAAAAACGCAAATGTACCATTGTGATACATGTAACACTAGTACCAATAACAAATATGATTTTAATCGCCATCTTTTATCACCAAAGCATCAACGGTTATGTTCTGAGAACGTCAAGTGTAAAAACTACATTCACAGTCTCATTTCGGTCGATTCCGGCGTTTCTGGTGGTTCTGGAGCCAAAAGCATCCCCCCAAAACCGACTTTGAAAAAATCCGTCGCGTCGACCCCCCAAAAAACACCCATCAAAGAAATCGTTCAGATCGATCTTCACAACGAGGACGCTGAAAATAATGTTATTTACTATCATTCATCCGAAAGTGGTCACGTGACCACGCCTATCGATAGTCACGTGACCGGTCACGTGACCGCCGATTATGCATGTAAATATTGTAAACGTCCCTATATTAACCGAACCGGTCTTTGGCGACATAACAAGAAATATGGATCATCATGTATTGTGAAAGTAATTGAATCATCCAAAGTTGAAAATACAGAGGAACTGAAGAATATGATAAATACGATGATGGATATGAATCAAGAATTCAAGACTCAGATACTCGAGTTATACAAAACGAACGTGGCTGCGACTACCGCAATGGTTGCAAGTCCTACTACCGTGATCAACAACAATAATACGAATAATAACAATATGACGAACTGTTACAACCAGACGTTTAACTTACAATTTTTTCTGAACGAACAATGTAAGGATGCAATGAATATGAAGGATTTCGTGAACTCGATTCAATTGAATACAGATGATCTTGAAAGTGTTGGTAAGCTAGGTTATGTTGAAGGTATGTCGAATATCCTGATTACCAACCTGAATAAAACTGAACTGCACAAACGGCCGGTTCATTGTAGCGACATCAAACGGGAGACGTTATATGTGAAAGACGAAGATAAATGGGAACAAGATGGTCCAGATCACGCGAAAATGACGAACGCAGTATTGGCAGTCGAACATAAGAACGTTCGACTTATGGGTGAATGGGCTGCACAACACCCACGATGTATGGATAGTAATTCAAATGATAATGTGAAGTATTTCAAGTTATCTAAGACAATAACGGATGGAGCCCAAGACGGGAATATATCAAAGGTGATTAAACGGGTGGCGAAGAATGTAGTGATTGATAAAAATACAGTCGTGTCTACTACCGAAAATACAGCATAAACGTAAGTAACATTTATGATGTATGAAAAATGAGCGAATCGAACGAAACACCTGAAACAAATGAAGTCATTGTCCTCTTCGCAAACTTCCTAAATTATTTGAATGCGTCATTATATGAAGCTCAATTCACACAAAAACACGAAGAAGCTCGTGCCAATATCAATGTGATTTATGATACAGTTTCAAAGACGCCGAACATGCCTCCAACGAAAGATCAATGCACGTCATTTTATAATGACATCCGTGTTCTTGAAAATGTAACCTTTACAGAAGATCCTGATTATTTTACGTACAAGCGCTTATTGCGAAAGTATATTGCTTGTCCGGAGTAAAAGCTCTATCCCTGAATAATCTTATTTGCGCTCTCCACGATTTCGTCCGGATATTCGAGATCACGAAGAACCTTCAAACCACCCTTAATCGTTGAAATTCCATCCGCAATCTTATACAAATACGCGCCTGTGTCAGGTGAGACCGACATGTGAAGATTAGAAACTGCGCTGCCATTTTGTTTCTGTAAGAGTTCACACAGTTCGATATAATGCGTTGTAAGAATAAGATCAACATTCGGGTTTTTGGATATATAGTCGATATACCCGTATGCTGCAGCGACAGCTTCGTAGGGATTGGTTCCAGAATACAACTCGTCAAAAATACAGAAATGGCGTTTATTCGGATTGTCAATAATACAGCGGAGAATTTCCATACACCGGCGCGATTCGGCTTGAAAGAGACTGTCACGCCCGGATGTATCTGGAATATTCAAGTAGCAATGAAGGAAATCATAGGGATTAACTTCCGCACGTTCATAAAATCCGAATCCGATTTGTTGAGACAAAATAATATTGAACATGGTTGTTTTAATCACAGTAGTCTTTCCTGCTGCATTCGGTCCGGTGATAATCAGTTGTTTATCTAAGATGACGTCATTCGCAATCACATTTGTTGTATCTTGTGCTTTGAGTGGCGCGTAAACTTGAGATACCAGCTTTGTTATTCCATTCTTGATGATCGGAGGAGGCAACTGTACTGTTTCGTCCTTCTTTTTGTCGTTATCACACTTTGTCTCTGTGTTTCTCTCGGCCGGTGTCTCCGCCGGTCTCTCTGTCTCCGTCTCTGTCTCTGCCGGGGCCTCTGCTATCGGAGGTAATGGCTGCGTGACATCGGTCGCTGGCGTCGCCGTAGGTTCTACATGTTTACTAACCACGAATGAACACTTCTTAATCATTCCACTCATAACAAATGATCGGCATGCGGTCAAATGCTCCATATATGCATTAAACCCGAAGCTGTAATCAAGTAACTCATTCAGGTCTGTCTGTGAAAATAGTGAATAATAATTCTTCATCACATAACCGATCTGGAAGAATTTCGAAACAGATACTGAAAATGGAGAAATATCCGCCAACGCCTTTGTGACCTCATTCAAAAGCGCGTATCGATTCGCAAGTTCTTCACGGAATGGCTCGTATGTCGAAAGATGATATGTCTGAATCAATTGAATCAAATAGCTCATATTTACTCCGGTTGCAGTGAGATACCCATGAATTGTGTGAATATGCTTGTGAACCAATTTGATATTGTCATAGAAGCGTACACATGCCATGATATTTTGATAGATTTGGATAAAATAGAAAATTACCGACATCAAGATATACATCTTCTGTTCCATCGATACAGAATCAAATTCTGTTAGAAATTTCCCCACGGAATGTTGGCTTATAATAGTTTTCAGAATTTCGATGTATTCTGTAACCGAAACAGCTAATCCTCGCATCAGTAGGACAAAAAATGGGATAATCAGTATGATTATCGGTGTTAAAAGAGCGATCACTGGTGATGAAATATTATATAGACTCAGGAATTGAAGAAAAGACGATGAAGTATTTAATTTTGCGAGAAAGGGGGTTTCAACATAACTGAACTTCTCTTTGAAATCGTTGATTTTGCCTGTACCGCGAAAATCTTTCCATGTATCTTTCATCATTGAAAATGCATCGACACATGTTTTGCATTCGGTATTTTGGGCAATATTACGCTCTAGCAGTTGATCATCAAACATCTCCAGTAATGTCTGCGACTGCTTTAAATATTCAATATCAGTCGTATAGTATTTACTCCAGATCGGTAAATGTTCAGTACCATACACGGATGTAGGTGAAAATACATAATGGTATAGACCTTTTACTGATTCGGATGTATCTATTTGCGGCTCCTTGAGCTGCTGCTGATGCTGTTTCGGTTGTATCATCTCTAAATCCTCAATAATAGACGCTGGTAATTCGTGTAGTTTTGTTGGATCCGTATAAGAAATCGGCGCTTTGAATGCATTTGCCGCCGACGCCGACGCCGACGCCCCCGCGGGTGGTGATGATCCTTTACCGTCTGTTGTATCAGATGAAGCCGGTTTACATAAGCCTAAATTCTCCATCAATAGATTTTTCAACTCATCCGGTTCATGTGGCAGTTCAGAAACAGATTCACGAACATCAGTAATCAACGAACAAACACTAAAACAACAACCTCCCGTCATTGTATTTTGATTCTAAAGTATAAAATGAAATAATAATCTCATTTTAAACCATAATTATTGGAATGATATCTTCCATTTACATCCCTTCCATGAAATTCACAGGCAGCTCCGTAATGATCGTACCATAATACGCCTCAATCTCCTTCTTGATACGCATATCGCGCCGAGTGACAAAGTTAATGCCAACACCCTTACGCCCCCATCGCCCCGAACGACCGATACGATGGAGATAAATGTGAACATCCTGTGGCATATCAAAGTTAATCACTGTACTCACCTGCTGAATATCAATACCACGTGCGGTAACGTTGGATGAAATAAGGACACGATGAACACCCGCCTTGAACTCTTGATATGCCTTGTCTCGGTCACCTTTTTCCATTCCACTATGAATGCAGCATACAGGAAACCCGTCAAAAAGCATCGCCTCATGAAGATCAGCCACGCGCTTTGTAGAATTACAAAAGATGATGCATTGTGAAACAGAAATCGTCTTGAATAGATCCTTCAATGTCAAGTATTTTTGAACATCGTCGTCCAGTCCCACGTAATGTTGTTGAATTCCTTCCAATGTAAGTTGCTCAGCTTTCACTTGAATATTGACGGGCGAACGCATAAACTTTTCCGTCAAAGTGTACAGCTCAGGGGGCATCGTTGCGCTAAACAAAACCACCTGGATATCAGAAGGCATATATTGGAAAATATTGTAGATTTGGTCATTGAAACCAGCGGAAAGCATCTCATCTGCCTCGTCCAATATCAACATATGAACATGAGAACCTTGAATATTATTGCGGCGAATCATATCAAAGACACGCCCAGGGCAACCCACGATAATATGAGGAGACGATTTGCGAAGCTCTGTCGCATCATCAGCAGTGGAAGTTCCACCAACCAATAGACGCAATGTAAGGCCTGACATCATTGCACCAAGACCACTAATTACGTCGTAGATTTGTTTTGCGAGCTCTCGTGTCGGGGCAAGAATAAGTACTTGCGTCTTGGCTTTTGTAACATCGATGCTTTGAAGAGCAGCGACCGTGAATGCGCCAGTCTTACCCGTTCCAGATTGGGCTTGCGCGATCACATCGCGTTTCTGAATAATCGAAAGAATCGATTTTTGCTGAATATGACTCGGTTTTTCAAAGCCATATGCGTATATTCCACGAAGGAGGTCAGGGGATATTTCGTCTACGTCCTCCCAGTTTTTGAATTCGGGGTAAGACGCAACGGAATCAGCAGCGTCAGCAATCGTTGGAGTGCTCGGAGTATCGTCGGCAGATGACATAATAATTTAATGCGGGGGTAATAGTCACGAATGAAGTCGGATATGTCTAATAAATATAGCATATTATATTTAAGTCTGTTTGCCTACCGGGTATGATGTACCGGGGTCGAGATAGTGGATGTATTTTATATGTAATGGTGGTATTCATAGGCGAATAGATAAAATTGAAATGATATTGTTATTACTGTCTGTATATTAGAGTCGTATCCAATCCACCGCAACAGATAATCAAATGTGTCCTGCCAAATCAGTCATCGCCGCCGCACGTACCAGAACAGTAACCAGCGCAGCCATCCGGGCCAGAGAATCCATCATCGCTAGGGCATTAGCCAAGGCGATACAAATTGAAACATGTGATTCGAGTCGCAATCGAACAATGTGGAACTGTCTGAAGGTGTCTATTCAGTAATAAATCTACGCACCAATCTCGTCATAAAATCTGTCCTTGAAATACTCGAACATCCGCCGATCCGTCTGATACGCCCCCCACTTTGTCGCCTTGATCACCGCTCGAAACTGCGGCGATGTAAGCGCACGCACGATCGCAGCCCCCTCTTCCGCCGAACTCACTGGTAACCCGAATGAAAATTGTCCCATTCCGTATTCCCCCTTTAGGTCCAAATAAGGGTACAATTTTTCATTGAAGTTTAGGATCACTTTGGACACTCCGAAATGATGTCCGCGAGTATTCGTATTGGAATACCATAAACCTAAACCTTTGCGCGTCATCGTATGAACGATCGGATAAATAAATTCGCCGGCGCGGTATTCTGGCGACATATGCGGAAGATCACTACCGTATGCGGATCGGTCATAGATTACGCGGTGAGGGTCGGATCCGATCGGGTCAATTATGCTGTTTATGAATTCAAATTCAGAATTAGGGAGGAACGGCCAATCTCTCGGTGATATTGTATTGAAATAACCGCCATCAGCAGGACTGGTTATGATTTGGCATTTGCTGTCGCCGCTACCACCACCGACTTTCACGACAAACAAATCCATTCTTTGCTGAACTTGTAAATCGCGAATTGCCGTTTTTTTATCGATCATATGAAGGTATTGTAGTGAACATTGTTCTCTCGTCATTTTATCCCATAATCCGTGTGGGCTATTTGGTTTTCGCCACAAGGGCGGTGTTATGAAACAAAGAAATCTCTCGGTGCATCTACTATTAGTTTCTTTTCGAGACAATATTTCGAGAGATTTTAAGATGAACTTGTCCCATAATATCTGACCTCCTTTACTACTATTACGTGCATGGTCTCTCGGAGTTTGATAGGGCGGATTTCCGATAATGATATCTGCATCCGAAGTATCATATTCAGTCCCTTCAGCCAAAAAGTCTCTACATTGAATATTTGCCAACGGCCCGAATAAATCTCTCGTGCGTTTCACATTATCTTCGTTGATCTCTACCATAAATATCATGTTTTGTAATATGTGTACATGGCGTTCTACCATGTTGGGGGTGACTGTACGAAGTCCATCCATAAGGCGCATATAAATAACTACACAGAAATTACCGATACCTGATGCAGGTTCCAACCATCGTAAACCTGGATTACTCCATACGCTCATAGGAAGTTGATCCAATATATCGCAAATATAGGAATATGGAGTAAAGACTTCTCCATATTTATTCTTTTCCAAGTCACGTATCGAGAGATTTTCATGAATGAATGTGGATGTTTGATCATTGTCGTTGTTAGCATACAACTCAAATAATTTTCCATCCATAATCGACGACATGGTGGTTTCTATTATTATTATCTCGATTAAAATTGATATAAAACAACGATATATATTATAATAGACGCATCGCACGCAAGAACAAATTTACGTGATGGCAAAAATAACTCATCGTTACGATCTTCCGGACTATGCCGCGTTTATGAATATGGGGTTTGATTTGAAATTATCAGACGAAGTACTAAAATCGGTTTCGGATTTAGCAGACTTGGTGGGCGCTCCGACATATATCAAAACACCGGTGTTTCCAGTGAGAGAGCCAGGAGATTTTCGGGTCGCTGCGGTGCCCTTGACCGGCGGCGGATACCATGTTGCAGGAAGCAGTGCGAATTCATTTCAAACTAGATTTGGTGATGCGGCTGGCGGGGATATTGGTAATGGACTGAATGGGTTCTCCGGGACAGGCGGCAGTGGTGGAGTTAATTCTATTACACGGTCAACTCATACATCAGGATCGCGTCACCACTCTCAACAGATTCCGAATAGTGAATGGGATACAATTCTTTCGTTTCAGAAGACAGAGATGAAGAAAAAGGAGGGTATTGAATTGAGTATTGACAATATTCGTTCTGCACTCAATAAACTCACGGACAAGACATATGCGCCGATGTTTGCAAACATTCTAAAAGAGATCACCACGTTATTTACCGCTTCAAACGAAGACACCTCAGAGGAACACAATACCGTTGCTGTGATGGACCGGGTTGCATCGTCGATTTTCAATACAGCAAGTTCAAATGCGTTCTATTCCGCGATTTATGCGCGGTTGTTTAATGACTTGATGGAGAAAGAAAAAGAGCCGGGTCATGAACAGTATGCCGTATTTCGCGGCATTTTCGAAAAAAATCTTGCGTCGTTTATGTCGCTCTTTGAAACGATCGAGTACTGTGACCCGAAAAAGAATTACGACAAGTTTTGTGACATTAACAAGGCGAATGAAAAACGAAAGGCGATGTCACTCTTCATTGTGAATTTGATGAAAATCGGAATTGTTGAGAAGACACAGGTTCTCGGATTGATGCGCCAGATTCAGGAACTCATGTATTCAAATATGCGCCAAGAAGGAAAGACAAATGAGGTTGATGAACTCGCAGAGAATCTGTTTATCATGGTGAAACACAGCCACACAGTGTTTTCTCCGGCTTCATCGGACGCAGAAACGATCGAGATCTTCAAGTTACGTGTAGAACAAATTACCGAAGTGTCGAAGATGAAGATTAAATCAAAACCGAGTATTACAAACAAGACGATCTTTAAGCATCTAGACATGTTGGATGAGATCTCTGGGAAAGCGAAGAAATAATATAGAGTGTAAAAGACAATATATACCACAGGTGTCACGTAGATATCTTCATGGCAACGATTCCGAAAACAAAAATAGTTGTATCTTTTACAACCAGTCCAACACGAATAAATAAATGTAGTCAGATGATACATAGCATATTAGACCAAACCAGAAAACCAGATTTATTTTTATTGAATATACCTGAAGAATTTGCGCGGACTGGAGAGTCGTATGTTGTTCCCAAATATATACGTAAATCGCTTACTGTGAATCGTATTTCGATCGATTACGGGCCTGCTACAAAAATAGTACCAACAGTGATGTATTTAACGGATCGTGAACGATGTGTCAAGTTTGATCCAAAGTATACTCGTATTATTTATCTAGATGACGATATTGCTTACTCAAAAAAAATGGTCGAAACCTATGAACGAATGATTGCGCCGAATGATGATAATGTATGGACCACAACTGGTTTTGATTTTGTGAATATGCACTTGAACGGTAAACGCGTACATAAAGACATAGCCACGATTGCAGAAGGATATGGGTCTGTTTGCGTAAAACTGAACACATTCGGTGATGATTTTATGGAATATATGGCGCGTTATACTGCCGCGGAGAATCAAATATGCCGTCTTTCAGATGACATTATTTTAAGCAATTATTACCATCGTCGTAATGTTGGCATTTATATTATTAATTTACCTGGTTTTCTTTCCATCCAAGATGTTTGGGATGAACAAAGAATTCTGGAGTATGGAAACCAGGATGACGCACTTCATATGGGCGCAAGTGGAACATCTGATAACAATGTAGACCGATATAAACGTGTGATAACAGCACTCAATAAAGCGAAAGATCGTAAATTCAAGATTTCATTTATTACTACAGAGACAGATGCATCGACGGGTGTTATCCGGAATACGTTAGTGTATCGATAGCATCATGAAACGAATATTCGCCGCGGAATGCGTGTAATTATTATTTGTTTGTATATAATAATTACAATACTATAGAACCGAAATATGGTAAAATCCAAAATTAACAGCAATATCAATTATCATGAATACTCGCATTTAGAAGAAGAAGATTTCAACTATAATACACCATTATTTCAGGTGCAGTTATTACGTGATCCACAAAAAGTAATTATCGGTCTAGGACAATTAAATTATAGTTTTGCCAAACGATATAATGTAGTATACTCCCCTATTTATTTATTCAACGCTGATATGGAATTCATGAAACAGATTGGCATATACGAAATGCCATCAAACCAGGTGAAAATGGATGAATCAGGTGACCTTGATATCCATAAATTGACACCATTGTTATACGGGTTTCTAAATACAGAATTATTACGCAAGTCACGTGCTAAAGGTGGAATTATAAAAGCAGATTCTGTCGCAGCAACCGACCCGAAAAAACAAGCAACCGAAGTGAAAGAAATCAAGAAATCTCTCGGAAAGCCGGTGGCGAATATAACAGACGCAGATGGGGATAGTAGTGATGATGACAGTATTGACGGAAACTCGGGTTCAGGTACATTATTCGGTCTAGATGCACGTCAAAAGCACTTGCTTTCTGGTGCATCCATCCTGCCTCTTCAAACAAAAGAACAATCGGAATTAGAACGACGTCAGTACAAACCCAACTCAACTACGGATCTTTGGATCCAGAAGTATCTTCGGAATAAGTATTTCAACTTCATCGACAATGAAGGTGGTAGCGACGGATTTTTTGCAGTGATTCGAGATGCACTTCTTACTCAAGGTCGAACAACCACTATTTTAGAGCTTCGAAAACAACTATCCGATGAAGTTACAGATGAAGTATTTCGCGCTTACCGAGAGAAATTTGCATTATATCATTCGCTTACACGAACCCAAACGAAGGAAACGAGAGATCTTATTTCTAATTATAATGATGTGAAACGCCGAATCTCATCGATTCATGACCGCGCGCAACAACAGCTCATGATTGCTGGTGCGAAAAAACTGGTTACTGAGCATACACTAAAACATGATGAAATGAAATATACGAAACTTCTCTCGTCTCAATACGATTATATGCGAGAAGTTAGATCCACGCAACAATTGAAAGAACGAATGATGACATCTATTTATTGGCCGGATGCATGGGCACTTGCTACAATGGAGCGGGTATTGAATATGAAGTTCGTGATGTTTTCACGAGATGCATTTGAAGCAGGGGATATTGATAATGTGTTACTTTGTGACAACGGCGCAAGTCCATACGAAACCACCGGATTAAAATGTGATCTATTTGAACCAACTGCGTATGTATTAATCGGAAAGGGGTTATCGTTGACGAAAGCGGCTGCTGTTTCTGTAGAGATGATGAGTGGTGGTGCTAGTAGCGCCCGGGGCGCCCGCGCTAGGAGCAGAAGTCCACGCCGACATCTTCCCGATTCAAAAGCTGCAAATTATACATTGATTACATATAAGACACATGGTGTTCTTGCATTTTCAGAACTTCCGTATGATATCAAACTACTTATAACCACAAAATGCCTAGAAAATCAAACATGCGGATATAGTGCGATACCACAATTTAAACTGTTTCAACGAGAACTTGGTATACGTGTTGATGATATTCCAACCGAGAATCTGGATGATCTATTAGAAGAAGTTCATACAGGTTCAAACAGTGGGAGAAATGGCGCACATTTATACACACCAGATATTGTATTCCAGTTTTACACAAAGTCGAACCCGAATTCCCTTCCAGGTACGGGTGCTGGTGAGAAAATACCTGAGACAGAGAAGATCCATTTTCATAAACTGGCTACGTTTGATAATTGGCGGCGCAAACTATCGAATTTTTGGAATGAACCGTTCATGCTAGATAATCATACGTGGCAGAGTGTAGAGCATTATTATCAAGCAAGTAAATTCAAGAACAATAATCGCGAGTTTTACTTGAAGTTTTCGCTGGATTCTAGGTCTGAAATATCGGCGGATCCGGTTCTTGCGAAAGCAGCTGGTAGTAAAAGTGGGAAACTGAACCATAGCACCATTGTTCGTCCATCTCGCATCACAATCGATCCTGATTTTTTCAATCATGGACGAAGTGAACGAGAGATGGAGAACGCAATGTTTGCAAAATTCTCTCAGAATAAGAACCTGAAGGACCTATTATTAGCTACACGAAATGCGAAATTGGTACATTACCAGAGAGGGGCTCGGCCAGAAGTATATCAGCATCTTATGCGAGTTCGTCAAAAAATACGTTCCGGGGCTTCACGGTAGGATACGCTGGCATTCCCATTTCAGCATACGCTTAAATAACTTGTAAAGAACCCTTGTAGTATTGCAAAAATCACCATAATTATTACAATCCGTACCCAATCTGTATTGGATGGATTTGTAAAGTGATATCCGGATATATTAGTACGACGATCATTTTCTTTTTTTGTGTCGCCGTTTCCTTCATGGAATTTACCAATATTATAATGGATGACATTTTCAATGACATTTAATACCATAAACACTAAAAATGAGAAAACGAAAATATGTATCGTTCCTGGTTTAAAATATTTCTTGAAGATAATATGAAACATTTGCGATTTTAAGTATATTATAATAGGTACATATTATAGTATATACTATATTTTAATACAAACAATGTGGATCGAAGATGAAATTCAAAAAGATATGAGTGGACTTCAGAAAACTATGCATTCTCTACGTAGAGATTATAGCGCTCAGCTACCTCGTACAATTCGTTCATCTATTCCTGAAAATAAAGACACGACAACTGATTTCTTCAGAAAGTTTTATGATAAACTTCGTAACGCAGAGTATGAAATATATCAAATGTTTTCAAAAGATGTGAATAAACCAAATGGTCTTATTCAATCAGAAATTATGGAAACAAAATTATCTTACCATATTACCGAGATAAAAAATTCGGCGAATGATCTTCCTCATCCCCGAATATTATCGTCACTACAGCGAACATATGACATGCGACGAAATCATAGTAGCGGCGGTGACGATGACCACTATATTCCGTATAAAGTGTACACATATATTCGAGAGAAATCGGAGTTCTGTATTCATTTTCAAGCGACAATTCATGGCAGACAAGTTTCGATTCATTTTATAACCTTTCCAGAATCACATATTTCAGTATGTAGTAAAAACAATAATTGGTCATCATCTGCGGCATCATCATATTTATGTGCCTCGGAAATTGCAATCTATCAGGTTTACGCATATAAAGTATTCATTTGGTTAACTATCGTAACAAGTATGTCTGATCATGAATGTTCCGAGAAAAGCCTTAATGTATATTTTTATATGACACCATTTAAAAAACATCGACCATTACAATCTGCCACCGGAGAAGATGCGGTTCTCTCGGCGATTCATGTAAACACAGGACTTACGCGAAATTGTGAAGCGGATGGAGAGATTGTTGTATACCGAACCGAAGAATGGTTCAAAGTATTCGTACACGAATCCATGCATAATTTCAATATGGATTTTATCGATCAGGATTTACACGAAGCAAATACAAGACTTCGTAGTACATTTTGTATTCCGCATGGCGATATCCTCTTATTTGAAACATATACGGAGACATGGGCTCGCATAATAAATACCATGTTTGTATCTTATTTTGAAAATGCGCCCTCTTCATCAATGACACAAACGCATTTTGTTCGTACGGTACGCGAGAAATTAATCCATAATGCTATTTTTTACGTGTATCAGGCTGTGAAAGTACTCGATATTATGAAACTCAAATATGCGCATATTACAATTCAATCTCCGGAAAATATGGAGGTATGTAAAAAACGATACATAGAAGACACAAATGTATATGCGTATTACATTCTTGGTGGAATTCTCTCGGCGTATTCTCTTCCTTTCGTTTCTTGGTGCGGCCAACATAATCAGGCCAAAGGTCGTGTTGGTGCAATTCGATTTTCTAGAAACATGGGGACGCTTCCGAAGTTTGTTGATTTATTGTGCACGATTTCGAGAGATCCGGTAGTATTGAGTATGGTTGCATTTATTGAAAATGCGAATAAACATTCTCATCATTCACACGTATCGACAGTGGCATTAAAAACGATGCGAATGACAATAGACTAAATATCAATTTAATAATATATGCGTAAAATTGAATATAAATCGATATCTTTATAATATACATCATTGGTTGTATCTACGTGAATTCATCATGTCGTCATCGTCGTCGTCTCGTCCTGTTCCTCAAACTTCTACTGGAAGGTTGGTTTCGCTTACAGTGGACAACCCAAAATATTATACCCCGTGTTCTTACACTGAAGACAAAATGCCAGCGCTCATCCCGACTGCATGTGCGACGGATAATCATGACGCAGAAGAAAAAACGATGCTTTGGAAAAATATCGCAACCCTATTCATGAAGTCGGAACAAACAGAGGAGAATTATCAGAGCAATATTGCAAATCTCACACGCGGATCGGATGAAATATACCAGGAGCTTCAAGATGTTCGTGCCGAAGTTACCCAAGTGCACGACAAACTCAATGATTCGAATCTTCTTTCAAGTCGTGTTCGAAAACTGAGAAAATACGTGAACAAGAAGTGCGATAAGGTTCGCGATGATGTATCATACGGTGCACACAGTGCGAACAATGAGGTATTCGCTTATGTCAACACACTTCGAGATGAGTTCAATACGAGATTTCAAAAAATGGAGAGTGAAAATGCGTTTCTTCGCGATGAACTCGATAAACTGCATCAGACGTACGACAGTGACTATGATTTGTTTATCCGTCGTGAAAATGAACTTATGGCCAAATTGGATGCAGCCACTCGTATCAACGATTCTATCAATGATCGTGTGAAGGATCATGAGGCGATTGTGATGAGACATATTGGCGAAGTGCATAATCGCATTGAACAGCGTCTTCATCAAGTCGCCGGTGATTTACGTGAGGAGTTTGCGCGTGCGATTTCACGTGAGGTGGAGTTTGAAAGCAAGGCCAGTGCTCAGTTGGTTCAAAGTGTCAATGACGAGTTGACCGAACTGATTACTCGTTCCAATCAATATCACTCACATCGTTATTTTGGATCAGTGGATGATGTTAAGCAACTGCGCGAGATCTGCCAGACGCTGAAGCAAAGTATCGGAATGGTGGATGCTGAGTTATCTGATACCAAAGAAACGGTGGAATTCTTGAAAGACGAAGTGGGTCAAGCTAGCAATGATATTTACGATGTCAAGGAAGAAATGGTTGAATTGAAGGAATTGCATACTGATCTGAAAGATGACGTATACCATGAACTGGACCGAGATTATTATGACCTGAAGGATTATGTGAAGCGCCAGGTTCAGAGACACAAGAAACAGCATCACGTATCATCATCATCATCACAAGAAACCGAACCAGCGGTGAACGAACAACAATCTACCGGGATTCAGTTGATCGTCAACGAATACCAAGACCAAGATGTGGATCTAAGACAAGACGTGGAGGCAGCAGCACCAGCACCAGCACCTGCAGATGTAGCAGTAGCAGCAGAATATCGTGACGAACATGTTATCATAATTGATGCGGATACTGTTTTCAGTGACGATGAAGATGAACAAGTAGTATGTCACACTTGAAGATATAGTATCTTAATGAATACAAATAGTGGATAAAATTGAATGAAATAATGTTTTTTTATGGTAAGAGTATCTTTACCGTAAAAAGAAAATGGGTATCCGTTGCTTAAATCGCTTTATACAAAACCGCTGTACCAACACGTCATATCGTGTCCACTTGAAGGAATTTACAGGAAAAAGAATCGCGGTAGATACGAGTATCTACATGTATCGGTACTCAGGTGAAGGAGCTTTGCTCGAAAATATGTACCTGATGGGATCTGTGTTTCGACATTACAATATTCACGCGGTCTTTGTGTTTGATGGGCCTCCTCCACCACAAAAAACCGAGCTCATTGAGCTACGAAGGAAGAAGAAAGAAGAAGCAAAACGCCAATATGATACACTTGCAAAGATTGTCAAGGAGAAAAAGGACGATATTGCACACAATAGATCAGACACGGTTACAACAACCGAAATAGATGATATCAATGAAACGATGCGTGAACTCAAGAAACAATTTGTGCGATTGCGTGATTGTGATATCGCAAATGTGAAAGAACTTCTTGTAAGTTTCGGTTTTGCCACAATCGATGCCGAAGGTGAAGCTGACGCACTTTGTGCCAACCTTTCTCTGAAAAGGCGGGTAGATGCGTGCTTGAGTGACGATACAGACATGTTTGTCTATGGTTGTCCAGTCGTATTACGGAATATAAGTTTACTCAATCACTCTGCGATATTCTATAACACCTCGGAAATATTGAAGTCATTGTCATTGACGCAACAAGAGTTTAAAATGATGTGTGTTGTTTGCGGCACAGATTACTCGAATATACACTCATCACATTCGCCAGACTCAGTCTACAAACAATTAATGAAGTTTAAGGCACTCCCGATTAAGGAGCAATCGAAATATCATGATAGCGGTGGTGGTTTCTATGATTGGTATGCCGTTCAGCCTCGCAAGCCTTCGAAAACGGACAAAGGTACAGACAAAAGTACAGACAAAGAAAAAGAAGAGGGTAAAGCCGTGTCGGCACCACCTAGCGTGGCGGATCGTGACATTGATGTAAGTGCAATCACCTACATATCAAATGAAGCGATGTTCGATGTATCTTCAATTTCAAATGGGAAACCGTACAAACAGCTTGTCGTTTTGAACCGCGAGAATATACAAAAGAAACGAATTGTTGAAATAATGACCAAAGAGGACTTCATATTCATTGATTCATCCCCAAGTGATGCAACAATCATCAAATCACTTTCAACTGGTAACTCGTCGCTCACCTCATCGCCATTGTACGGCATGTGTGGTGCTGAGTCGCCAGAAGAACAAGCGACATTTATTGCAAAAGAAGTATATGGTGTCGAAGATGTATCATCATTTCAAGAACTACATTCACATCATAAAAAAATAAAACGAAGGAACAGCCATATATAGGAACAGTAAGGACAAATAGTATTTGAACTTTATAGTCATAATAAAATGAAAATGAATATATTTTTGTTATATTCATTTACAATCAATACGCACATCGGGAATCGAACCCGAGTCTCATCCTTGGAAGGGAGGCGTTCTACCACTATACCATATGCGCTTCGTTGTGCAATGACGCACTATTTTTGTTTTGGTTTTGTTTGAGTTTATGTTTATGTTTATGTTTATTGGTTTTGTTTATTATATTGAACTGCCAGATTTAGGCCTTGACAGCGCCACCAACCGCCGCCGGTACAGCGGGAGTAGACTTGGCGAAGTGAGCAGCCATGTACTTCTGAAGGTTGAAGTAAGTGAGCTCCTCACCCTTCTTCAACTTCAACAGCTTAAGAAGCTTGGCGTCAGGGTTGATCTTGCGACCATTGTCCTTGTCCTGAAGCTTCTGGGTACGAATGTAAGCGTTGACCTCACGAGTAACCTCAGTGCGGGCAAGAACGCTTCCCTCAGGCCGGCCAAGGAAGGCAGCGAGCTCATTGGAGATCAGAGTGGGCTTGACGAAACCAGAAGGAGCACGGTTAGCATTGGTCTTGCGGCGCTTGTTGGCCTTATTCGCGGCACGAAGCTCGCGGGCGTGCTGGCGCTTCAGCTCGTTAACCTCAGAGCGGATAGAAGCCAGAAGAGCCTGGGCGCTCTGAAGCTTGGTAAGAACACTGCCGTAAAGAGCGGTGGAAACAGAGCCGTCGACCTCGGCAACGGGGGTGGCGACCTCGGCGCCCTCAACAGCGGGAGCGGGAGCTGCAACAGGGGCAGCAGACTCAGATGCCTTGGAAGCAGAAGCCTTGGGAGTAGCAGGCTTAGCAGACTTGGCAGGGGCGGCAGCAGCAGCAGGGGTTGCGGCAGAAGCGGCAACAGGGGCGGCAGAAGAAGAAGAAGGAGCAGACTTAACCATCGGACTTGATTGTTATACACATATGAGTAATGTCTTTTTAAGTTGTTTTTGCGATATATTTTCGTCTCATGATCAGGCGCGTATTTTTATCAATGTTAGCGCGATTTTACATAACTGCTTCGTATAACCATGGTAACGCATTTCTGGCATCCTGACTTACTATCGTAAGAGTTGCGAGTACGTAAAATGCGCCTAAACATTGGTCTTCTCTGGATACACCACGACGAACCATTCTCTCTATTATGGAGACACATATCGTGCGAATTTCTGGATCGGTCAATAATGTCAACACATTCAAATTAACATGTGCATTATTTAGGACAAACGGATTTCCACTTGGAGGACAGATACGTTCTTTCATTTCTTGTGATAAGTTGGCACGATAATACCATATGTCATGAACATTACGAACAAAACGAATAAGCTCTGCACGTTGCAATGCAATAAACCATTCAGAATCGGAATAGTTTCCGAGTGTGTTGATATGCTGGAATAAATCGACGATGAAGAGTTCTTCTTGCTTCTCTCTGGATAGCCCACCACTTGTAGTTACACTTCCAACTGTAACTGGTGGTTCTTCTTCATCTGGATCATCTAGTTTTACAGACACGCGAAAGCCTAGCAAAGAACCGTAGATAAGCTTCTCATAAAGGTTGTTTATGATCGCTGCCGGAATCAGTTTTCTATTGTACGGATTGGTTATATTTGGATATGAACTGATGATCAAATGAAAAATAGAAGCAGCATGAAATCCGTATATTTTATCATCATTGTCTCGGTATGTGAATATTTCAGTAGGTTTTATGTCAGTTAATTTATCAAACGTATAGAAATCTGTATCATTCACACAACGGGTCGTATGTAAATAACCGGGTCCACATAATTTTCGATACTTAGAAGATATGAAATTTCTGAAATTACGCTGTATTCTCACAATGTAATAGGACTGTTTTAGATGAGTGTATATCCTGTGGGTTAATTCTGGTTTTGTTCCGGATTTTTTGATACCATAATGTGTGCATAAAGTTCGGAGTTCGGTTAATGTATATTTGGTATTTTTCATCTTTTCATGCTCAACTGGTTTGAATATAATAACGTTGGTTTCTTGTTCTTCTTCCAATGGCGATGATGTATTTTTATTAGTTTTAGGCGATTCAGGTTCTCCTTCTTGTTCTTTATCCGTCGACGCCGCAGCTAGTGATACTGATGATGTTAGTTTCATTTTTTTACGTGTTTTTACATTATCTGATTGTGATGTTGATACCGGCGTATTGGTTGGATACATGGATGCGATGACATATTCGATTGGACCTGAAGACCCGGATCCGGTATTAAACGACTGCGATGGCTGTACTTTCTTTAGTTTTATTTTGCGCGAATAGTATTTGTTTGGATTATCATAAAGACTAAACTGAAGCAATGTCATATACAATTTCTGTGTTTCAATACGGTTTGATGTATTGTTTGTTATGGGTGCAACCGACATTTAATCTCTGCAGACGCGCTAATAAATATATATAGTGACATAAAATGTTTATTATCTTTTATGACATAAAGATATTTTATGGTATTATTGTATAACTGCTATTTCAATGCGTGTTTCACCCGGTCTATTGTTGTGTCTTCTTTCGGCGTCATTGGTATCGGGTATCGCGATACTTGATGTTCCGGAATATGAGATGGACGCTGATATAGTGGCAGCATCCACTGATTCTTCTGGGCGTCATTTACACCGTTTTCTACCAAAAGCCGTACATCGCATATTTCACAGCCCTCCTCCTGCGCCTAAGGCCGCTCCTAAGGCTGCTCCAGCTCCGGCCCCTAAGGCAGCTTCAGCTCCGGCACCCAAGATATCAATTAAGTTGTCTGTACCTGCGCCCAAACCTGCCACTGCTTCTGCTCCCACTCCCGTTGTAAAAGTTCCTGTGGTAGTTTCACCCGTAGTTGCTGTGAAGTCTGCTCCAGCTCCGGCTCCTGTGGTAGTTGCAGCTCCAGTGCCAACTCCTGCTCCCGCTACAGTCTTGCCAATTTACTTCACTTGCGATAACGAGTTTGATATGTATGTCAATGGAGAGAAGATCGGACGTGGAACAAGTTGGACAACTACGTATCATTTTGTGCCTCTTGTGAAGCCAGGTGATGTTATTGCGATCGATGGTGTGGATAAAGGTGGACCCGCTGCATTCATCGGAGTTTTCGGAGGCAAGGTGACAAAGCCTTCAGAGTGGCGTTGTTCCCTTAAGGAAAGCAACGGATGGACAAAGAATATCTTTGATGATTCATCGTGGACCAAGCCTGTTAGTTATGGTCGTAACCAAGATAGCAACATTTGGCGTTCGGTTGGAGGTGGTTCGCGTCCAAATATTCCTGCTGACGCTGAATGGCTATGGACCAGTGACAATAATAATCACGACCGCGTGTTTTGCCGTTATTTTCCGATCGCGGCTCCTGCTCCTGCTCCTGCTCCTGCTCCTGCTCCTGCTCCTGCTCCTGCACCAGTTGTTGTCGTTGCTGCCGCTGCACCTAAGGCTGCTACTCCCGCTCCTGTTGTTGTCACAGCTCCTGCCCCGGCTCCTGTTGTTGCTGCCACTGCACCTAAGGTTGCTACTCCCGCTCCTGTTGTTGTCGCTGCTGCACCTAAGGCGGCAGCCCCAGCTCCGGTTGCCGTGGTCTCTCCTACTCCTCCAGTACCCAAACAAACTGCCATTGATGAAATAATTGCAACGAATAAGAAGACCAATGCGAAACTCACTAAGTTTCAAGAAAAGCTTTTATCACTTATGAAGGAAACCACTGACGACCAAGTCAAGGTTGAAACCGAAAACCGCAATAACTACAACGGCGTCAGTGTTACACTTCAAAATGAGCAACTTCGTCTTGAATCATCTCGTCAGGCAATGAAGAAGCTCTACGATGAAACCGACCACCTGAATATCACAATCCAGGCTCATTATAAGAAGCTGATCGCAGACACGAAATATCTTGAAACACTTGACGCGATGCGCCCGGGATTCCTAAAATCACTCGATGAAATTGCATCTCATATTCAGGCGGTCAAGTCAACTGTTGACAGTAAAATTGTTAAGGATGAGTATAAAGATGAAATGGTTCGGCTTCTTACTGGCATACATTCTAATACTCATAATATTTCTGGATATATCGCTAGTGCATTTATTAATCATTATAATAAATACAAGAACCTGATCCAAAAGGATAATACCGATTATTCATCTGAAATGAAGCGGTTGACTTCACTCTCAAATGAGTATAAGGTTCAAGTGCAAAAGACCGCGGATATTGAGAAGGAACGCGTGCGTCTTCAGGATATTCTCGTGAAACTCAAGGATACCCTTTCGGTCTCTGTTACTCAACGTGAAGAGTTTGATCTTCTTGTGAAAGAGATTATATCTATATTTGATAAGAAGCGGTGCTAAAGGGGTTCCGCCGGGGTTCCGCCCCCTACGACGGCGGCTTCGCCGGGATGTGGTTGTATTAATATGATGTCATCTCATATTATGGCGGCGATAGCGCGAGGTTGTGTAGATGCGGATGACAGCCCCGCTGGCATAGAGCATCGTAACAACCGAGCAATTAGTATTTGAATTTCCATCCATCATAAAAAATTGATTTAAACATTTATGATGAATACATATATCATCGTTCAACACATCGTTCAACACTCGTCTCGCAATCATAATGGCTTCTGAAATGGTTATCCCCGGCGCCGCCTTCAATCCTCTTACTGACATGAAATACACCAAGCCCAAGGTGAATTCTGTCGGCGGTCGCAGTGTTGGTATCGTCAACTCAAAAACAAGCACTGTTCTCAATCTGTCGTCTCCTCTGATGCTGACATGGGGAGTGCAAGACTTCACGGATGAGAAGTCTGGAAAGGTAACGTATGATCTCGCGCTCCAGTTTCCCAATGACGGTTTCGAGACTCCCGCTACGAAGAAGTTTCTCGCAAATATCGCCGCCTTCGAGAAGAGAATCAAGGAGGATGCAATCACGAACTCCAAGGAGTGGTTCAGCAAGCCCAAGATGACTGCTGATGCAGTGGATGCGCTCTGGACCCCGATTCTCAAGTACCCCAAGAACAAGGACACTCTGGAGGCAGATACTTCTCGCGCTCCTACTCTCAAGGTCAAGCTGCCCTTCTGGGATGGTCAGTGGAAGGAGCTCGAGCTCTATGACGTCGACATGCAGCCCATCTTTCCCGACCCCATGAACGCTGCGCTTTCACCCAAAGATCTTATCGCAAAGGGCAGTCACATCGCAGTTTCGATTCAGTGTGGCGGTATCTGGTTCGCCAATGGTAAGTTTGGTGTGACTTGGAAGTTGTTTCAGGCGATCGTGAAGCCGAAGATGTCGCTGAAGGGCAAGTGCCACATCAAGCTCGACGAGGATGAGAAGACGAAGATTGTCTCACAGGTTGTTCCTACTGATGTGGACGGTGATGCTGATGGCGGCGAGCATGATCACGACAACGTGTCAGCGATCATCGAGGATGATGACGACGAGGTCGCTACTCCTGCGCCGGCCCCCACTCCTGCTGTGAAGTCTGCCGTTCCTGCCGCTGCTGGAGGTGACGCTGCTTCCAAGAAGAAGATTGTTCGCAAGGTCTAAAATAGTTTAGAATAACGCGTATGCGCGCGATATCAATCAATCACTACAGGTATGTTTGTAATGTTGTTGAATGTCAAAAAAATACTAACACTCGTCTACAGGTAATTTCATTTTTTTACTTATGATCGTAAAAAATGAAATACTAATAACATATATAATAATTAACAGATATGTCCGAGGTATACGCATCAAATCAAGTATTACCTATACCAGAACATATACCAGAACCTACTACAGTACCTTCTGAGAATAAGTGTACAAAAATTATTTTGGAAGGTATTGGATGGGCTGGTAGTATACTTGTATTGTGTCCATACGTCGTTACTTTAGAAAAAACGATAGATTTTGTATTAAACACCCTTGGTGCAACTGGGTTGTTGATTGTTTGTATTAAGTCCAAACAGTATCAGTCAATCATAATAAATACTGCTTGGATAATAGGAGGAATTTATAAATACTATGCGAGTAGTTAACGTTGGATTGTAAAAAAAATGTTAGTAAACACATACATACACGCGCGCGCTTCATACCTGACCGTTTCCTTCCTGCCTTTTTTGAGATGACGATGTTTAGATGTCACTGTCACTGCCCTTGCCGAACTGTGCCTTGAGTTCCGCCATGAATTGTTCGACGTCTCCTGATGAGTTCGTGTACATTTGACGGATTGCCAGAGTCTCTTCATCACTCAGGATCGTCTTCATCATCATCCTCGAAACGGCGCTGTCGGAACGTCTTGGTGAGATGGATGATGGCTCATCAATGTCAATGAGGTCTATCTTCTGATATTCAGATTCTCCTTGTGATATCTGCGATTCAGTGGTGGATGCAACAAATCCGACAGAGTTAGAAGCAACGCCACCACCACCGGCAACTGCAACATCAACAGATGACGATGTCTTTGACTGTTTTGACTTGGGTACCTTTGCGGGTTTTTCTTTTTGAGCGGGTGCTGGCTTGGGAGTTGCGTCAGCGATTGCTTTCTGTTCTTTTTTGAATTCCTCACGGAAGATCTTATAAATGTTCTCAAGGTTCTTGCACTTTTTGCTTACGGAGACCTTGATCGTTGCTGGTGTGGGCTGGAGGTGAAATGTTTCGGATGTGGACACTGTTTTCAGTATAACGATTTCGTCATTTTGGGTATCATGGCCCTTTCGCCCATCCATCAAGTACTTCGCGCGTGATTCGATAAGACGGTCATCGTTGTAAATGTGAACTCGTTGACCGTTTTCATTTCGAGATCCGAATGTTGGAAATGCCTTTTTCAAAGCGATCAGATGTGGGCATATTTTAGATGTCCCCAAACGGTATTGGGTAACTTGAACATCAAGGTTCGCGTATTTGATTTTCTTGTTGAAAACAACGCTGCATGAAGAACTTGGGAGTTCATTCAAGGTGTGCTCAAATGACTTCCAGTTGTCCTTTCTTGAATTTTCAGTAACAACTGGTGTCGTACCATACCTCACAGTAAGATCGAGCTCAAAACTCTCCAATAGAGCTTTTCCGTATTTCGTTGTAAGGCGTTCTTTCAATTTTTCGAAAAGCTTTGTTGGATTCATTGCAAAGTCTTTCAGAAGCTCAGATGGATTGAATTCGATAACCATTTCAAGACCTGTATCGCGATTTGAATCATCGATCGGAATTTTTTTCATCGAGTTCAACATTGCGTTCGGCGAACTCCACGGCCACGAAATTTGTTTCATGTGTGAAGTATTTTCGTCAAACTTGAAGGTTGCACACCATTTGGCAGTAGAGTAATTAGGGGCAAATTTTGCTAACGCACAGAATAGCCCAATTCCGTATCGATGATTTCCATCTGACGATTCCAGGGAAGCAATTGTAATGAGCCGTTCAAGATTTGCATACGAATCGATTCCAATTCCATTGTCTCGAATTATGATGAATGCATGAAGTGAATCAATGATAATGATTTCCACCCACACCTTGGTCGCTTTTCCTTTGCCGAGAGAGTTGTCGATGAACTCGGTCAATGTAAGTAACACCTCTGGAAAGTCTGCAGTGTACGGAATATCGTTATTGGCCCAAGAACGCCATGTTGCGCCGATTTGCTCATTGAACATATCGCGTCTTCTTTGGTCTGTTTCAAAATCAACCACTGCAACCGCAGCTTGTCCTCCTCCACAAGCATAAAATGCGCTCATCGTTTCAGCCGGAATGGATTGAGTTACCGATGCGAAGAAGCCAGCCAACAATCCAAAGGCTACCCCCCTGAGGGCGCTTCCACCGCTTACGGCGCTTCCACCACCACCGCTTACGGCGCTTCCACCACCACCGCTTACGGCGCTTCCACCACCACCGCTTACCTTCGTCTTCTTACTTACTTTTCTTGAGTCTTCCTTCGTCTTCGTAGTAGTCTGTTTTGTCTCTGGATTCATTGTAATTGTCTGATTGCGGGATCGCTGTCTATATTAGTAATCCAAATTTCTATTTCAATTTTTTCAGATCTCATGCATTTTCATATGATCATACTATTTTTACGATCACATGAAACATTCAATGCGATATTCACACACCAGCCACCAATCGAACATTTGCGTAAACATTCGCACGTATTCCTACCTTATAAATATCACTGGTATTCGTATTACATCTTGAGATACCTAAAGCTCCACCACCCGCAAGATTACGAAGAGGAATACACTGACGTCCCTCTGATTGTAGAGTAACATCAGCGGCGTTCAAATAATAAATAAACCCGCGCGATTTGAGTTCGTCATTGATGTAAACTGGTAAGATCTGCTTAGCGAATAGTTCGGCGATATTCACGTCGAGAGATATGAACAAGTTGTTATTATCATCGAGAGATACATTATCTGGGAGTTCCGGTTCACATAATACGATGACCTCGTTTTTGCCTCCATCACTGGCAGGCTTATTGAAATGAAGTTCAGTATGCCACAACGGTATATAATAGATTTGTCCGCATTCATGAAGAATATATATCCGATCGAGCAACATATCCAACAATGACGGATTCATACGAACAACAAGATCTTCGCCTGTCTTTTCTTCGACGATTTGTGTAAGTTCATCCATAATCTCTCGAGAGATTCCAAATAAATCCTGATTCTTCGAGAGAATTTCATATAGTGTAAGACATGTATGCTTATCCATCGTACGGAACATTGTGATTCCAGATTGGATACCCTTCGTAATGATCATATGAATCAGTGATTGAATTGCATTTGCACTACTATCAGTAGTCGTCGAGCCATTCACCGCCGTCATTTTTACAAGTATTGATTGAATGAATAAGTGAAGAATACTATCGTACCCACCCGCCTCCATATGAATATCCGGCATACCTCCAGGATCATCGGAAAAAAAGTATTCCTTGACGCGTTTATGCGCATCATTTATTTCTTTGAATTTTTCGGTCGCGTCCTGGTAATTGTCGTCTCCCGCGACCTTATCGGGATGATGTTTCAATGCGAGTAGATGATACCTTTTATTCAGTTCTTTTATAGATGATGGTGCAACTCCGTCAGCAAATCCGAGTGTGTGTAATGAGGTTTGAATTGATTCTGGGAATGGATAGGGTACAGAGAATGAATATGGATTAGGCATGATGAGACAATAAAGCAGTAGGAGGCGATGACGGAAACTGATGCTTGTATCCGTGTATCTTGCATACTAGTAATAAGACAAAATTCTCTAAATGATATATCGGGCGGTAATTATTATTGAAATACTGAAAAAATGTGTAGATCTGTATCATAATATCGTCCATCATTTCGGGCAATAATGAACCGTTGTTTATCAAGCGACGCAGTATAAACCAAACGCATTCTTGAATATTGATATCATATGTAAGAAGATCATAAAGGCGTTCTCTCAGCGAATCATACTTTAACTGTGCTTCTGGTGATAGAATGATTTCCACAATACAGTTGCATATGTTCTCATGAGGTTCTGTAAGATCGAGCATATTCGATTTTAACGCCTTGATATTCGTTATCGTTTCTAATGGAAATTTACTGGTTAATCGAATCGGTGTTTCTTTAATTATCTCGGTATTATGCGACATTAATGGCGAAAGTACCAATGACGCTGACGCCGACGCTGACGCCGACTGTTTGCCACCCTTTTTCACTGTAGTCCCTCCTATAGTCGATGCCGAAAAAAGACATTTATTATACATTGTCGCAGTAGGACGTTTGAATGGAATCAATTTACATCGGTGAAGTATATTATCCGGCAGAAAACTCACGTGTTCAGACAAAATCACGAATTTAAGATTATCCGACATGTAACTATAAAATGTTTCCAATAACTCGCTATGGATTCTATGAAAATTCTTACACATGACAAACGCAGTCGTATTTGAACGCGAGCTTACGATATCTTGGATCTGGTTGTATATTTCGTTCCATAAATGTTTAGAATTACACCCAAGAAGCGACATATCTACTTCAAAGTGGCAATCACTGATTTTAATGAAAAACGTGTCTTTATTATACGCAACTGCAATACGCTTCTCATATTTAAGATGCGATGGACTATACCGAGAGATCATGTATAACGCATGACTATACTTACCTAGACCGCATGGTCCATACATGATCATACTTGGTAATGATTGAATATCCCCTGGAAATGTAGTAATTGTTTTTTTTATGATAGGATGAAGTGAATATTCTTCAACTTTCTTGATGTATTCGTTGAAATGTGTTTCAAAGAATTTCATTATATGGAAGAATGGAATGACGTGTAGACGATTATTATGTATGCGCGACTTTGATTTATACCAATTTTACGCGCGAAACTTCGAAAATGGGTACAATCGATTTCATTTCATTCCATTACCAAAGTAATTTATCCGCCAACCATCCATTACTCCACTTTACATGACGATCGCGTTCGTGACGCATTTTATAGAGACGACGGCGTGTTTTTGCGTAAGTGAGTCCGCGAGTACGAATGTAGGTCGGGAAATCATTCATACCTGCCGCGCCAACACTGGCGATTTTACGCGAATGACGGAATACGTCGATTTTCTTCTCTGAGTTTGTAGAAGGTTTTACGACAACCCCGATTTTCTTCGCCATTTTGCGCGTATATTTTGTAATATGGTATTTCATTGGCATTTATACAATATAGACAGAATTATTATTTAAGAACAGTAACTTTGCTTAAACCGATATGAATATGAAATGTAATATAGGTCTGGTGAATAAATAGGAAATGAACGTCGTTATTACTCCAAATGAATACAAGACAGGACAGGTGTATTTTACGGAAAGAAGAGCGAATACACACATCGCAAACAGTATATTTAATCGGATTACATACTCTACACACGACTTTATTATGAACGGTGTTTATATCCAGATTGAACTCTTCATTAAACAGAATGAACAGAATTTCAATAGTAATATCTACAATTGCCATTTTGATCCCCAACATGAACACAATCGCTCCATGTTGGCTGTTTTTGAAGAGATTGAATCAAGTATCTTGAATAAATGGATGCAACTACAGCATCAGTCGACATCGACATCGATATCGACGATGACGCCGATGCCAAAACCGACTCCTAGTGGAGAAATCATACAACAATTACGCGCTGGAGTAATTAGTGTATGGAAGCATGATATGTCGATCCACGACAAACCGCAATTTCAACACTTTATTATTAAAATATCGGGTGTTTGGGAGAATGATGCGGGGTGTGGGTTGACGTACAAGTTTATCTAGTTTTTTTTCATTACTCCATCACCTGATCGGTGATTGCGTAATGAAAAAAAATGAATACGGAGGAAGACGGAGGAAGACTGAGGAAGACGGAGGAGGCGGATTGACGGAAGACTACCCATCCGTCGTAAAGAACTTCAAAATGATCTCATTGAGTACCATACATCCTCCCGCAAGAAGTGCAACAAATGCAGCGATATACGGCCCATATTTCGACATCGCCTCGCTATATTGGCCCATCTCTGATGAACACAACATTTGCTGATTGATGTACGCATACATAATACCTGCCTGAATCAATAAAAGAATGTTTACTGCCGTATCAAATGTCACGTATGATTCGGCCACATGACCTGAATTTATTTTATTATAATACACCGTATTTTGATAAATAATCCACCCAAGTAAAAGCATGAACATTGTAATTGGAATCATGTTCAACATACTCATTTTTGCAATACATCCTGGTTTTTCAGTGTCATATTTATTTAGTGTAATCGATACAATTGTAACCATCAAGCAAACTGTCCATAATAGCGTGAGATAGTAGAAGATATATGACTTGAAATACACCGTAATTTGTTTCTTCAAATCAGATGAGTCTTTATTTTTGACTTCATCCTTGATGAGCTCTATGTCGCTCATATCACTTACATTGCTAAATGATGGCGCTGCATTTTCATTATAACTATACTGAAATACCATTTTAACTACAATTGTGATGATGATCAAAATCGAGAATATCTTGAATGACGGAACAAGGTCATTCGGACCGGCTATTTTATCCATTTGTATTTCGGTTATACACTATTTAGATAATAATTGATATATGTAATTACAGATTCCATTCCGTTCCATTCCATTCTATGGTGAAGAAAACAATCGTTGTAACCGGCGGCGCTGGTTTTATTGGGTCGAATCTTTGTATTCACCTTCTCGCACAATCTCCCGACAATCATGTCATTTGTGTTGACAATTTGATCACTGGTTCACTTGATAATATTCGCGAATTATTTCACCTTCGCCCCAGGTTCAAATACATTGAATACGATATTACAAAACCAATTAATCCTACATTATTTAGTGAAGAACGAATTGACGAATTGTATCATCTAGCATCCATTGCATCTCCTGAGAAATACAAAAAATACTCGATGGATACCTTGCTCACATCGATCAATGGAACCCAGCGTGTGCTTGATTACTGTGTTCTATACAACTGTAAAATGCTGTTTACATCTACGAGTGAGGTCTACGGAGACCCTCTTGTCCACCCTCAACCCGAGACCTATTACGGGAATGTGAATACGGTTGGTGAGCGTTCGTGTTATGATGAAGGGAAACGTGTGGCGGAGACGCTGATCTACGAATACCAGAAACGGTTTCCTGATCTGGATCTGAAGATCGCGCGGTTGTTTAATACATACGGGCCGCGAATGGATCTTAATGATGGGCGGGTCATCACCAATTTTATCCGGCAGATTAAGCGTGGTGAGCCGATTGAAATCTACGGAGATGGGGAGCAAACCCGGTCATTTTGCTACATCGATGATACAGTGCGCGGGTTAGTTGCGTTTATGGCGACGGCGGATACCAGTGTAGGTATTGTAGGTCCGGTCAATATCGGTAATCCGGGGTGCGAGTTTACGATGAATGAACTTGTTTCGGTGTTTCAGAAGGCGTTACAGCGGGACGGCGACGGTACAGTATTTGAAGTGAAATACCTTCCGAGAACCCAGGACGATCCAATGTGCCGCCGTCCGGTCATTACGAAAGCGGAGGAATTGTTTGGGTTCGAGTGTGTGATTGGGTTAGAAGAGGGAATACAAAGAGTTTGGGATTATTTTTTGTAGAAAAATATTATTTGTTAATATTATAATATCAAATGAACAATAATGTTTTTGAGTTGACACCTCATCAACAAGGATTATATGACAATCTCCCTGCTGATATACTACGGGAAAATATTGATAATCTTATTATATCTATCAATGCTATTAGGGGTCTGGTACTGCCACAACACACACAAGATAATATGAGGATTTCATATAATCATCTTCTTCATCTCCCCCCTGAGACTCCAATACCCAATTTCGACAATGTGGTTGATCAAGCAAAACAACAATCAATACGGGAAGACACTATAGATATTAATAGTATATTAAATAGTGGGGAGCCCGTGTTACGGAGAGCACATGGAGGAGGAGTAGTTGGATCGTTGAGTGTAAAAATATTAAATATATTATTACCACCCAACCTGGTAGTACAACCCAACCGGGTAGTAGGAGGGAAACTCCGAAAAACTTCTAATAAGAAGGTTTCCATCCGTCGTCGTCGTTCATCCAAGGCTCGCAAAGCTCGCAAAGCTCGCAAAGCTCGCACTACGCGTCGTAGGTAATTAAGTAATCTCACTTCTTCTTGAAAAACCCGAACTTCGGTTTCGGTTTAGGCGCCGCCCCCTCCCCTTCCGCTGATTTCGCTTCGATCCACTCCCGTAACACCGTCACGTCACACGTTATATAATTCCCGTGTTTCTCTGGAAACCCTTTTAGTGCAATGAACGCCGGTTTCGTCATTTTCGCCGTTTTATGAAAGATATACGGTCCATATCTTCCATATCTTATTGTTGTATTTTCGTCGATGGTGCGTAATATTTGGCCTTGTACATACGCCGCCGTGGACGCGGGCGCGGACGCGGAAGGTTCTCCATCTCCGTCTTCGACAACCACCGGTGCACTATTTCTCTCGATGAACTGCACCACGTCTTCTAATGTCAAATCAAACTCGGATTTTTGATTTGTCGTCGTTTTTGATTTAGGTGTGTATTTGCCTTTCGTGCCAGGAACTGATGGAACATTGCCACCGCCGCCCAACAATGGCTTCAATGATATATTTGTTGATCCCCAGACGACATACGCGCCATATTTCCCGCTTTTAATAACGACATCTTGGCCTTGGTGTTGCCCCATAAATCGCCCACCTCCAGCGACTGCAACTGGCGCAGACGAAGTTCTACTGCCACCGTCACCACCACCCTCATTGGTTTCGCCAAGCATATATGCCAGTGAATACTCCCCACGCAGGATCTTAGAGTATTCAAGGTCGGGTCGCACAGATTTAAATATGAATTTCGGTTTTTTGTGTATCGTTTCCGATACATCCGATGCATCGTCGCTGGCGTCACTCTTCGCATCTACGTTCGCATCCGTCACGCGACACCGAATAACGGGCCCGTTCCGTCCTAAGATATACGAATGTTGGTCGTCAATATGAATCTCTTCCTTGACAACACCGCGCTCTTTGAGTTCTTGTAATTGCGCGGCGACATCAAACCAGCATTTATAACATAGCTCATGCCATACCATTCCACCGCCCGCGATCTCGTCAAGCTGATTCTCCATATTCTTTGTGAATTCGTACTCGAATAACGGTGCGAAATGCTCAAGGAGGAACTCGATAACAATAATTCCGAGAGGTTGAATAACAAGTTTCCTGGACTCACCGCCAATCTCTCGAACTTCTGTTTTTGATTCTATCTTTTTGTATTCTGTAAGGACGAACTCACGACATTCCAGAGATTTACCGCGGATGTCTTGGAGTTTCACATACCCGCGCTCCTGGATTTTATCGATCAGGCTTGAAAAGGTGGAAGGACGACCGATGCCCATTTTCTCGAGTAGCTGAACAAGCCCGGATTCGGTATAATGTGACTTGGTGTTTCTAAGAGAACATTTGGTCATGATTTTCTTGAATGGCGCAGATAGGACTGTATCCGAGCTGCCGGACGACGACGATGCAATCGATGCGAAATAACCGTATTCTTTCGACTCCTTGTCATACCCACCCGCAACCAACTTCCATCCAGGTTTGAGTACTTGCTCTGCAGTGTACCGGTATTCGCACTCGGTGTCTTTACCATTGACCATGACGCCGACAGGAGATGAAATCGCCATCGTGATTGTTTGACAAATAGCGGGCGCCATGAGACTCTCCAAGGTATTCCGATGAATGATGGAATATAGCCGATGTTCTCTCGGATGACAAGATTGGGGAAGTAAAGTTCGAGAGATATCCGTTGGACGGATGGCTTCGTGGGCCGCAGCAGCGGCGTCGTCTTTGGACGACGACGACGACCCCGACGACCCCGACGACACTGTTGAGATATTTCCAATAAGTTCATCCATTGTGGTACTTTCATCTGCAAAGCGTTTTCGAATATAATCGCATGCTTTCTTTACGAAATCTGAGGAATAGACCTTACTATCCGTTCGCATATAGGTTATGTATCCTTGTTCATATAATTTTTGTGCAACAAACATTGTATCTTTCGGTGAGAGATGGAGATCATTGCTTGCGGCTTGCTGAAGTGTACTTGTAGAATAAGGGCGTGGTGGAGCCTTTGATGCCTTCTTGGAGGCACCCACAGTTGCGCGGAACCCTGCATCCGGCGCCGCGGCGGTTCCCCGAATGAATAACTCGAGAGATTCGGGCGATTCTATTTCTCTCGATAGATTGAATGTAAGATTAAGTTTGGTAAAGATTCCAGAGACAGAATATACCATTGTCGCTGTGGAAGCCTCGATCTCTTTATAATTGTCGTAGATGAGTCGCAATGCGGGGGTTTGACAACGACCCGCCGAGAGATTTGTATGCGCGACATAGGTCCATAATACAGGAGATATTTTATAACCAACTACCAGATCGAGTACCTGACGAGCTTGCTGTGCAAGGACGAGGGACATGTCGATCCGGCGGGGTGCAGCAACGGCGGCACGAAGTGCGGGTTCCGTTATTTCATGGAATATAATCCTTTTAGTTGTAAGTACCGAGAGATTGAACACTTGACATAAATGCCAGGCAATCGCTTCACCTTCACGATCGTCATCTGTAGCGAGAATCACCTCATCGGCGGTGGCAATTGCTGCGCGGAGTTTCGCAACCTGGGCGTACTTGGATGACATAATTGCGAACTTGATGGCGAATTCTTTGTCGACGTCAATGGATTTCAGTCCGTCTTCAATCTCTCGGATATGTCCGAAACTGGCGAGACACATGTATTTATCTTTACCGAGGTAGCCCTCGATCTTCTGGCACTTGGCGGGGGATTCCACGATTAGAAGGGTCTTGCCGTTGCCACTGTCACGGGGGCGAGTCACGGAAGCTGTGGCGGGAGTGGGAGTTGCGGCTGCACGAGGAGTATACTTGACTTTAAATTTGGGTGGCATGACGTATGTTGTAAATCATACACAACATACGCAATCAATTTTATACTTGTTTAAAATATTATTCTAATATTATTATATCGGTAGACAATGAACTCTGCCGCATCCGCTTCACCTGATACCAAATGGTACAAATCTCTCAAACAATCCCCATTGTCCCCGCCTAGTTGGGTCTTCCCCATCGCATGGACGATTTTATACGCACTGATCATTGCGTCTGGGTTTGTATTTCTTTCTGCTACTACGACCATTAGTGCAGGCGTCCGGTCCCTCGGGTTCTTCTATTATTGCGCGGCATGGGTCCTTAATCTTTCGTGGTCCCAGATATTCTTTCGTTTCCAGCGTCCCGATCTGAGTTTCATCGTCATACTCGCAATGCTCGCGTTCATCGCTCTTAATATTCGAGCATTTTATCCGGTATCGCGCCTCGCAGCATATTTACTCGTCCCGTACATGCTATGGGTATCTTTTGCGACATACCTAAACGGATATATTCTATTTATGAATCCGATCCTGAAGGCGTAGTAGATGCGGACGGTTGCGAGGCCTTGAATTCTGCCCACGTAAGCTTCTTCTCTGGAATTGCTGGACGCGATGTTTTGGTCGCTTTTGATTTCGCGCGTTTATCTTTTGTTTCCTTTTCGGCCTCCAAATTGTCGGCGCGTTTAAGCGCACTATCAACGTAAATACTCTTCAAGATCTTCCCGACCTCAAATGAACCCTCATGTTGATCCAATTTACCATCCTCAATATCACGTAATATCTGTATCATTTTGAAAAGAAGTTTTAGGTCGATCTCGTCTGTTTTAAGACGGTTGAATAGATCAGTATAAAATTTGAAAAGAAATTCACAACGAGATACACATATTGCGTCAAATTGTTTTGGGTTTGATTTGGCTAAACGCCCATAATCGCGTTTTAATTTGATCATTGTTGTAACATCCACGTAAATTTGTGAGCTATGCTTGACACGACGGATAACTTCGGTGTGATCTTGTGTCCCATTCGCATCGATAAGTTGCTGAAGTTGAATACGCTGTTCGGAGTCCATTTGTTAGTATGCAATAATACTATGTATATTGTAGATACATACTATTTAGACCATATTTATACGCATAAATATTATTTATTTATTTTACAGCGAATATATATATAGAATGTCGACCATAAAAGTACAAGAAGCGCCCCAAGCGCCAAATTATGACGCGCAAGGTATTTCAGTCCCAGCAAATCTTGCGACACCACAAGCTACTATGGAGTCAGTAAAAGGACAACAAACCCAACTTAATTCGGTAAACAACCTCTCTGGAGGTCGTCGTGCAAAATCACGTCGTCGAGGACGCAAACATGGAAATAAGTCATCGGTTATTCGAACATATAATGGTCGTAAATACCAGAACGGAGGTGCGCAAGATGGCGGCGATCGAGTTGCGATTCCACAAGTAGGTTCAACATGCACAAGTGGTCCTCAATGTTCCGGTGCACAAAATGCGAACTTTACTTCTATCAACAACCAAGCACAGTCAAGTAGTATTAATGACGCATATGCAAAGCAATCAGGAGGCCGTAGGCATAACTCACGGTTTAATGGAAATCGTACACACGGTCGTACACACGGTCGTAGTCACGGTCGAACACGCAAACAACGTCACGACCAATCGCTTACAACGATCGTTGCATATAATATCAAAAAGGTTTTACGTAAAGTATTTACGTAATGTTAGGTTCGGGTCATGACGAATAGATATTATATGAGTGTAATATAACGGAAGACGGAAAACTATCGTCGTCGTCATTATTTGTCGAGTAAAAGTAGGAGGTAAACAACAACAACAACAATGAAATCAACTGATATCGCATTTACAATTCTGATTATTGCCATATTTCTTGGACTTTATCTAGCCAACATTTTAGCAATTGGAATGAAAAAAGTAAAAGACAACTGGCCTCTGTATCGTTGTAGCCCTTCGATTATGCCATTTGCCTCTATATTTGGTCATGATGTAGGTGATAATTTCATGCAGTGTATTCAAGCAACTCAAAGTGGTTATATGGACTATTTAATGATGCCACTGAATCATGTTATTTCGTTAGTAGGTTCAGTTGCAACTAAGATCGTGAAAGACACAGAAAGCATTCGCGGGTTCATCGGAGGTCTACGTGATAAAATTATGGGTGTTTTCAAGAACATATTCGGTATTTTCAATAATATAATTATTGGATTTCAACGTATCATTATTGCGATGAGAGATTTAGTCAATAAACTTGCCGGTATTTTTGCAACACTTATGTTTGTTATGTCAAGCGCGCTTATGGTGATGAAGAGTCTATGGGGTGGTATATTTGGTCAAATGGTAAGATCATTAGGGAAATAAATTTTTAATATTTATAGATAACATAACGAGAAGATAATCAATTCGAAAATGACGTATGAACGTGGTGCAATTATGTTGGTACATTCTGCCATGATTGGTATTGCAATTTATTTGATGATGCGATTTGTGTTTAATCAACCACCATTTGTGGCGGAAGATCGATCGATTGTAATTTCAGCATTTGTCCTTATTTATATGATAATGTTTGGACATGGAATGCCTGGTCAAATCAACAAGAATCTATCCTTTTTGTCGTAATATTGCAAGGCGCGGCGGCGAAGAATGCGTAGAGCTTAGTCCAGTGTAGTAATATTCAAATATATCTAAAATATATCTGAATATATGGTAAGGTCATGGCTGATCCATTATCACTCCTTATACATATAGCTCAAAAATACTTTGTAGATTTAGGTGTAATATCTTCAAATGTCGCTGATAGAGCAGTCGGTAAAGGGTTATCTGTTGCTCGTAATTCATTATTATCGTCATTAAAAGATTACGCAAAACAAGGGTCAGCAGAAGGTAATGAAAAGTTAGAAAAGTTGAAAAAACAACCCATAGTTGAACGGTTGAGATACTTATATGGAGACAATACATTCAGTGGACGATATGGTATTGATATCATCAAAGTATGTGTTGTTATATTTTTGTTTATGTCTGCAGTTACATATTTTCAAATACAGATCAGGCTTAATGAGGTTAAGTTTGACTGGCCGAAATACAGGTGTCGCCCTGATGTGATGCCATTTGCAGGATGGATCAATGCTCCAGAAGGGGTGGATCCTATGGAATACACGAAACAAAATTTCATGGAGTGTAGTTCGAATATGACAAAAGGAGTGTTTGATAAACCGATGGTGATGGTGTATGCTATTTTCAATACAGTTATGAACGTGTTCAAAAAGATATTGGAAGTCATCGAGACGCTTCGTATATTCTTAAACAAGATACGCGACACATTGAAAGAGATCTTTCTTGCGATTTTTAACCGTATTCAGAATGTGATTATTCCAGTTCAAGTCATGCTTATTAAAATGGTGGACTTTTTTGAAAAGATAAAAGGTATATTAGCAACTTTTTTACTTACCTTTGTTGGAGTATTATGGTCATTTTATTCACTTATTGGCTCTGTCTATGAACTTATGATTATAATATTGGTTATTATGGTTATCATTATTATTGCATTATGGTACATTCCATTTGTAGGATGGGTTCTAGCACTTGCAGCACTTATTGTATTTCTTACAATCGCGATTCCGCTTATATTGTTAGGAATTGTCTCGCGTCAAATTACCAAAAGTCGAACAAGCCGTATGCCATCGCCTTAAGCATTTGATGTTATTTAGAGAAGATGAAACGCAACTGACGAATAATTATCTATAGTTTTATTATAATTGTACAGTTCAACAATTCTAATTTTCAATATGGAATATAAACTTATTTTACTAGTAATTGTTCTTTTATTTATTGGTGCAAATCTATTATGCAGTTGTTGCAGATACCCTATTTTCGATTTTATGATGGGTAATACCGGGCTTTCTATAAAAGAAGGCAACAAAAATAAAGATAAAGACTCTGGAACCCCTGGGTCACTTCAAGCAGTAAAAGCCGCGAATAAAGATATTGCAGAAATCATGTCTAAAAATCAACCGGTTCCACCTATTTTGAATCCGCCTGGTAATGAAGGATTTCTTAATTCAGGAGGATTACCCGCCGTATTTGAACAAGGGTTGAATGCACTCCAAGGCTTTCAAGAACCATTTGATGAAGAAGCAAAAGAAGGAATTGAAAGTTTACATGACGTTTTTGAGACGGGTATAAATAGTATTTCAGATATGATGACTGGACCTCCTGCCCGCGATGAAAAAATAACTGTATCTCGTCGTGAAGGTATGAGTACAATGGGGGCAAGCGTAAATGAAGTACAAAATGGAGATCTTGCTAGCATTTGGGTAAGTAAAGCTAATTCATATGCTTCTAAGTTTGGTTACACTGAAGGAAGCAGCTTTGGTAATTCTCATAGTGCGGAAGATCCAACGAAGGGCGGAATGCTCATTTTTGCCAATAACAAATCTAAACCTGAATGTTGCCCGTCACCTTATTCTACCAGCACTGGTTGTATATGCATGACTTCTGAACAGATTAAATACCTCAATACTAGAGGCGGAAACCGTACATCCGATTCAGGGATTTAGGACATTTTCACATGGTGGGGATTCATCCATCTATCCACCCACCATGTGAAAAAAATTGAAATGTTTTTTCTGATATTTCATGATTAACAGTGATTCAAGACACACAGAACAAAGACAATGCCATCATTCAGAAAATCGAACCACAGAAGATCGACCGCTACTACTGCTGCCAACGAAACATTTACCACCACCATCCACGGAGCCAAGGACCTCAAGGAATACATCAGCCGCCTCACTGAAATTGTACAAGGCGTTCGTCGGGAATTCGATCGTGACGTTCAACAACCGCTCGCACGTGTTGAAGAACCTGGCACATTTCTCGGAAGTCGCAAGTTCGACGTGACAATGTGCAGTGTGGCACAAGACAGCGTTCGTCATTCAGAAATTGTACTGCCTCAATGCAGCGGGTTCCTTAAAGCAGAACAAGTCGTCAATGACGATATGGAGTTGCTTGAGAACATTCGCAAAATGCTCGTCACCAACGAACACCAGCGGAACAGAAGTGTCAAAAATCTCAAAAAGACAAGAAACCAAGTGTCAGCTGCTTTGAAGAGCGTTCTCAGCGGCTGTGTCGAAGAACTTGAACTTGAACCGGAAATTCCAGGAGACAAAGAAATCAGATCGCTCATTCAACAACAGATCCAACAGGTTCAGCAGAATCACCGTACAGTTTCTCGCAATCTTTGCATGCAAGCTGAAATGATCATCCGTGCGCTGCGAACACGTGACATTATCGCTTACAAACTGGCCGCGGAAAACACGATCCAGAAGATCATCCGCCACGCCGATCTGTGCCGCAAATTCATCGCCGAGTGCCGCCAAATTGCTTGCATTGAATATTGCGCTTCTGCGTGGTGGATGGAGACACAGCGAGACCCAATGGATCATTCGCCTTACTACGTGACAGCCGTTTCAGAAGGCGAACCCACCAAGTTCAACGCATCTGCGGTAGAGTATTCCGCTTTGGTTTCAGGAGGCCGTGCACCACCACGAATTCTCATCGAGGTACACAGTGCAAACAGATTTTCCGACGACAACTCTTGCGTGGTCGTCTTCAGCCAATACCTGGACCAAGAACTCGCAGAGACAATTCTCACGGAAGAGGCGGTTGCTGCATTTGAAGACGATGAGGAGCCGACAACATACCGCCGCGATTACGGCACAATCATTTCGAACCAATACCCTCATGCCAGCAATGGCGACGAACAACGAGACGAAGAAGAAGCAGGAAATCAGCGGGGGCGGATGGACTGGAACTAATCGGACGACACATATACGATATTACAGGTAAGCAAGGTAAGTATTTTTTTTATAGAGTCTGAAATCTCATCGATGACATCTTCCATCGAACGCACCATAATCGGTTCACGAATCATACTCAAATACTCCTCATCCGTCATTGATTTCATTCGTTCAATCATTTCAGATATGTCTTCTTCTGTCGCAGTCGACTTCAAGTGAAGAAACCGTTTTGGATTAAAAAACTCACAAACACGGTCCGATCCCCAATATACCGGAACCACCCCCGACCGAAGACCATTCACCAATTTTTCTGTAATATAATAGGGTTGACTAGAATTCTCCATTGTAATCGCAAATTTCCCGCGCTGATAAAACTTAATTAATTCCGGCGATTTATAATCTCCATTGATATTTTCGTCAACATTAGTTTTGTATTTCCCGCCAAAATATACCGTCATTTGTTGTTCGAGGCGATCTATAAAACGTAACCGTTCTTCGCCGTTAGCATTAGTAATTACAACGGATGCAGATACGGAATTTGGAAGTGGTGGAGGAGAAACATTTTTCTCATCACTCGATTTTAACTCTTCCAAAATGTATGGATTAGATTGTAAATATAATAAGTATAATGGACACGCCACAAAACGGTCATGAGTTTTTTCATATCCCAAGACACAATCATAATGAGATACATCAGGGTAAGTGCAATATCGCGATTCTCCAGTAAATAAAAATGACGCAGTCCATTTTTTGTAATATAAAAACGTATTATTACCAAATATGGATTCGACCAATACACTTGCTTCGTCAGGTGAAGTTGTAATATGAATTGGTGCACCAAAAACCTTTTCAAATAATGTTATAAAAAACGTAGCGTCCATACTATCTGTTTTTTCAATGAAACCACCCCAAAAGTTATAGAAGAAAACCTTCACTGGTGTATTATTTGTTGACATGATAATACCAAAATATATAAAAAATCTTTATATTAATTACGATCGTTATGATTGTTCCTGATTCCTCATTCCTGATTTATATTACAAATACAAACTCAAATTCACACGCTTATCATCGTTGGCTTGCTTGACTAGTTTGTCGACAACCTCGTTTGTCACCGAGAACGGAAACGCTACCTTCAGTGACATTTCCTTCTCGAAGAGCGGCGTATCCGGCTTGATGAGACGATACAAGTTCAACTTACGGTGAACGACTTCCAAGCATCGCTTCAGGTTGCGAACACCTTCCTCCTTCTCCGTGTAGTTCTCCACGATGTGCTCGATCACTGAATCTGGGATGGCGATGTCTCCTTCGCGAAATCCGACCTCTGTGCAAATCTTGGGGATGAGATACTTCTGCGCAATCTGTGTCTTGTCCTTCTTGTTGTATCCGGACGTGTTAATTCTATACATCCTGTCAAGCAGAATGGGGTTGACTTTGGTTTCATCATTGTAGCTGAAGATGAAGAGGCACTTGCTCAAGTCAAAGTCGATCTCGGCGAAGTAGCGGTCGTGGAACTGCGAGTTCTGACTTGTGTCGGTGAGGTGCGTCAGGATGCCGACGATTTCCTCTCCCTTGGCGGTCTCGCTGATCTTGTCGAGCTCATCGAAGTAGATGACGGGGTTCATGGAACCACACTGGATGATGATCTCGACGATCTTGCCCCACGTGCTGCCTTCGTAAGTGTAGGAGTGACCCTCAAGGAAGCTACTGTCGGTAGCACCACCGAGTGCGATGAACGCGAAATCACGTCCGAGAATCTTGCTGATACCCTCCTTCACAAGTGAGGTCTTTCCGGTTCCCATTGGACCCTTGACTGCAATTGCACTTCCCATTGCGCCTGGATTGGAAATCCACTGACCGAGCATCTGCATAATCTGCAGCTTGGCGTCGTTGAGACCGTAGACAGCAGTGTCGAGTGTGGTCTTGGACGCCTCCATGAACTCGCTGCATCGCTGGAGACCATCTTCGATGGTGAGGGGGAGATTGCGAGTCTTGTTGAAGGGGATCTTCATGAAGGTATCTACCCAGTTCTTCACCTTGTAGTACTCACCGCATCCTGGCTCCATGTGACGAAGCGAGTTGATTTTGCGCATGGCGATCGCCTTGAATGCGATGGGGATGTCTGTCTCCAACAGAGAAAGGCGGTACGGTTTCTGAATGATGCTGACTGCGTGGATTTGCTTCAAGTCTGCGATGACTTTTTGCTGCTCAGCTGGCGTCATGTGACGGCGGAAGTAGCGGAGATCGTTGGTAGAGTTCTTCTTCCTGAGAAGTGTCTTGAACTCCTTGACGTTCAGCTTGTCGCGCTTCTTTTCATCGGCGCGGAGCTGGTTCTCAATATCACGCTGCTTTTGCTTCATTTCTTCGAGCTGCTTTTTCATGAACTTATTGTTTGCGAGCGAAGAATTGGAACTCATCGTGTCAGTGAGCGATTGAATCGTTTCTTTGATGTCGGCAAGTTGTTTTTTGTTGTTCTCGCAACGCAGTTCCATTTTCTTTTGGTCTTTCTTGTGACGCGCAATGTCTGCTTCGCTGCTGTCGTCGCTGTCGTCATCATCACTGAAGTAATCATCATCGTCGTCTTCGTCATCCTCGCTGTCGTAGTCTTCATCTGTTTCGCTGTCGTCGTCGTCCGATTCGCTGTCGTCTTCTTCGCTGTTGTCTTCACTGTCATCATTTTCTTCATCGGTACTTACATTTTCTTCATCTTCGTATTCCTCTTCAGCGTCACTGTCTTCTTCTTCATCCTGTTCGTCACGGCGTAACTTTCTTCCTTTTCCTTTGCCTTTGCCGTTGGCAATCGCAGCAGCAATCACCGATGAAGCAAGTGCCTCCGCGATTTTGCCAACCACCATGTTTGCAGCTCGGGTTTTGGTTTTTTTCGTCACGACCATAGCACGAGTGCTGTGGCGACGAGGAGGAACAGGTACAGACACAGACGATGAACCCGAGGAGTGCTCTCCTTCAGACTCTGATCCAGAGCCTGATTCGGATTCAGGAACACCCTTGTTGTCCTCATCGTCACGGTGCTTCTTATAAGTCGTCTTGGATCCGAAGATACGGGCGGCGGCTTTCTTCTTGTCGTTCTTCTTGATAATGAATGGCATTGTCGTTCTTGTTGTTCTTGATGAATCACTGTGGATCGTCATTCATCAAAAAACAATTTCAATTTTTTTCGTTCGATTTTTTCATTTTTCTACTTTCTTCATGACATATTCCATATTCCATATTCCATATTCCATATTCCATATTCCATATTCCATTATCATTCAAAATTCTATATCTCAACAAAATTGAAAACAATCTAAATATTATAGTAGGTATATAAGAAGACCGAACACAAAAGGTTTCACATACCCAAAAAACAATGGCAATGTCAACGACAACCCCCGTATCTAAAATTATTGGTATTCAATTTAGTATCATGTCACCCGAAGAAATATTGAAAGGATCTGTCGCTGAAATCACCAATCGTGAAACATATGTGAACAATAAACCTGTTATAGGGGGTTTATTTGACCCAAGGATGGGTCCAATTGATCCTGGTGTGATTTGTCCAACAGATGGACTCGACTATATGAAATGCCCCGGATACTTTGGACATATCAAGCTGGCCCGACCGGTCTTTTACTATCAATATCTAGGAACGATTATAAAAATCCTGCGCTGTGTCTGTATCAAGTGCAGTGCTCTTCGCATGAGCAAATCTGCGAATAAGCAACTTATGAGATTGCCTGCAGATGAGCGATGGACACAGGTGTTTCGCGTGGCTAGCAAAATCAAGCGTTGCGGAGAAGACACGGAGACCGGTTGTGGTTGTCTTCAGCCTACTCGTATTACAATGAAGGCTGGTCTTGGCAAAATATACGCTGAATGGGACAATGTGAAGGGAATTTTAGAAGAGACCACTGCAGCCAGTATTTCCGGTAGTGCAGCGGAAGCGGACAAGGATGGATCTCTTTCGATGAAACTCACTCCGGAAATCGTGATTAAAATCTTCCGCAGAATCAGTGATGAAGATGTCGAGTTCATGGGATTTAGTCCGGTGTTTTCTCGCCCGGATTGGATGGTTTGTCAGGTTCTCGCCATTCCGCCACCCGCCGTTCGTCCCTCTGTGAAAATGGATGGTTCCCAAAGGAGCGAGGATGACATTACCCATATCATCGTGAATATTATCAAGGCAAATACGACACTTCAAGACAAAATCAATGAAGGCGCGCCTGCAAATGTGGTTGACGGATGGCATATGATGCTTCAGTATTACGTCGCTACCCAGGTCAACAACAACATTCCAGGTTGTGCACCTGTTGCGCAAAGGTCGGGTCGTCCATTGAAATCTATCCAGGAACGCCTGAATGGTAAGCAGGGGCGCGTTCGCGGGAATTTGATGGGAAAACGTGTGGATTTCTCGGCGCGTTCCGTGATTACACCTGACCCTAACCTCTCCATTCGCGAGCTCGGAGTTCCGTTGAAAATTGCGAAGAATATTACGAAACCGGTCGTGGTGAATGATCGGAACAAGAAATTCCTGCTTCGGTTGGTTCGCTCGGGTCCAGATGAGTATCCTGGTGCGAAGATTTTGGAGCGGAAGACGGGCGAATCCATTTCGCTTCGTTATGCAGACCGCGCGAATATTATGCTGAACAATGGCGATATCGTTCATCGACACATGATGGACGGTGACGCGATTTTATTCAATCGTCAGCCGACGCTTCATAGGATGAGTATGATGTGTCACATTGCGCGCGTGATGTACCAGGGAGATACGTTTCGTATGAATGTTGGTTGTACGAAACCCTATAATGCAGACTTCGATAAACATCTCTGTCGAAAACAGGAGGCGTGAAAAGCGTGCTACCTCCTAGTCTATTGGGTCATATGACCCAATTGGCAAAACACCTTGTTGCTGGAAACCCCTTAGAGCCTTTACTACCACTTTCGGATGGAAACATCTGCGAGGAACTCGTTTAATTGACGAACCCAATGGTAATAATGTAAAGGATTGGGCAATCAGCAGTGTTACTTCCTACGGTCGTATGGTAGACTATGGAAGGCATTCAGAGACTGAACCGGTGTTGGTGAGCTATGACAAACTAACCATTTGGAGCTTGCTTAAGATACAGTCCGGCCTCTTGGGAAACCTTGAGGATATTCATCGGGAGATGAAATGAACCTTCACATGCCGCAGGATGACGAGTCCGAGATTGAGTTGCGCCACTTGGCAGCAGTTCCATACCAACTCATCAGTCCTGCAAACAATAACTCGATTATCGGCGTCTTTCAGGACTCGCTGATCGGGTCGTATTTGTTCACACGTGAAAATATCAAATTTACGCCGAGGGAGGCGATGAACTTGCTTGCAGCGTACCCTCGTGTTAACGAAACCCTATTCAAGAGCGGCGAGGATGTCACCAATTTCGACGTTTTATCGCAAATATTGCCGCCCTTGACGCTGAAATACAAGAAGAAGGCGTTCGGTGAGAAAAACCCGAATGAGGACTACGCCACCTCGAATAATGTCGTTGAGATCCGAAATGGTCGAATGATTCGCGGTCAAATCGATAAGAGCGTTCTTGGTGGCGGCGGCGTCGGCTTGATCCAGCGTGTATGCAATGATTTCGGAAATATCGCCGCATCTGACTTTATTGATGGGCTCCAGAACATTATTACGGAATACATGAAATCGCACGCATATAGTGTCGGAATCAGCGACCTTATTGCGAATAAGACGACGAATACACAGATTGCGGATGTCATCACGAAGAAGAAGACGGAGGTGAAGAACTTGATCGATCAGGTCCATCTGGGGATTTTCGAGAACAAGACTGGAAAGTCGAACGAGGCTGAGTTCGAGGCTAAGGTGTCGAATATTCTGAATACTGCAACGAGTGAGGCAGGTGGTATCGGAACAAAGAGTTTGAACTCAGATAACCGTTTCATCGGTCTCGTGCTTTCAGGTTCAAAGGGTAGCGACATCAACATTTCGCAAATGATTTCGTGCCTCGGACAGCAGGCGATCGAAGGCAAGCGTATTTCATACGGATTTGATAGCCGTACATTGCCGCACTTTAACAAGTTCGATGACGGACCTCTGGCGCGCGGATTCATTGAGAGTTCGTTTATTTCGGGGTTGTCGCCAGAGGAACTCTTCTTCCACGCGATGGGTGGTCGTATTGGTCTTATTGATACGGCTGTTAAATCTGTTACATGGGAGACGCCGATTATCGTTGTAGAAAATGAGGTTCCTAAATATGTCAAAATTGGTGAATGGATTGATGCACATTTGGATAACCATAAGATGACAAATGGTAGTGATAATAAGATTCAGTATATGACCGAGCAGAATATGGAATACTTGGAATTGACACATCCGATCAAAATCGTTACGATGGATTATGAAGGAAATGTATCTTGGGAGACAATAACAGCAGTCACTCGTCACGATCCGGGAGATAAGCTCTTCAAAATAAAAACTAAGGCTGGGCGTTATGTCACTGTTACTGCAAATAAGTCGCTTCTTGTTTGGAATGAGGAGCTTCAGCAGTTTCGCGAGAAGTACACTGAAGAAATCAAGGTTGGTGATTTCGTTCCTGTTGCGACAAATGTGGCTGATTACAGTGCGGATAGTGAATCATCAAATATGGCGATACCTATGGAAAAATACTTACCAAAGACCCACTATGTATACAGCTCTGAAATGCGTAAGGCTGTAGATTTGATGAAAGAAGCGATGGGTGATGCTAGAATGAAAATTCCCACCAACTGGTGGAATGAAAATAATAACAAGACATTTGTTCTTCCCTATCCTAACAAGGCTCGTCTTCAGAGAGCAGTTGTTCGTTCAAATATTGAAAATATATCGTCAGATTGTGTATATTCATACAATGGAACTAGACAGCACTCAAATATCCCCGAAACATTTGAAATGACTTTTGAAAATGGTGTATTTATTGGGTTGTTCATCGCAGAAGGAAATATTCACAAGTGCCAAATTACTATCACAAATAATGATGAAACCATTCGATCATTTGTTAAAAATTGGTTCTCCAAGTTCAATATTCAATGCGTCGAAAGATCTAGGACAAACAAAGCCAATGGCACAACAACGACAATTTGTGGAGCATCTAGTATTATGGCTGAATTTATTACGAAACTAGTTGGACACGGCGCAGAAAACAAACATATTCCTAATGAGGCATATATTTCAAATACTGACTTTGCTAAGGGTTTATTGAGTGGTTATATTTCAGGTGATGGACATATTTCTCGAAATTCAATTGATTCGTCATCTTGCATCGAACGATTGACGGAAGACATTGCGTTTCTGTGTTCCAGATTAGGTGTTTATGCAAAGATATCAAAATCTCAACTCAAGAAAAACAATTTTGGAACAAAGAATATCAAACCAGCGCATCGTTTGTCAATCCGCGCATCAAATGGAAAGCGATTTTCAGAGCAAATCACTCTTCTTCATCCTGAGAAAAATCGTAAGATGAAATCTATTGTTTGGACTGACAAATTAGACAAGATTCGCACCCTGAATGATGTAATCCTGGATGAAATCGTCGCAATGGAAATAGTAGATCCCGCGCTTCACCCGAAAATGTATGATTTGACAATTCCAAAGACACTCAATTTTGGTTTGGCAAATGGTCTTCAAGTTCGCGATACGTCAACCACAGGATATATTCAACGTCGTCTCATTAAAGGCATGGAAGATCTGAAGGTGGAATACGATATGACCGTCCGTAACGGCAAGCAACGTATTATTCAGTTCGCTTATGGTGATGACGGAATCGACACGATCAAGGTGGAGAACCAATCGCTGCCGTTGGTGGCGATGAGTATGGATGAAATCTATGCGCATTTCCATATGCCACTCGACAATTCAAGTGAAACGCAAGAAAGCGCAGCCACCGCATTCACGAAGACAGCATACGCGAAGATGAAGAAGGAGAAGATGGCGACTGGGAAGAAAATCCGAGACCTCATTGACTATATGATTGAAATGCGCGACTTGATCATTGAGCGCGTATTCAACAATCTCGACAATAAGAATGTCCAAATGCCAGTGTCTTTCATGCACATCATCAACAATGTTCAAGCGCAACAACAGATCAATCAGAACTCGATGGTGGACATTACACCACTAGAAGCGATGGAGATGATTTCTGCAGGGTTTCGACAATTAGAGAATATATATTACGCGCCACCAACTCTCCTATTTAAGGTGATGTACTATTATTACCTCTCACCAAATCAGCTTCTTCTCGTGAAGCGTTTCAATAAGAGTGCGTTATCCATCTTGATAAGTGTGATCAATCTTCAGTACAAGCGATCAATCGTTGCACCGGGTGAAATGGTGGGAATGGTGTCTGCACAGAGTATCGGTGAACCAACTACACAGTTAACACTGAACACATTTCATTCTGCCGGTGTTGCATCCAAGTCAAATGCTACACGTGGTGTGCCGCGTATTGAAGAAATCTTGTCGCTTTCAGAGAACCCGAAGAACCCATCGATTACAGTATATTTCAAGGAGGACGATGAATCAACGCCAGAACGCGTCCAGGAGTTTATTCCGTTGATTGAACATACGAAGTTGGCTGAAGTTGTAGAATGCGTGGAAGTATGCTTTGATCCAGATGACTTGAATACACTTGTAGAACAAGATCGGGCGGTCATGAGTCAATACCAAGAGTTCGAGAAGTTGATTGAAGAATGTGTTCGCGATTCAGTGATTGCTGGAACATCGAGTGCTCCGGATCTTCCGAGCGGTGGAGGAGTTGCAGCTTCTGCCACTGCGTCTTCTGCAATGAAATCCAAGTGGATTATCCGTATTAAGATTGATCCGGTTGCAATGTTGGATAAAAAACTCACAATGGATGATATTCACTTCTCTATCAAGAACAGTTATGGAAATGAAGTGAGCTGTGCATTTTCGGACTATAATGATGACAATCTCGTTTTCCGACTTCGTATGGAGAATATCGCACAGGGTAAGAAATCCGGCGGTGGTGGCGGCGGTTTTGGTGGTGGTGGTAACAAACAAAATCCACTGGATCAATCCGATCATATCTATATGATCAAGACATTCCAAGATCACCTCTTGAACAATATCGTACTTCGTGGCGTGAAAGGAATAAAGAAAGTCATGCTTCGTAAAATCAAGAATACGTTGACAAAGGCGGATGGAGTATATACAAAGAAGGATAGTTGGGTACTTGATACAATGGGAACCAATCTAATTCATATGCTCGGACAAGATTACATTGACGCCAAACGCACTGTGAGCAATGATATTCAGGAAGTATATCGCGTGTTTGGAATTGAAGCGGCGCGTCAGGCGATCTACAATGAACTAGCGGAGGTGTTTGATGACTCTCCTATCAACTATCACCATGTGTGCCTGTTATGCGACCGTATGACAGTTAACTCGTCAATGATATCGATCTTTCGCCATGGAATCAACAGTGATGACATTGGTCCGATTGCAAAGGCGTCATTTGAAGAGACACCAGAGATGTTCTTGAAAGCGGCACGACATGCCGAGTTGGACCCGATGCGTGGTATTTCTGCGAACGTGATGTGCGGCCAGGAAGGATATTATGGAACAAGCGCATTTCAGGTACTCGTAAATATGGACGAGATGATGAAACAAGAAGCAGTGGAGTACCGTCATACTGACGCAAATGAAGAGATCGAGGAAGCGTTCAAGGCGAACTCGTCGGTTGGATTGGATACGGATAAGTGTGGTATTCCGAAATTGGCAATTCAGTCATGCGTTGACAATGTCAAGAAAGTTCGACTTGGAAAGGTGGATGATGACTATGATATCGGATTTTAAGGAATTATCTGGAATATAGCGTATAATAAAGTATACGAACAAATGTGGCTATACTAATTTTTCTTACGGCGTTGTGATCGTCGTCTACGAGAACGTTTTATTTTACGTGTTCTCTTTCGGTATTTATTTCGGCCACCAAATGCGGGAATTTCTCCGGTTGTGGCATTAGCTACACCGGATGAAGGATTATTTGCCATCTGAATTGCTTTACTTACTGCTCCATCATTTGGATCTTTCAATGAAGAAATACAACGAAACGGAGGATTAATTGGATCGTTAAACGGATCAAAATCATAATCTATTTTATATCCTCCAGGACAAATTGGGTCTCCACCGTCCGGATTATCGATTGGAAATGGATTACCTTTTTCATCAACTGGTCCACCTTTCTTCTCATCTTTTTTTTTATTTGTGGTTGAAGTTTTTGTTTTATTTTTCTGATCTTTGTTATTGTCCTTCTTGTCTTTTTCAGTGTCTTTCTTGTCTTTTTCAGTGTCTTTCTTGTCTTTTTCAGTGTCTTTCTTGTCTTTTTCAGTGTCTTTCTTGTCCTTTTCAATGTCGTTCTTATTCTTATCTTTTACCGTGTCTTTTTTATTTTTGTCCTTTTCAGTGTCTTTCTTATTCTTATCTTTTACCGTGTCTTTTTTGTTATTATTTGTTTCATTATTAGATTCTGTAACCATTTCACGAATATTTACTATATTATAGTAATACTAAATATTCATACACACTAACAATAGCGAAACATTCAATATATTAAATCAGTACCGCGTTTCGCCGTTTGTCGGTTTATAAACGCGTCTTCACAACAATATATTATACTAGATTTCGTATCAGTGTAGTTCTATTTAATTGGCCACAGGTTGGGCCTGACCTCATCCGCCACTCTGGATGGCGCGACGACGGTGAGAATGAGAACGACGATGACGGACAGTAGATGCACGACGACGACGAGTGCTGCTGCGCTTTTGACCACGGGTCTTACACGATGACTTTCGATGATTAACCATGAAATACGAATATTGTATTATATAGAATATTAGTATTTTAATTTTTATGTGTAAACAAAGAAAAAATGCTCCTTACGGGGCTCGAACCCGTGACCTCGGGCTCATAAGACCCGCGCTCTAACCAAAACTGAGCTAAAAGAGCACAACCTATACGGAATACAATCAACGCATATTTGATCATATCCACTTAAATTACGCGTGATTATTTTAAGTTCTTTTCTTATTCACATCTCATTTACTTACAAGCCAGTTTTATTCGTAAAATTACGTACATTTTAGTATAGTATGAAAGTATAAAATGAACAATAATAATAATGTTTGTGTAGTTTTTGTATGCGATAAAAACTATTTTAATAAATTTGTTACTACTTGCAATCAATTAATTAATATTGGTAAATATGTTGGGAACATTTGCTTAGTTGTAGGAGATGATTTACATAACGACGAAATGTTAGATTGTGAATTCATAAAAAATAATAATATTCTGATCAAATATTTTCCTAATATTCCTTTTTCAAATGAATTTTTAGAAATAAACAACAAAATAAATACTGATGGACGAAATATAACAAAAAGATTTCAATGGCATAAACTTCATCTATTCAATGTATTTTTTAAACAGTGGAATTATATGTTTTATGTAGATTGTGGAATGACTATTTTTGATGATATATCACCTATACTGGCCGAAGCTACCGAAAAAACATTATTAGCACATTCAGACGCATATCCTAGTTATGAATGGAAATTACATGTTCAATTTGACAAAGAGAATATCGAATATTTCAGTAATCTTAATAATAAATACAATTTGGATATTGACTATTTTCAAACTGGTATGATGTTGTATGACACAAGAATCATCGAAGAGGATACATATGATAATTTACTACATTTATCATATGAATATCCGATTAGTAGAACGAACGAGCAAGGCATAATCGCCTTATATTTTACAAACATCAAACCTTTATTCAAACAAATAAAAACACATAATGAATCTACATATTTTTATGATTGTTTATCACGAGACACAAACAATAAATATATCATGTTGAAAATTGTATAGCGTCGCCCTCTTTTTCATCCAGCAACATCAATGCCATCGCCGCGTAATTGTGTAAATCGATCAGGGTGTCGCGTATACCTTCATCATTGACTAAATTCACGCCGTTTTTGGTGATTGACATGGATCGCTGAATTTTATCCTCGATTCGCATGAGTACTCCAATCACGCCATATTTCGCAAATGCGTCTCCATAATCTTTGTTCTTCCGCGTAAATAGTTCCAAGGCTTCTGCCTGTACTGCCTTCATTTGTTCGACACGCCGGTTTTGTCCTTCTCCATCCATTTCCACGAACGATGATATATGCATTCATCGTAAATATTTATATCAATTTTTATGTTAAATAATAGTTAAATAATATAAACAACAAATGTTTATATGATTTTGGTAAATACCGGCAACCCGTTTCGATCGAGTGACCTCGGAGTTATGAGCCCCGCGCGCTGCCCCTGCGCCATGCCGGTAAAACAGTTTGGGTGCTACGTTTTTTGAGCTTTCGCTCAATTCCACAGCTGTACTGTGCGAAATGTCCAGCTTGACTAAATCTCGATTGTATAGGTTAGTCATTCGACACACATACACTTCTCAAGTAAAAATTCTAAATAAGATAACCGTCTAACGTTCGTACCGCTGGTGAAACGGTCTAATAAGTGTCAGACGAGATAATAATTCATACATTGTCTACGTGGCACACCGTGCAACTTATAGAGTTCTGTTATGAATTTGGTTGGAGTTGATGGAGTCATCTCGTAGAGACGATCGCATTTCTATAAAATGCGAAAAATGAAAAATACCGGCGACTCGTCTCGATCGAGTGACCTCGGGGTTATGAGCCCCGCGCGCTGCCCCTGCGCCACACCGGTAAAACAATACGACCTTGGTCATGTGCTGCGTTTATAGCGTCCAGCTTGACAATGCCACCTGTAGGTATCGATCCCACACCGTCCTTGTAATGAATAAGAAAATAACCATCCGACTATCGGACCAATGATGATGAGTCATCAGTAAAGTAGGTGTCAGACGATAAAACGTCCGCCGTGGAAGTGGCTTAAAATGATTGTGTCTATGCGTAGACGTTCCGCTTCTGTAAAGTGGAAGAAAGACCCGAATCGGGTTACTACCGCCTGTGGGTTTTGATCCGACGACCTCCAAGTTATGAGCCTGGCGCTCTGCCCCTGAGCTAAGGCGGTAAAATACGCGACTCGCGACTCGCGTTGTGCTGCGTTTATAGCGTCCAGCTTGACAATACCGGCGATAGGGTTTGATCCTATGTCTCGGCTGGAGCGACCACCGCGAGTTGCCACTACTCCACACCGGTAAAACCAATTATCTTAGAATGAAATGATGCTGCTACTAATGCGTTTATAGCGTGGCAATTTCTTTAAAACTGCCTAAGTGGTAAATACCGGTGACCCGTTTCGATCAGGTGTCCTCGGAGTTATGAGCCCCGCGCGCTTCCTCTGCGCCACACCGGTAAAATAATGATGTTGTTATTGACAGTGAGTTTCGATCTCACGACATTCCGAATAAATTGTCAGAATTCTTCCGCTGATATATGCCCAACACCAGCTGCGTTTAGTGTCCAGCTTGACAAGCCATTTCTTCAAAACGGCTAAAGAGGAGAATACCGGCGGTAGGTTTCGATCCTACGACCTTCCGCTTATAAGGCGATAATCATTCGTAGATCGGACCAGTTCCTTTCGGAATTAGTAAAAAAATAACAAACGATGTTTTGAGACGCTCTGCCGCTGAGCTACACCGGTAGGTTAGTTCAAGACACAAAATAACAAATTCTTAAACAACAAACAAATCAGATAATTTTTAAAGATAATCATCACAAGGCGTACCGTTACATAGATGCAATCATTTATGTAAATGTCATAAAATTTGTGACGAAAGTTGATTTGTTAGATGTAAAAGAATTAGTAAATTGCAAATCCTGAAGGGTGTGAAGACAGTTACCTACCTTCACATACTATACAAAGAAAATATCTTTAAGTTCTTTTCGCGAAAAAAAACGCGCCGTTTACGCATTTTTTCCTAAATGTTCGATTCCATTATTCGATCAATTCCTCAATTTCTCGAACTGCGTGGCAAATCCGGAATCGATGATACCAACGTTTCGAAATTAGTGGAAGTACTTCGATTTGAACCAGTTTAAAACTTGTGTCTAAAAGACCAATCGCCATTTGTTCCTCTTCACCCTTTAATGTAAGAATAAACACAGATTTAAGTATGAAATGAAGAAGAAGCATTACATGTTCGCTAGACACATAAAATCGATACACTTTACCCTGGTTAATATTGTTAAATGACTTAATAATGAAATATACAAGTTGATTGAATTGTGGTGCATCATTAATATCGATTTTTCCATCGGATAAGATTTTATTGAACCCAGATTCCAGTATGAAATTCAACTTGTCACGTATTCCATCTTCACAAACATACTTTTTTAGACTCTCTAATTGTTCTCGTTTTAATTGATCTTTGAATTCATCAAATACACGTTCAATTTGATTAATTGCTAAAGTAGGCTCCCGAAGAATATTATTCAGTTTGGTTCGTAAAAAAGGAATTGTGAATATCAAATTGAATGTGATATCTTTTGCAAAATGAAAAAGTGATAGTTTGATTTTTTTGATTTCAGGGTCCTCATCATCGTAATCAATTGCAGTGTCTTTATCTTCATCATCTATGATGATTTTAGTGTTTGTAGGTTTAATACGATGTGTTGTTTTGTTGTTTACTTGCGCTTGTGATAAGGGAGCCGGTGATGCAGGTGACAGTGGTGGTGGCGCTGGTGACGGTTGTACGTGTATGTGTTGTTGCATCTGCGTTGTTGTTTTGTTTACTCCTTGTATAGGAATCGATATATCTGTTTTTTTTGTTCCCACTGATTGAGCGGTCTGTATATTACGTGCGATTGCTTGATTCATAACATCAGTCATAGCTGAATGATTGATTGCCTTTATAAAATTGATGGGGGTGTTTGGAGTTGGCGCTTCTCTATTCATATTATTATGTATCGCCGTCGATACGGGTACTACTTGTACTGGAGTGGATGTTCGTGTTAATGATGGAGGCTGTAAAGGAATTTTAACAAGAATAGGTGCGGGTGCGGGTGCGGGTGCTTGTACAGGTATAAAATCAGGTATATCAAAAACATCACTTATTATTAGTTGTGGTGTAGAATTAATTGCTTGATTACGAGATATAACATCTGCTGTTACGTATACCGACTGTATTTGTGATTGTTGATTCATTTTTCCTATATATCTTTTAGTTTATTTTTAGTTACTGAAATAATGATGCATTTGATGACATCGCTGCTAATTTTACAATCGGATTATCAAGTGGTACCAATTCTCGTACAGGAGGTTCATCCGAACCGGTTGGTTCCATAAGTGTAAATACGCGTTTCTTATTTTTAACATTACCGATCTTGAATGTACGCACATACTCTTCGAGGGAAACTCTTTCTTCTTCATCACGTCGAATATTTTCTCTTAATTCTGGCGAAATAAGTTCCAGTGGTAATTTCAGTAATGAATATTCGGCGTATTTCACTTCGATTAATCCGAAACGAGAAGGGACATCCTGTGCAACGGCGAATGGGTGGACGAAAAAATAACTATTATCTTCTTCATCTCCGTATAATACCATCATGTTTTTACCATTTTCGCTTAATAGTGACTGCGTAATAAAGACAATCGGTATTTTGAAGTATAACGCGAGTATCCATATATCAATATTTGTTAAAAAGTAATTTTCACTTTGAATAATTTGTGGCAATGTTGCACGTTCTTCATTAATGAGATCCGCGTATTTTTTCATCCCATAGCCATTCAATATCATCGTTAGTTTCTTACCAAGTCCAGATTCAGATAGTTTTTCATATTCGCCCACCAAGATATTCTTCACTTTTACAAGTGTCATATCTGCGAGTTGGTCGACGTGTTGATGACGGCAATTTTCACACATGAAGTAGTTACATTGACGACATGCGAACTCGGTATGATCATTACCGATTGAACTACGACATTTTTGACATACTTCAGTATCTGGCTCTGGTGCCGCTGCCGCTTCACCGCCAGCATTCACCGATTTAAATGAAAATGGTGATGCTTTTTGGCGAATACAACTATGTCCACTTGGACATTTTGACGCATTTTGTGCAACAATACGTAATATTGTCAATATAACATCAAACGAACATTCAACACTTTCATTGGAAAAAAGTATTTCAAACGCATTTGAACTTGGGAAAAATATTTGTCTCATTTTTTCAGTAACTTTACGTTTCGATACTTGGCGACAAAAATCTAGTACATGATTGATTTCGTTGATCTGAAGTGATGATTCCATTAGATCACCTGAACCTACGGCGCCTGCGCCAGGGAGACCATCCGCAATGGGAGCAACAGCAGTAGCACCAGCAACAGTACCTACGCTGGGAGCGGCTTGCCCATTTTCTAATTCTAAGTATCGGTCTACATATTCTTTACGATACACTGGGTCGTAAGTTTGTATACCACGACTACCAGCATTGCTGGGCGCAACTGTGTAAAAATTTGTCTGGAATACATACGGATTTGCATCAGCTGGTTCCATATTATCAAAGTATTCTTGTGTAATGAACGTTTCGAGTAGAATAATTTCATCATCGCGAAGGTCGTATTTTCTCTCTTGAAATGATAAGTATTTGGTGGGTTCAAACATAAAGAGTTTCACGCGTTCATATCGAATCATTTCATCTGCCAGTTTACCAAAATATGCAACTTGATTGTCAATATCTGGATACATGAGGTTTCTTTGAGGTAGGAGAAGTTTACACAAACCGCCGGATTCTTTCAAACAGTAGCTTTTCTTGCCACATGTTTCGTCGTCACTCGTAATACATCCAGATATTTCACCCACTAGTTTCAGAGTATCTTTATTATAGCGAATGAATGCAATGTATTTTGAGAGAATTCGTTTCATGTGCGCTATGATTTGGGATAGCTTATTATGATAGATCGTAAATGGTGACGTAATCAACTTTTCAATGTCATCCTTTACAGCTTTATTCTCTGGCCGGTTTAACACATTACGCGCAGTATTGCGAAAAACATTATAGAAATTGGTTTCTAATCGAATATGACGCACATATCTTTCACGCGTTTTGTCCAGAGTGCCCTCTGGCATTGACGTTACTTCTTTATCTGCGTTAAGATGATTGCTTTCTGTTATGGTAGGTATTCCGTCGTCTTGATTCAATTGTGGATCAGCGTCTATATTTACTTGTATAAACTGATTTGTTTCAGTGATGATACCTACAATTAATCCATCTTCAACAACTTTTACTTTGGGTTTACAGTGTATATCTTTTTTCGTTGTTTTTTTTACATGACTCGCAACCATTTCTAAAAAGTCGACTGTTTCACGATAACTCATATTCCAAAGTGACTCATCATCCATCATCACCATCTGTGGTGATGGCATCGTTGTCAATGAGAGAGGTGCTGAAACGGCTGTAGGTATCACTCCGGTCCATTGTTTACGTAAAATTGTTTTTTTGACTACACTCATCGGATTCAACTTTGTAGTAGTGATGATCTGAGAGATTTGTAACCCGATCACTTTGCTATTAAAATTAAGAACTTGGGCATTTATCTCAAAACCAGCATCCTTTACTATTTTTGCAATAATTGCAGCCGGTAGATTCATTTTGTACTTGTATTCTCTCGGCTGGCTTGAATGAAGACGACAATATGAAAAATAAAGATCACGTACATTTTCGATGACATACTTGATTTTAGGCATAAGTGTCTTACTTTTTAACGCAAAACGACCAAGAACACTGAACTTACCGTTGGTTTTACTTTCAAATAAATAAATCGGTTCGTAATACGTGTCGCGTTTCATTATAATAATTGTTTTACGATTGGAATCAAAGACTTCACCTGAATATGAATTTGTTGGACAAATCACCTGGACATTATTTGTGATATCGTCATCTGGAATGTGAATGAGAATAATGTTGTTTCCATTCTTAAATAATTTTTCATTCGGTCGTGATACAATGTCCCAGAGATACGTATGATCAATAATCGAAGTATCATCGTCCAGGTAGGCAATAAAATTTTCATATGCGTTACAGATGCGCTTGAATGGTTCAGGAGGGAGAGTTCGAGAGATTGCTGACATATTGTATTTATAAGTATCCATAACTTCCTTGTTAGGATTGTAAAATACGTCGGTGAGTGTTCCATTTTGTAATGTTGTGAACATATCAATATCGAGAGATTGAATAATGATATTTCGCATCTCTCGAATCGTAGGAACAGCTGATGGTGATAACGTGTGTGGTGCAGCAGGAGCAGCGGAGGAGGCAGCGGCGCCGGCTGCAGTAGATGCAGCAAAGGCTGAACTAGCAGAATTTGATGCTCGTGGTGTCATTGCAACTGGCGTTTCATCCTCTGAATGATAATCTGCGACAGCTGCACCTCCACCGGCACTGGCACCTCCACCGGCACTGGCACCTCCACCGGCACTGGCACCTGCGTCGAAAGTAGGAAATGCACTCGCCATAGGAGACGATGAACTATTCATCGCACTCGATTTATTCAATTGAGCAGAATGTTTTTGTATGCTGTCGGCAATCGACTTTGAGATACGTTCTTTCAGTGATACACTACTCCCCTGTGCAACAACTGATTCTGTATCAATTGATTCAGATATCGAATCTTTAATTTTAGATTTCAATGCAGCTTTTGAAATAGGTACTTCCGGTTCTTCTGACGGCATAATTGTCGTTGATGTCAATCCTATACTTTCTTTGAAGTAATATGCAACTGCAGAAACGAACGATTGACGATCATGTGTTTCAACACCACGACGTAAAAGACACGGTGTATCTTTTTTGATTGCCGTATTTTTAATACTCACTTGACAATTACGACTATCTGTAAAAAGAAACTTTTGAACTTGAAGTGGTAAATATCCCCATCGGTTATTTTCAAGAGGGAACTTATCTGAACTCAAAATACGGTCGTCTTTCATTTCATTAATCTTTGCAGGTTCAGAGTAAAATGACACAACTGGTGCTGCAGTGTTTGGATGAGGAGAAACAGCCGCCATACCACCTTGTTCTTCTTCTTCTAGTGGAAGAACCGGTTTTGACTGTGGTGTACTACTAGAAGTTTCTGTTCTTACTGATTCAAACTGTTTTGTTTCGCATTCTTGACGTCTTGTAGTTTGCGACGGCTTATCCCATTGAGCGAAACAACATGGGACACATAGTCCTTTTGGATGCGCATCTTTCTTTAAGAACCCTGGGTAATGTTGCTTGTAGTTTCCTTTCTCGTCGACGTGATATTTATCATCTGTGAATTCGAATACATTTGCGCCTGGCGGGATTTTCTTTGCCTTTTGAGGGATCACAGTTCCATATTTTCCAGATTTCACCTCGTCTTCTGTAAGACTTGTATTATGTTTCAGACTCCAGTACCTAGGACAGATATAGTGATATTGTTTACTAGAATCTGAACCATACGTAATACTATGGGAATATGAATCCGGGTGCTCACGATCAATACGCGCCTTTTCTTCGCTCGTTAAAATCACTGGTTGACGACGCACATTCCATGGACAGCTTCGAGAATATGCGTTGAATTTACCGACATCTTCGTTTAAATGGATCACCGGATCTCGTTCCTGAATACGTTTTGAGAAAGGATTCGGGTTTGCTAATTCCATACCAGTTATATCTGATACATCTTCTTCTACTTCAGCAGCACTGGCCATACCTTTTTTCCTTGGTGCAGCAGCAGCAGCAGCAGCAGCCGCGCCACCAGCACCTCCTCCTTGCTCACTAGTAGGTGCACTATCATCTGCACCTCCAGCATCATCATCATCGTCGTCACCTTGCAATAAAGCAAACAGATCGATTTCTTCTTCTTTCGGAGCTTCCGCCTCAAATCCAAATACAAGTGGAGCGGCGGAAGCAGCAGCACCGGAAGCAGCACCAGACGGTTTCTTAACAACTGGTACGATTTCTTGCATTACTTCAATTGATTCTTCTTTATCGGACGGATGTGCATCACCAATGAGTGCAGTTGATCTAGAGTTACGATCAAAAATATCTACTGCTCCTTCATCCTCTTCGTCCGGACGTGCTTCTGCACTAGCATCACCTTTTGCTTTTGAGGAAGACATTACATTTTCAGTAGGCGAAGCTTGTACTGCAGCATTTGCACACAATTCCGACATTTTCTGATATGGCGTTTCGGTTGTTCCTGGATTTTGGTAAATACGCAGAATTGAGTCCAAGTAAATATGAAGTGTAGGTAAAAATAAAACATTGTTGATATTGGTGATCTCAATTGTGATAATATTATTAAATGCGCCTTTCGTTATTTTTGTAAGAAACCCAGGATTGTTCTTGATTCGAATATTTCCACCACGAAACCGTGAAAATTGTTGGGTTTGCAATGATGATAAAATAGAAGATAACTTTACTCGAGCATCTGCATCCGTCATCAAGTAATTATCGCGAAGACCTTCGATGATATCGCGATCACTTTGACGTTTATTCATCATTTCAATAACATAAGCATCTTGGCTTGACATATCATTATAATTACTTACACGCTTATAGCGTAAAACAATACCCTTTTTCAAACTTCCTTCTATCTCATTAAAGGCACTGGAGATACATTTGATCATTTGCTTTATTTCAATATTCCGTGTAATTGCCATCTGGGCGAAATATTCTATGTTTATTAATTCTACCTGGGGATGATATAGTTTCGAAAAAAGGATCATTTTAAATCCACTTTGTTCAACATGTTCTTTGATAACACGCAATATCGGGTTTACTGTCGCTTTAATTATATTCTCAATTTCATTGCTTGTGAATGAAAACTTCACAAACAGTTTCACGTAAATTGATCCATCCGGATAAAATTCACAGAGAACGGGAATATGTAAGTGCGTCGCTTTGTGGTCAGGTATTTCAGGATTGGAGTATACATAGTTAATATACATTGCAACACTCTTTTTGCGAGCAGTTGTTTTAATCAGACGAAATATATCGCTTTTTGGTAGGTAAGGGATTTTACGACCACTGCGACTTATACCTGAAATGTATAACTTGTAAATATTGTCACGTTTCTTTCCAGGATTGTATTTAATATATGGAATGTACTCGGAACAATGGATCATTTTGAAAACTGCATCGAGAGATTGATTGTATGGAGTCTCTGGATGAATCATGAATTCAACACCACGAATACCATCATCAATGTAGTTTTGTTCGGATGTACGTCTCTCGTAAATATCATAAAGTAGGTTTATATTCGCAGTCTGTCGCATAAATCTCTCGTTCAAGATCTTTTTATCCGCGTCGAATAGCTTCAACTTATGAAGAAGAAGTGTTTCGTGTGAATGGATTGTAGCGAGATCTATTTCACCAGATGCTTCTGCTGATCCTTGTTCGACCGGCAAATGATGCGTATCGTCACGATATGCTGAGAGATATGGAAAATATACCTGAACCATATACGATTCATAGATCAATTTCATTGTACGAGATACTTGAGGTGCTGCACCGGCGGCAGTAGTAGCGCTGGATGTAGGCGCAACAATGTTTAATTCTTTCGAATAAATCAATACATCTTCCGCTGATACCATGTAGATTGTATTATGAAGGAAAACGCCATAATCTACAATAACTGTCTTATTCGTTGTAACCACAATTTCGCTCGCATGAATTTCTAAAAATGGATCACTATTTATTGCATCAAATGGGTTTACTACATATGGATATTCGTATGTAGATGCAATATTCAATTCTTGACCCATTGTGACGTTTATAATACGAGGCTTATCTTCTAATTTAAGATTTGCGATGTTGGTATAGCTGTAATTTCCATTTATCCCTCCAGTGGGAGGGCCGAGTTTGGCATATTCAGGAGTCGTATCTGCAGATGCAGCTGATGTAGACATCGGCTGGTTGTCGATATTTAGTAAATAATTCTGAACCCGGATAGGCGTCATCTCTAGTTTTCCATTTGATGTTACGTGATCATGTGCCATTTGCGTTGTAATCGTCTTTACTTGCTTACAGAAGAAATACAACTCTGAATACGAGAGACCGACTTGGTCGCGCGTCAAATATAGAAATTTCTTTTTTATGGTTTCGATGGAATCATCTGGATAGATTCTCTCGGGAAGGAATATGACCTTCATTTCATTTTGCCGGATTGAATAGAGTTCGTAATCACTAAATATCGTTTTGAAGAATGGGTTCTCTTGCTCTCGGACAAAAACATCATTGATATTTACGATTTGACCATCATCTGTCGTGAATTCTACATTCCCATAAAACACGTATAGTAGATTGTATTCTGGGGAAAGCGATGATGCTTTTGCGGCAGTTGATTCTGCCACTGGTTCTGCAATATCATCAGGCGACCGAATATGACATATTTTATAAATCGGAATCTCTGATGCCGGTTTTTCTATATTCATTGTGATACTATTATATCAATAGAAGATTAATATCTGTCTGGTTTTGTTGTACTAGTACAGTAATAATAAATATATAATAAAGTGTTTTCATTCTATATTTTATCTGAATCATAATGTCTTCTTCTCGTGTAACCGAATTCAAAATGATTGTTGCGCTTTGTCGCGGTGGTGGCATTGGATATAAAGGAACTTTGCCATGGCCTAAAATCGAAAGAGATCTCCGGTTTTTTTCGCAAATGACGAAGTCGTCGGCGTTCCCATATAATAGCGCAGTGGTTATGGGTCGAAAAACATGGGAGAGCATTCCCGCGAATGTACAACCGCTACCTTTTCGAGATAATTTCGTTATCTCTGCATTACATGATGCGGATTCCTTGGCGCCATCTGGGTCCACCGGTACACCTCTTACCGGAGTTACATTCATCAAGAATCTCTCGGAAATCCGTAACTATGCAATGAATTATGATCACGTTTGGTTCATTGGCGGCGCGTCCATCTATGAACAAGTTCTCGCCTCGCCGACGTTGTTCCCAGTTGATGATATTTTCGTAACATTTGTCGACGAAAGTTATGAACACGATGCGGCATTTCCGCTGATGTATCAATATGACTCTGTTGAAGAGTGGCAAGAGCTTCGAAATAAACATATACATCGCGCGATCTGGTGTTGGACTGACGCTGGCACAATACCGGAATATGTTTCATTTTTTGCAGAAGGCGAAGAGAGTAATCAAGTTTACCGTGTAACAGATGTTGACCGTGACGTTGTTGCAAGTATTACGAGACCAGCGGATTTGAAGGCGATACAAGAACGACGAACACCGAATACGTTATTCCTACGTTTAGCGAGACTGATGGAGGTATAATGCGCGTTCGGTCGCGTACCACCGGGCGCTGACGCGCCGTTCAGTACCAATTAGATTTTGACGCGTTACTAATACTATCCTCTCCCTCTCTTTACATGGTGCGTTAGCACCCGGCGGTTCGCGGCCGGACGCGCGCGCTAGTTATCGAAATGCGGATTATCATTAATCGTCATTCCGCAATATTCCTTCGGTTTCAGTTTATAATCCTCAGGATTGTAGACTTTTATTTTCTGCGCTTCGTCGATGAGAAACCGAAAATTCTCCCAGAACTCGTCTTTGTGACCCACACTTTCCGTCATAATATGACTCAACTCATGCAATGCAACGAATGTAAGCGTGTTTTCATCGATGAGTTTATTTCCTTTCTTCGTCGTATTCACGCAAAAAGCGAGCTTCTCACCCTTGTTCTCACTATATGCTGTGAATTCACTGGTAGGGAGTGTTTCATTCACTTTTTCAGGACGAAAATTTTTGACTAAACGTTTTACGTTATCGCGGTCGGGATAAGTCGCGCCCATATGTTTTACTACCTTTTTCATTTTCTGGGTAACGGTGGCAAGGAGATCGGCAGCGAGTTCCAGTTTAGCGCGTTCACGAACGCAGTATTTATTGCCATCCACTTTCGAAACAATACATTTCAACTGAAACGCGTCGGATTCTTGGTAGATCTTTAGACACACTACAATAATAAAAATAATAATGATATATCCAAAAACACTGGTTTTGAACATTTCGTTATATAATCCGATTTGTATATTTATATAACGAGAGATTTTGTTTTGTATCATACATTCGGAAACACCCATTTATCCACCGTCGTTCGAACGCAGAACGCCCGGTGTGATATAATTCCGATCAAAAACAGCGCGACGAGAGATTTCCAGAACGCGAACCCGAAGACACGGGCAATCACATACGCCACCACAACAGTCGCAGTGACATCTACGACCGCAATATCAAAGATCCTGTACGCATGTGCACCTTCTTTCGGGCGACCAAATATATCTTTGTAACGACAGAGACCGAGAGATTTTGTCATGTTTAGATTCGATTGATATCATTATATTATGTAGATAATATAATAATATAATCATAATGGTTACGTTAAAACGATTTCGTAATCAGCGATATTATAATAAAACTCAAAAACGAAAAAATACAATGAAAGAATTATTGAATAACAATACATCATGTCTCGTGATTAATAGTAAACTTATCCAATCGAATATTAACATAATGCGTAAGGTTTCAGGAACAGAAATAATGCCAGTTATTAAAGGTAATGCATACGGACATGGTGCAGTAGAAATTGCCAAATTTCTTAGAAGTATCGGTATTCGTTATATTGGTGTAGCTACAGTGAATGAAGCGTTAGAATTACGAAATAGTGGCGACAAAGGTCGTATCTTAGCCTGGTTGTATGATTCTTATTCGCGTGATGTGTTCAATGCATTTCATAATGATATTGAAATTGCGATCTTCGATGAAGAAGCAATACCTCGTATAATACAAGATATTCCGAAAGGTAAAACTGTAAATATAACGATTTTTGTTGACACAGGATTCAACCGAACAGGAATACGTTACGAGCGCGCGCTAGATGTTATTCAGAAACTATCTCAAAATCCAAGTATAAAAATAGAAGGGTTAATGTCACATCTTGTAGTTGAACTTGAAAAGTTTGATAACTCTTTTGTAAACGAACAACTATCTAAATTTAGAAAATTACGAAATGATTTGGCAGAGATACATATTCGACCAAATCAGGTTCATATTGCAAATACCAATGCATGTTTAAATTATGATGTATCTGATTTTACGATATCAAGAGTAGGAGTAGGGATATTTGGATTTGATATTAAATCACAAATAATGAAAAAATATAATATCCAACCGGTTATGACATTACAAACTCGTATTTTACAAATAAAATCCATAAAAAAGAGTGAATGTATCGGATATGGTTGTGATTATGTATCACCAAAAAATATGACAATTTGTATTTTGGGTATTGGTTATGTTGATATACCAATATATGATTACACAGGAATATATTATTTTATTCATGGTACCCGACGTAGAGTATTAGGTAAAACAAATATGGATCAAATCGTTTGTGTTTCAAAACCAGGTGATCGGTTACACGATATTGCTTATTTGTATGGAGGAAAACATACTCAAAATCAAACAATCGATACTATATCGCATAAAGTAAATACATCAGGTCCAGAAATATCGTCTCATATTGGAAATAGGGTTAAGCGTGTTTATTCATAGATCACATCTCCATCTCGGATCCGGCTTATTAATGAAATCCGGCGTATTCGTATAATCAACCGTGAGCTCTTCTCCTGCAGAAACATCTCGTGCAGCGATGATCCACCACTCTCCGGTGTCTTGATCTGGTTTTGTCGAGAGATATGTATTTGGTAACACTGAATATGCAGCTTCTGCCTGATTCTTGAATTTGCCTGGACAATGATTGATTTTACTTCCAACCTTTGTAACAATTTTATTCGAAGTTATGGCTACAAATAGTTTTTCACCTTTCAAACGCCTACGTTTTGTATAGAGCCCAAGTCCCTCAATACCACTTTTTCCAATTGTAAAATCTGGATGATTGAGAAGACCGTGTTCGTAATTTACGACAGATGGAATAATAACATGCTGTGTAATAATAACAGATAGTGTAACGATGAAGAATAATAAAATAAGTGCGTAAACAATAGACGCCATAATAAACTGAATTTCGGTTTATATTATACAACGATAATTAGTATGGTTGTATGATATTTGCATCGTTTCATGATCACGTTGTTTATTCAGCGAGTCAGTCAGTAACGTTTTACTTACTGTGTTTGGGCTGAACCCAACTCAAGAGGAGTGCGCATAAGATCCGGAGCAAATGTGCTCTGGTTCCAAGGGCCAACGTTCAACTGAGGGTTGGGAGGCTCAGAACGCAACTGAAGGTTGGCATTCTTCATCGTATTTCCGATAGTATCAATTCCGGTCAAGAAAGTCGCCGAGAGAAGGTTCTGTCCTTGAAGATCACCACTGCCAGAAGGGTTCAAACTGCCCCACTGGTTGTTGCTGTCACGAGGAAGAAGATCTGCGGGGTTAGCGACAGGCAAGTTAGAAGCAGGAGGAGCTACCATAGAGGCATCTGCGGCAAGAGGAGCGGGCTGCTGGGTCACTTGAACAGTTGCTCTTTGACGATTCTTCACGTCACTTTGAAGTGGTTCGTAAGGAGCGACGAACTTTTGGTCGGAATAGGTATAAACAGCGTATACAAGAACAATCGCACCTAAAATCACAAGAATGTGATTGGTACGAAGTGTTTTCTCTAAATCAGACAAAAAACTCATTCTTATAATTTAATTGTATATAAAATAAATGATAAAATAATGTAAGTCAGTATTATACGTTGTCGTCGTCATCATCACTTTCGGAAAGATCCGAATCATCTAATAAATATGCGGCCTTGATTTCTTTTGCTTCTAAATATGTACGTATTGCAACCTTTTTTGCTTCTTGTGCCTTCTTTTTTGCTACTTTATACATTTCATAAAGAACGTCCTTGTGTTTTTTTAATTTAATAGAAGCAATCATGGCTGGTTGTTTCATTGAAGCGGATGTGGTTGTTTCGATTCCATTCTCTGACGTCGTTGGTATTGTTGTCGTCGATGAAAAATTAGCTTCATTTGTGTCGATTTCATCCGGAATATGATCAAAATCAATATCTATTTCTGTGACGCCAAAATGTTTTATTATTGGTTGTTGTGTTTCTGCATCTGGATTACACCCTAAATACTTTGTTGCTAATTCTGGGTCTTCTTTTAAACATACTTGATTATCATTATCCGGTTGGTGTTCTGGATCGTATTCATGAGGAGGATCGGTATCAGGACCCGGTTGAGATTGACTTGTAAGATCGCGTTCTTTTGCTAATGTCGGTAGTTGTAGCTGGGTAGGAACAGACGATGATGGTATACCATTTGCGTTTATTCCAGAAGAAGAATTCTGTTCAGATATAATGCATGTTTCAAATAATGGAATATCTGGTATTACCAATGCTTGTCTTAATAATAATTCCATTTGAAAGTTACGAGATGTAAACTTGATTCCTTGAAATTCAATGATCGATATGATTGTATGTTCATCCTTAATGTATTCAACTGACACTGGTTTTTTATGTTCATCAAACACTTTACATGAAAAAGGCTGAATATGAGTAAAGTTTCTATTTGGCTCTAAATTAACACGAACGAGAAAGTTTCCTGTTTTGTATGCGCGAATGGGTGATGTAAATGAATTTTCAATATCGATTCGATCTAGTTCTTGCGTAAACCATAAATGTCGTTTTTCGTAAAGTAGGTCGACTGACCTTTTCTCTAAATTCGCGATCCATTCTGTAAATTCAGAATCAGTATCAGAAGCAGTAATCAACAAATCAATATACGCTTTCTTGCCTGATATGACGATACCTTGTTTTGATCGTGTTTTTGTCGTCTGGATATAGAGCGGTTGTTTATTATTATAGTAAGAGTATCGTGTCATATATGACCCGCCCGGAATACTCGTAGGATGCGTTAAATGTAGTTCTTCGAACTGGAATGTATCGTTTGGGTGAAATACTTCCATCGTGCGTAATACGAATGAAATGAATTAGTATGACGCTATAAAAAGAATATGACGAAAAAACGAACCTATTATCAGGATCATTAAGGGTGATGTATTTCTATTGTGTGCGAAGTATGGCATACGCCTAAATCCGAACATCCTTCAGTGGCAATAAAATCCCCCAAATGATTTAGGAGAAGTGGTGCTGTTTGTTGAGCCGCATTTGTACAAAGTGCTTGAACACTATCTGGTAGAACCGAACAAACCTTTTCTAGGTCCTCGGTAACGATCGCGAGAACTTTAGGATTATGAAGAATTGTTTGATTCATGCTGTTTGCAAGATACATACATGCGTCGCATTCAAGCCCCTTTTCTTTAGATGTTAGATGGTTCATGGATATTGTGTTTTCTTGTTCATGGGATGAATGAATCGGGTATGCATCTGCTTTTCCAAACGGAAATATAGGAACTTTAACGATTGACTCCGGAAGAACGATTAAGCCAAGAAGAAGTAGGGGGAAAATCTTCATTATATTTTATACATATATACAGTAAATTATTTCTAAATCTATTATATAATCGAATCATATGCCTCGTAAACATCATTCAGCACGTAAACATCGCCCCCGCCGTGGTTCTAAGCGCCAGAACAATCAACAGCAGCAACAGCAGCAACAGCAGCAACAACAGCAGCAACAACAGCAACAGCAACAGCAACAGCAACAGCAGAAACCGCAGCAGCAACACGGAGGCAGTAGTGAAGGGCAGAATAATATCCAAATCCCTAAAGAAACACTTGAGCAAGCTGGAAAGATCGCCCAACAATTTTTGAATAACATGTCTGCTAACAAACAGGTTGGTGGTAGCGCAGGTGCAGCAGCTGGTGAAGCTACTTCTGCCGCCGCGGAAGGTCTTCAGACTGCAATGGTGGAAGGGGCTGTATCTGGTGCAGTTGAAGCGGCAGAAGGTTATTCTACATTAAAGGGTTCTCCTCTTGTTGGCGGTCGTCATTCAAAAGGTCGTCATGGTAAACGTCATCATGGTAAGTCCAAGCAGCAACAGCAGCAACAGCAGCAACAGCAGCAACAGCAACAGCAGCAGCAACAGCAGCAACAGCAGCAGCAGCAGCAACAGACGGGAGGTATGGTCCCCGGTCTGATCACCGCGGTTGAAACTGCTTTGGTTCCTTTAGGGCTTTACCTTGGTCAAAAGGCTCTTCAATCACGCAGATCTGGAAGCAGATCTTTCGGAAAATCATTTGACTTCCGCAGGGCATCTCGTCGCACTCGTCGTCGCAGGTAAACACTTCATTCATTCATTCATTCATTTATGAATAGTTTTTAACAGATATAAACATAACTTTCTAGAGTTTATATCTGTACATTTAGCGTAACATCTGCAACAATCATGAACCCAACATCAATTATGACTGCATCACATGCAACTCCACCCACTCTTGAAACAAAAATTAAGCGTTGGGTTGAATTGGATAATATGATCAAAGAAACATCAGAAGAAGTCAAGGATATCCGTACCGAGAAATCAGTGATCAATGATGAAATTATTGAGATCATTGAAGAAAAGAAACTTGAAAAGGCAACCGTAAACATAACAGATGGAAAATTACGGTTTGTTTCAACTAAACATACCGCACCATTAACGTTAGCGTATATCGAGAAATGTCTTTTCGAACTAATTACAAATGGGAAACAAGTAGAACAAATTATGTTGTATATTAAAAAGAACCGCGAATCCAAGACCACAACGGAAATTAAGAGGGTTTATAATAGCAAACCAGGTGCAACTGCTGAATCATCCGATGGCGAGGCATAATAAACTATTTGTTATCTAATGATATTACAAGTATATAGAGTAATATCGTTACCGTATTTTATAATAATGTCGAAATTGAAAGTAGGTGAATATTTTAACCCAAGTCAACACTTGGTTTTTCATCAGGATAAAAAAGGAGGTATGATTGGTGGCGGATATCAAGTAAACAACTTGTTATATCAAAATAAAATGCCATTATTTGTATCTACTGGTGACGGTATTCACGAATCCATGATGTCTGGTGGCAGTAGCTGGGGAAATGGAGGTGGAGACGGACATGATCGCGCCGAAAATAAACATTTTATTCCAGAAAAGTTCAGTGATTTATTTCAGGATTTAGCAGTTCCTGCTGGGTTGTTTATGATGCCAGCGTTGTTTCGTCCTAGAAATTATGCATTTGAAGTGAATGAATATTCATCTATCATGAAAAATAAATCGCATAAAAGCGATTGCGATACCGACAGTGACAACGATAGTGACAATGACAGTGAAAACACTCGTGAATATACCAAGCAAGTACCTAGCGATATTTTTGATACATTATTATCACTTGTTACTCCGAACGAGAGAATCCACCATGACGTCAAGACGAGACGTCGAAGAGGCGGCGGCGGTAGCGGCGCCAGAGAAAGCAAACGTAAGAATAAAACGAGGCGTGGTAAAGCGGGTCTAATGCAAGCAGAATAGATAGATGTAAATAATACATTTCGAGAGATTATTTACATTGAATGAATGAATGAATGAATGAATGAACTGATTACAATGCAATTTCGGTGACTTTCATAAATGCATCGAAACTGGCTTTATAAAAATATATGGTGTCGGTTGAACTCACCAGTTCTACAGTTATCGTACGATCATTCAGACTATTATTTGAAATACCTCCACAGATAGGGAAAATTGTAGATCCTCTAGTTCCACCGCCAGCTACGTTCGGAAATTGCTGTATTCTTTTTGCAATAGTTGTTGATCCTATTCTAATTTCAGAATGTGCCGTATCAGTTGCACCGGTAGAATTACCGGTAATTTGATAGTAACCACCATACTCAACGATAATTTTTGAATTGGTGGATTTGGGTGTATAGATATAAGTTGCAATCGTTCCGTTCGAAATAGGGGTTACTGACGCGTCAATATGATTCAACAACGAATCGCTCGCATCTAAAAACACTGTATTAATGGTCTGTCCAGTTGTCCATCTTGTCGGATTCACAGATCCAGAGACATCCAAACGCACATTGTTATATGTCAATCCAGGTCTTGCAGTTATCGTATTTCTCGTTCCATCTGAAGTAACTACGGCATTCATTGTGGGGGTAACTACATCTGTTATCGGATACTGCTTGTGAGACAGGGGCTCCATCCACATCGAGAAGTTATTTGTATTTTGTGTATTCGCGTTCAAGGCGCGACCACGCACTTTATTCATCGAAAGAGACGACATAGAAAACGGGGGGGGACAGGTTTCTAAATTAGTATTAGTATACGTGTATATAATATACGCATACTAAAATATAAAATTATATCAATGACCATGCACTCTTGTTGAACGGGGCAACTACAATGTCTTTGATCTTGCTCCTCATCTCATTCACTCGCGCTTCATGTTGCGGATTCAACATTTTTCCGGTTTCCACTGTCTGAAGATTTGCCATCAATTTTGACGATGATTGGTTCATATCTGGTTTGGGGCCATAACAATTTACACCTACTTTCAGACTTGCATCGCTCATATAACCACCATTTATACCTGGACGTCCACAACTGTTTTTCTTCGCAGGATCGGTGCTCGTTTGTAAGGTGTTCCATGTTGATTTCTGAGTTGGATAAAGAATCATCTGTTTTTCGGACCAACCATACGAACACCATTCAGCCCCGGACTTGTGTGCTTCTTCAAGTTGATCAATCGTAGCAAGTTGTGCATCGTACGCTTGGCATACTGCTTTTGCATGATCATAGTCGTATACATTGGATGGAATGTGAAACACTTGTTTTTTCATTTTAATATCTGGACCAGCGCCTAAATTATCACTCTTCGGTTTAGGGACCGCTTGAGTAATTGTTATTTTCGGTTTTGGAGATAACAGATTAGTTACTTCAGTGGTAATATTTGTATTAAAGAAATACTGAAATCCGTTCAAGATAACAATCACGATTAAAATTGCCCATAGAAATATTTCGATAATGGATACATTTGCAAACATCGTACTTTCAGCAGTATCATTATCAGATGTTCCGCCAGCTAAAGTCTTAATAACAAAATAAGCCATAGCTACAACAACTACAATTAAAATGATGACCCGCAGAGTAAGAACCTTGTCGATTTTACCATCCATCCACTCAAACATACCACTTACTTCATTTAATCCGACACTTGCGGCCTTTGGCAATCCGATTGACACCGGAGACAGACCGACTGACGCAGGAGGTGATACGGGGGTTATATTTGTGGGATAATCTGACATAATGTAATGTAATGTAATGAAATGAAATGAACTACTTATATATTGTTGGTATAATATCGCGATTATTTATTGCGCTGATATATCCACCTTTTGTGTATCTCCATTCCCATTTTGTCGTTTACGGTAAAACAAGCAGTAAGGAAGATTACTCGTAATTGAATCACCTTTTATATCTGTTTGTTTTACATTCTCGTCATTGAATGTATACCATGAATTGCTTGCGGTGCATATCATGGCGGTATAATGTCCACTTCCACTAAAAGTTCCATGGTGGTTGCATACCGCATAGAGATCATATATGTAACTATCGCGCTTATAACCATTTACAAATGAAGTCATATTTAGTCCACGAAGTGGGATTTCAACCGGAATTGTTACCTTCGTTGGTCCACGTGATGTATATTGAACACGCTTAAGATCAATAATCATAATATTCGGTAAACTCCAGTACATCATTCCTCGCTTGACATTTTGGTATTTTTTCGTAGTTTCGTTAAACCATGCATTTTCTCCTTCTAATACCTCGCCAGTACAATAATGTCTAAAACAATCCATTAAAGTTGGTATACGCGTTTTTCCAGTTTCTGGTATTTCAACAATTGGAATGGAAAGAGATATAATCGAAAATGGCTCTGGGGAAATGCTTAATACTGCACCCGTACCAGGTCCACTGCTAGTGTTGCCATCTAGTTCGGTAATTATTGACATTTGTATCCCGTAGAACAAATTCAACATTTCTGAGTAGTTTTTAGTGTACATCTGACGCATCATCTCGTAACATTTACGCCCGATGATGTCCTTGTCATTGTTTACATTTCCTGTGATCGTCATATTCACTTCTCTTGAGAGTGCCATATGAAACGCGTCCAACATGAAAACGAGGAATTCTTGCACGTCATTTTGAGAATACTGTGTGAAGAGTTCTTGGTTCTTCAGGCGTGCAATTTGTTTCATTGATGCCATAAATCCACCAGGCGATACAATGCAATTTTCGCTCCACATCAAGGTTCGTAGCTTATCCCACTCACTCAAAAGAACCGCATCTGGCTTCTTCGTAAGGCGTTTCTTGTATTTTTCGTCATTTAAGAACCGGTTGAGTTCGTAAGTATGTGAAAGCGCTTGTAGGCATGAATTCACAAAACATGTGTTTCCGAGATTCATTAGCCCAGTAATACCTTTATTTACAAAATCAGGGAATCGTTGTTCCATTGCGTGTGACGCTTGTGTTGTGTGTGTATAAGTTTCGTTCGGATCTTTACATAATACCAAATTTTTATGTTTAAGTTTCATTAAAATTGAATATAATATTATTGATAATTACACATACACGCACATACACACAAACTTCTACTACAGAGTTTCTTGAATAACAATGCCTCTTATTCTTGGCGAATTTCTAGTTATGTCTGGTTCTTTCTTCGTCATCTTTCTCATATTAATCACGTGTATCAATGTGCAGGCCAAAGACAGTGAACGCACCGACCGAGCGATTCGTCGTCGTTATCAACAACGCGAGATGGAACGCAAAAAGCGTCTAAATAGATATAGATAGATAGCTGGGTAGATATGTATTGATAATGAATTCGGATCCTTCAAATAATCCTATACATAGACGGAGTGGCGGCGGCGGCGGCGGAAACGGAGACCGTGATGATAGAAATAGAAATGACTACTACGATCGGTTTCATTTGAATCAGTATTACAATGCTGTTGAAGATGAACAAATCTATATGGACGAATATACGACACTTCTTCATCGATATAATGAGTTTATAGTGAATGGAAATGCAATGTTTAATCGCATGGAACAGACATTGCGAGAGAATTTGGCGCGAACACAGGTACGTCAGTATTTTTATTATCAGCAATCAGAAAATATACGAAATGCGCGTACTATACGAAGAAATGATGTGGCACAACAACCTTCAGTTCCTTCACCTCGTCCTACTGCTCCTGTTCAGGCTGCTGCTCCTGCTGCTCCTGCTGCCGCACCCACATCCACCGCTGGTCGTTTTAATGAAATATTTCCTCGTTTGCTATCCAGATATCTTACAACGGAAATGGAACGTGAAGCTAGAGAACAACTCTCTCCACCCGCCCAAAGAGACGTATTTTCAATGTTGTATACAGTTCCAATCGCAGTTCGCACAAACGCCGGTGGCGGTGGTATTGCGGGGGGAGGAGCCGCAGCCGCAGCCGCATCAGCGGCAGGCGCCCCTACTATTGACCAAATCAATCGCGCAACTTTAAATACTCTATTCTCACGTATCATATCTCCTGTCAATGCAACTTGTCCTATTTCGCGCGATGAGTTCAATGATGAAAGTGAAATCACAATGATACGCGGATGCAATCATATCTTCAACCGTGCAAGTTTGAGAGAATGGTTCGTAAGTCATTCTACTTGCCCGATGTGTAGAAGTGATATTCGTGAATATCGAGCACCTCGTCAAGAACAACCAATACTATCACAAGGGCCTCAACATAATATTTCAATTGATCGTGTTGACGAAAATGAACTCACTTTTTCATACGATATTCCACTTCAATATAATAATAATCAGATTTACCAAGACATCGTGAATACGATAACCGGAATGTCGCAAACAATCCATCAAAACAGTAACAACAATTACGACAATAACAATGACGACGATGACATTATGGAGGTCGATTAATATTGGTATATTATATAAGGTGACGTAAAATGATAGATGATGTTATTCAAAATTTGTTAATTGTTATTGGATTTGTTATGTCAATGACCGTCATTCTTACGATAGTATGTCGTGACTATTGGCATTTCAAAGGATTAAACCGTCGGGATGATGCAAATATATATCAAGCATTATTTGATCGGTTTTATTTTATTTTAGTCACAATTTCGACAATGGGGTATGGTGACATTTCTCCTGCTACAAATCGCGCAAAGGCATCTGTGATTACTATTGTATTGTTTGTTATCGTGATTATATTGAATACATTTTCAAATATAGTTGACGGTTACAACAAACACGTAAAAAATATAGTCTTAAATTTAGTTAAATCAACCAATAATATATCGTCGAAATTACGGTCTTCATAATTGTTTACTTGAGGCGAATACCTCCTCCCTTGAACCAATCCGTTATTGCGCGGTTTCCTTTATTTAAGTTGTCCGCCTTTACCAAGAACTCATCGAATAACAGCGATTTCACCTCCTTATGTCGCATCTCTGTTATTTTCTTTTCGCGTTTATCCGGGTCTAAAATGTGCGCAGTTGCCTCCCAAACGTTGACTTCAAACTGGCCCTTCTTCTTCTGGAATGCCGGTAGTTGTTCCAATACAAGCGCGAATAATTGCTGGACTGGCTTCATAATCTGGTTTGTAATATAGAACGAGTAATTCAACTGTAGCCTCTCTTTCCTGATATAATCCGGGTGTTCGATTTTATCGCCTTGAAGTGCACCCTTGGCGGTATTATGAATATATGCGTAAGGGATGCGGTCGCCTGTATTCGGTTTATTGCCTGGATCACGCACACCCATTCGATCCGCGAGTACTTTATGCGCGATTTGTTGTGGGTTCTTATAATCTGAACGCAGCGATTTCGTAATGATCAACTTTTCGATGGGGCATTTCTGGTCAATCATATATTGCAGCTTCTCGCGCAGGAAAGCGATCGCGCGGTTCACATTCTGTTCCTTCATGAGAATATCGATAATTCCTCCGTAGATTTCCTTCACAATCGGCGCATTATCGCGGCGTTTTAAAACGATTCCCATACTTTTCAGTTTACCCTTATTTGGGTTTTGCTCATAATACACGCCAACATATCCCTTTTTTCGGAGTAGAGCAAAGGGGCAAATCGTTTTCTCATATACCCAGCCATGCGGTGCTTTCAGGAATTTCGACGAATAATCTCCGACTTGTTTCGCAAGCTCGATCGTGATTTCGATTGCGTCTTTTCCGCGAATGGGTACGCCTTCTGGTGTTTCGAGATTGAATGTGAAGAACACACTGTCTGTATCTCCATAGATATACTCCGCTTTAGAATGGACAACCGGGTATTTTGGGTGAGACGTCGGGAGCATAATGTCACCATACGCTTCTTCAACAACACGACGCGCGTACGTAAGGAGCTTTCGTCCGGTTGCAGTTGTAGAAGCAGCGACATCTACTTCATAGAATGTACTTGTTTTGGCGCCACATTGACCATATAAAGAGTTTGCGGTGACCTTGTAACCTAGCTGTCGCTTATCGAGGATATTTGCCATGAAAGGATCGGTTTGTTTCTCCGCGAGCTTACGAGTTGTTTTACGTGCGACAAGAAGTTCTTCTAAGATAGCAGGCATAATCCCTTTTTCGCCTTCGGGGAATTGTGCGAAACGGCATACTTTCGTACCACATTTGACTTTTACTGCCGCAGCTGCCGTCTTTGTTGCGGATTTCGGACGTGTCCATTTGTACATGTCATACGTAATGTCGACGTATTTATACCCAGGAAGGTTATCATAGCATGATTCACCCGTCTCACGAGTAAGTTCACCATTGAGGTCGTATTCTTTTGTCCATACTTTGCTGTCATGCGATAGATTCTCGCTAATCATCGATGATGGATACAGTGACGAATAATCATTACATGCGACAGGATTGTCGAGGTAAAGGCCGCACTTGGGAGGAAGAACGATGGCGCCTTCGTAACCCGCTTCACTACGATCCTTGTCGATCACTGGCATCAACGTATTCTTCTCGCGACACTTCATCGCCACATAACTTGTGAGTTTTATACCTTGACCACGCATCACGAGGAAACTAATGGGGACGCTGCAAATCTTCGCCATCTCTGTATAACCCGTGACTATGTCGATCTTGTTCATCAGGTGATGAACGAGGTTACAATCCTGAATACAGTATTTCGCGATGACCGCGCGTTCTTTGGGGCCTTCGTTCGTCATTCTGAAAATGTCTTGTGGCGATACATCGTCCTTCGCAAGACCCCAACGCACCATTGTTTTCATGTCAGGTGTTGCGCAACCTTGCACGATGAAATGACCTGCACCTGGAGGAATACTCGCGACTTTGAACTTGTGCCCATCTTTGTATAAGTCTGTGGAATGATTCGTTTGTTCGAACTTCACGAAATTACCGCTTTCGAGACCAAGCAAGTTGCCGGAATATATGCGTGTGGTTTCCGTGGCCGGGTCGTATTCTACACTTTTCACTGCATCACCAATGAAATAGCTTGATACGTCGTCTAGTTTGTACGACGACAGATTGAAATCGCGGCGGAGGTAGTTATAGACGTCCACTTGAAGACGTCCTGTCATTTTGATAAAGTGAAGATCGTATTGTCCACTTGCAAGTGCGATCTTGGTCTGCTCAATTGCGACATTATCAGCCGTGATTTCACTATTTGGATTTACGTATCCACCTCCGCCGCCACCTGCGCCCCCGCCGGCATTCGCGCATAACTCGTCTCGGTTCCGCGAAAGTTTCAGAAACTCCTCATAACATCCAGTCTCTACTGCTCGTCGAAACATGAACTGGTAATCAAAACCGAAAATATTGTATCCAATGATGATATCGGGATTCTCTTTCTGAATGAGACGTGTCCATGCGACAAGCACATCCGCCTCCGTGGTATATGATTCGATCTCTGAATTCGGTACTTCATCGTGAAGATTATCACATGTGTCGAGAACGATACAGTTACTCAGATAGGGTCGGTTGCTGTCTTGGCCGTACTTCACGAAGGTCGACCCGATAAATGTGACCTTGTCACCTTCTACTTTGGGAAAGATCGAACCGAGTGTATCGCTGACAATCGTGATTTTGGTTTCGCGGGAGTGTTTTGGGTTATTCAGTAGTGTTACGAGCTTGACAGAGAGATCTGCGGTAGTGGCAGTAGTGGCGGCTGTACCATTGATTTTAGCCGGCATTGTTGATTTTGCGAATACGGGTGTTTCATCATCATTGTCTATCTCGCGATCGTTGTTCTCGCTATCAGAATCGCTGCCTCCGTCATCGTCATTGTCGCCTTGTTTGGCTTCTGCAGCGGCAGCGGCTTCCTGTTTTGCAGTGGCCGCCATATGCATAAAGATCTGCTCGATTGTGTTTTCTTGCGCAACGATTTCTTGCTTGATAAGATGCCGGAGTTCTTTCGATAGAACAAGACGACACAGTCGAACCATATCTGCCTCTTTCGGACGGCGTTTTGGATAGATCGTTTCAATGTTCGAATATTTTCCTCTGGATTGATAAGGGTACTGAAACGCAGTATAAATCATATGAGTAAGGTCGTCATCGCTGACTTCTTGATCGGTGGCATGCTTTGCAATGACCGCATCCACTATATTCATTGATAGTTTCTTGTATGACTTGACAGGGATCGGGAAATCACCATGACTACTGCTGGCTTCAATATCAAAACTACATATTTTATAGGGGACAACCGTCTCCTTTTCATTTTGGGGGATAATGTCTTCAAACGAGAGGCGGTATTCGTATTGGCATGTTGTCGTGTATTTTTCGATGAGACGCGTCTTTTTCGTAGAGAATGTGATCCAGCCGGAGGGGCTGATTTTCTGGATATGGAAGAAACGCAGGATTGGCGGAATATTGGCCTCATAGATGTACGTACTCGTGTTTGCAAATGAGTATCCATCGGGCTTGAGTGCACGTGTTTTCCCGTCGCGCTGCGTGTATATATCATGAAACCAGAGATTCTTCACGCGGTTCATCACGGTTGTATTCTTGAACACGAGAAGAACGAACTTGTGATTCTTCCCGCCGTCAAATCCGTAGAGTTTGCGCTTTTCCACGATTTCACATTTGTCCGCGAGAATACTGTTTTCATAATATCTGCTCTTCATATTCTTCTTGATGTCGCGGATGAACGCTGATTTGGTAGTATTGGTCCAGTGATCCGCTACTTTGACGTAGAAGAAGGGGTGGTAATCGTCTACAAAGATAGAACATGTTTCACCTTGTTCATTGATACCGAACATCTGGATCCGAAACTCGTTGGCGTCTACGGCTGCTACACCACCCCTCCCCCCACCACCGCCTCCGCCACCACTACTTCCTGACGCGACTGAACTATCATCACCGCCACTGCTTCCATTGTCGGATGATGCGGAAGAATGAGTATTTGTATCTGGTATGCAATCATACACATTGAAATCGATAAGCCGAAAAGATGGGTCATCCAACACAGGTTCCTTTACAGATGGAGTAATGACTGGTTTCTTGACAATTTTGAATTTTCTCATGTGATAGATAGATATCGGTTGTTTGTGTACAATATTACATCTTTTCTTTATTTCAATTTTATACACGAGGCCATTGTATGGTGTATAAAATTGAATGATATCAATTATTTATTATTATATGTATTGAGGGAACCATATTGTTCGTAATGCCAGTTGATATTGATTATCACACGTCACCATTACAAATCTGGTTCATATTCATACTATACAACATAATCACTTCGAGTATGAAAGAATTCAATCTATATGGAATATTAAATGCATTGTTTTCAGTGGATTATCGTGTCTTGCTTATTGCATTGAACGCACTTGGATTATATCTCTTTCTCCGACACGCAAGAATCAATTTCACGATGCGAATTGCGATGAATCATGAGTAATCCATTTACTAAATATACTAGTATTTACTTATTGGTTATCGGTTTTCTTTTTGTTACCCTTTTTTTTTCCATCCGTATTTTCTTGTTTCTTCTTCTTCTTCTTCTTATCTCCTTCTGCTCCCTCTACAAAACCCTCCCTGTATTTATCACTCATAGATGGGTTCAAAATCAATGTAAGTGCACCAATAATGCAAATGACAAAGTAAGCGGTGATCAACCACGAGACCCAATGATACTTGTCACATGTCTTATTTGCTAACCAGACAAAGAAGATGGAAATGAGAAGGTTTGTTACAATAATCGCGAACTGAAAACCCACTAAATATATGTCAAGAACATTGATAATCACGACCAGTGTCAATATGAAAGATGCCAAAGGACATACTGCAATGTTAGGCAACATTTACAATACAATACAATACAATACAATAATTGTTTCTATGTTATTAGATTTATAATATATAATAACAAAAAATATAAGGATCAATGATAGTTGATATTATGTCGTTTTTTTAGTATCGTTATTTTTGGTAGGGATTGAATTCAGTGCTCTGTCCATTTCTTTCAATTCCTTATCGCGTTTTGTTGGGTTTATGATTGATGCGATTGTATCGATTATATTAAAAAATAGACCGATTATCACTAACCATGATACCCATTTATAATCATAACATGTTTTATTTGCTAACCATACTACAAAAATAGAGCTAACTACTATAAATATTAATATAAATACTAAAAGAGCGATATTGCTTCTATAATAATTGTACGCTGATAATAAATAAGTGTCTAAAATTACAGATAGAATCACTAAACTTAATGCCAGAGAAGCCATTGGACAGGCTGAAACATTAGATAACATGTTATCGGTTTATAATATTATTCTATAAAATAATATGATATGATATGATATGATATGATATGATATGATATGATACCATGCGATATTACCGTAAATACGCAGGTAAATAACCTTGGGTATTATTGTTGATGTTTTTAGTTTGATTTTGTTGATTCATTTGTTTATGAAAATGTTTCAATGTATTACGATGAAATTTTCTAAATTTAGATCGCGCCTTTTTCGTGATTCCTTTTAGTGTTTTATGATTATTTACGCGATGTTTCTCTGTTGATGTATGATGATGATGATGATGATCATGATATTTACGCTCTAACCCGAATTCCTCATGATTAATAACCCACTTCAACATCTCTTCATATGTACGTTCTTTCGAGTACTCTAAACCACGTGCCCCTTTTGAAACATACATAATCAATGGAACGCCGTGTACATCTTTAGGTATGTATTCTAGGTTTTTAATAACTGGGTCATTCTCTTCCAAATTTTCCGCGCGAATATTTGCGATTGTAAGAACACATCCTGGTTTTTTGCACTGATAATTTGTTTTCAATTCATGTGTTAGACGTTTCCAATCCGCCTTCATATTTCGGCAATGACCACACCAGTCAGCGTAGATTTTTACTAACAAGCCATGTGTATTTGGATGATCATGTGCTTTTTTCGCGATAGCATTGAATTTATCAATGTTTTTATTCTTTTTTACGTCGATAGTTTGTATCATTTATATATTTATATAACGATTGGATTATATAACCATTGGATAATTCTATTTGTTCTACGTATTGTAATATTATCCACATAATATATAGATACCCCAAAATGTCTGGAAAAAGTATTATGAAATATTTTGGAGAAAACGCAGAGAGTATTATGAAAGAACTTAATATCATAAAAAAACTGAATGAGTTCAAACTCTTTGCATTACCAGTTCTTGTTGTTGTTTTATTTTTTATTGGAGCTTATATTACTTCGAAAACGCCATCTAAAACGACTCTTCCTGAAGGGTTCATAAATGCAGAATCTGATGCACATCTTACCCAAAAATTACGAAATGGGTTTGGGACAACTACAACTACTGAAACTGAAGAAGGTTTTAAAAATAAACAGGGTGGGGCACCATCCAACACACCAAATGTTCCAGGGTCTGGTTCTAACGCGTCATCCATGATGAATTCAGGTAAAAAATTTGCGCCAAAATTTGAAACAGTCAACAAGAATCGATGCCCAAATATTTTAATTCAACATGGTAGCGAGATCTTTCTTTACAACTCAAAAGTAGAAAAGGTTCCTGGTGTTAACCCAATTCGATTCAAGAATTTAGAAGATTATACGGAGTTTATGGAATGGTTGCAAGGACGCGGTATTCGGTGCCCGGTTCTGTTTCTTCAGTTTTCATATGACACACAAGGCAAGGCTGTATATAAAATTAGACCATCTCCTATGGATTTACAGGGAGGATTATCGCCCAATGTTCCTTATTCTCCTGCTCCCGCATCGCTTGTTCAAATTATGGATGCTTCGCGTGATAACCCGCCGTTTAATAACAAAATGTACGATGGATATGATCCAATGAACTTTAATAATGGCGATTACACGACACAGGATGCCGCATTTACTGCAAAAGAACGTACCATGTTCTTTAGTGATAATCCGATGGATTCAAACTGGGGTGGTATTAACTATTCCAAATCAGTTGTCGGTTCAGGTGCGTATGCGGATCGCACACGCCCTACTAGTAGCTTTCCGCCATATATGCCTCCATCTAATAAAGTAACATCTACAAAGTTCACACCTAAAACGAATACAAATATGAATACGAATACGAAAACAACAACAAACACCTATATCATTTCTAAACCAATAACTTCTACGCCTTCTACAACCGGTTTTCGGGAACCTTTTATTTCCGATACGTCAACAAACACGGCTAATACGTGTTCATGCGAGAATTGCGTGGCTGCGGCTGCATCTGGTTATGTACCTGCGTATGTTCCTCCGATCAATCGTTTAACTGGTCCATCTGAGCCAACACCTACCTATACTGCAGTAGCCCCGTCAACGCCGACGCCTAGTTATAGTATCATTGAGGCCCCCCCTCCTCCAGATGGTTTCGTATACGGCGCGGACCCCAATGCGCCCGAATATAATATGTTATGTCCAGGACCAGATTGCCCATGTCCGGGTCCTGATTGCCCCACTGCGCCCGAAAATACTAATGTATGACCCGGTACAGTTTGATTGCCCGTATAAATAATTTTTATATATCAACAAGATCGTATATAAAAATGTATAAATCGATATTATATAGTTATATATTGTAATGGCCATAAACACTGCTCACGGAGAAAGACACCCAGAAGAAATCGAATGTTTTCGATCACCGAACGGGGGGTTTTCAAAAGAAAAACGATATGAATATACGTATGCAACACGGAAGTCATGGGAATATATTCCTGAGATAAGGCGCACGGATTGGCGGTATTTTACGAATAAGGCATTTGTATACGCTGGAAAATGGGTACGCAGCGAGCAGCGCGGGTTTGGTGATGGAGGAGACTATTGGGAGGTGTTTCAAAATGAAGATGGAACCGAAAAGACCGTATCATGGGACTATGCCGGTACAATGTGCTACCGCGAATGCCCTTATAATGACATTGACATAAGTACAAATGTTACAAAACTAATGGACGAAATGATTCAAAAAGTCGAAGTCGCTCAGGACTTGGATGAGTCTGAAAAGGAAAAGATACATAAAACACCGCGTGTAGTTCCGAATAAAGTTGTAGAAGAGAAACCATGGTCATTGGCCAAATATATATGTGGTGAACCGTCCAAATGTGCACCATTTGATCCGGCCGAAACGACGACGATGGAGTCGAAATATAGTGTTCATCCGAATATAGCGGAGTTTTGGTGCTTCCTTACATCGTTTTTCTATGGGAGTAGTCTGCTTCTTTATTTCGTAAAAGAAGAAGAATGGTTCGAAAAATGGCGGGATGCGGCTGGATGGCCGGATTTCATCCATTTCTCTATTGCGATTTCAGTGCTTGTGATGATTTGTTCTGCAACGTATCACTGCACCTTATTTGAAGTATCCGGGTGTATTGATTGTTTCTTAGCGTCGTTTATTGTCGCTTCGGTTACGATGTCGACGTTCGGTATTGATATGATTACACAGGTTGGGGTTTTGTTAGGGTTAGGGACACTGAATATGTTCATGTGGCGTCATAGCACACGACTTGCGCTTATTGTGGTCGGATTTGTATACCCGTTTGTTACCTTGTCATGTATGAAAATGAAAGGGTATTATGGTGGAGTTGTATTTTCATTGATATCGGTGGGGGTATTGTGTTTTTTACTGGATCGGATGGGGTATGCGCCTTTGCATTCAGTTTGGCATATACTAGGGGGTGCTGCGATTACGGGGGCACTGTATCATGTCATCGTGAAAGGGCCGATTTAAAACCTATTTCGTATCAATATACCTCGCACACTCCTCAAGCGTAAGCTTAAACTTATTCATCGTGTTCAACTCGTTCATATGACGAATGATGTCCTCCATTTTCCCTTCGCCGTGCACTTCTCGAGAGACGTTCTTGAGAGAATTGACGATTTTGGCATTGACCCATTCATCCATGTTCTCGATGATTTTGTTGTAATGAGTGTAATGCGAGTCCATATTCAGGGATTTCTGGGTCTTTGATGCGAGTTCTTCTTGGCGCTTGGCGATGGTGATGATGTCGCCGTCATTCTCGTCTTCGAGGGGATCGGATGTTTTTGATTTCCGGTTGGTAAGACCTTCAATCATACCGATATGGTTGCGGAAAATATACTGGATCGTTACGAGAGCGAGGATGAGGAATATGCCTAAAACTACATATTTGGCGAGGCCGTCAGTGTTGTCTTCGGTGATGGAAGGGATGAGGGTGTTCATTGTGGGATGGAATTAAATTAAATGATGTAATACTGCATTAGTATTAGATTATTTTATTATGGATTGTTAGTTATTATCTTTTTCGTATAGTGTGTGTATGTCTCGAATATATACTATGTGGACGTTTAATTGTTATTTTTCTATTGACACTCGTAGGATTTATTTGGTTGCGTTTTGTTTTTACTATATTTAATTTATTGATTTGTTTTTTACGATGAGTTATATTGTTGGTATTATTATAACGCCAGCTCTTACTACTACCACCCTTTTTTAAATGTTCTTGGATTTTTGAATTAATTATTTCTTTTAACCTCGTATCTTTTTTCTCATTTTCATCCTCATTATACATATTGTATTCTTGATTCAGTATGCTCAACGTTTGCAAATCTAATATATCTTTTATCTCATGTTCAACAAATAAGTCACTAACATTTCTACCATCTATGTAATATCTGTATAACAATATTATAATTCCCTTCGAATCTATATTTACTGCGCCACTAACAGGGTTTACAGTTGCTGCGCTACTACCACTCTTAAAACTAGATTCATCTTCTTCTGGTCTGTTACGTAAGTTTACCTGTATACGAGGAGGTATGCTGAAAAATAAGTTTAAACATTCAAATACTTCATTCCAATACAATAAATCACACATAACCGCGATATCTATAATTGATACATCATTCAAATCGAGATCTTTACGACAAAAAAACATCATAAACTTTTCAATATTATTCAAGGTGTTTCCTATATTGTCCTCTTCTGAGGCGGCTGTTCGACCATTAGCAGCCGTATCATCTTGAAATATATTAATACTAGTTTTAAATGTTAAAATAGGATCGTATCTGACACTATTACATGAACTTATAAATTTTTGAACCAGCGTATATAGCCATGTTGCGGGTAATTCAGGATACAACGTAAATTCTTTTTTGAGAGAGTCTATTAATTCATGAGATGATGGTATTCCTGACCCGGATAAGCTTTGCAGTTGTTCTTGATCATCAAATGCATCATATGCTATAAATTTAAGAATATCAACAAAACTGTCAAACTGTCTCGGAGCGCATTTTAAAATAAAACTTACAGTATAAAGTATATTTATCATACTTGCATATGTATATTCAATGTTAGCAAACAAAATTGATAGTTTGTACTTAACGAACTCACTAATATAATGCGATGCAATTGATAGAAAAATAGATAATTTCATTTGACACGTCATTTTTGTTTGTGATGATACAGTACGTAATGGATTTTTTGTTAGGATACCTGAGATAATTAATATGATACAATCATCATTAAATGGTGATTCATAGTTTGGTAGTCCCAATCCTCCCGCTTCTGCAACTCCTGTTGCTACTCCTGTTGCTACTCCTGGCTGTGAAGGTGAACTATTCACTGATATTGATGGTGATTTTATTATAGGTAATAGTTTTGATGCAGCCGCTCCTACTCCTGATCCGTTTGCTTTTTTTTGTTTCGGTGAATCTACATGATCAACTGACGCTGACGCTGATGTGTCTGATAATTGTGAGAATTGTGTGGCATTCCCTAAGGAAGCATTCGATGATACACTGCTGGCTTGTGACCTACTCGATAAACTATTATGTACAACATCAATTTCTCTATCATTTGAAGTGTTTTCAATATATGAACGAATTTCAACCACTTTTTTTGTCATTATACTATGAAATGATAAGTATTTTGAAATTTCAGAAAACACACAAGTTTTCCTTCCGGGCATAACACAGTCATCAAGTAATTTTATATCAAACTCTGGTTCAAACTCAAGTTGGTCATATAGACCTATAAGCATTGATAGTAAAATTTTATAATCATCTAATCTCTTTTCAATCAATTGGCAGTTTTCTGTCATCATATCAAAATTATCTTGTTTAACTTTCGATTTTTGATTGGGCGGGAGGTCATCAAATTTATTATAACTAAAATGATTTGATAAAATTCGGTCCATTAATTCGGATATTTCAATTTGTAAATGACCAAAAACAATATCGCATACAGTTAAACTGCTGAAATCTACCGTTTGTGTATCTGACCCATCTCGATCGTGACCACCACCATCATCATCAGCGCGGCTAGGCCAGGAATTGAATGGATTACTCTCTTTAGCGGAAATACGACCACCATCATCATCACCAC